TTATTTTTGATCTGATTTTTCTTCACTTTTTGTTTTTAATACACTGATTGCTCTTTTGAATTGTTCTGGCATGGGAAGACCTAGCCTGCCATAGTTTTCTGCTAAACTGATAAGCTCATTTGAAATATAGAAATATGTCGCGCCCACAGCTAAACTCAATGTTCCACTAAGACCAAGAAGTGAATCGATTCTATACAATACTGCAATTACAGTAAACATGAGAACTTTTTTAAATATGCCCATAAATCCCTTGTTGGAATTTAATCCCTTAGACTTATCAGATGGACTCTTAAACCCTTCACGGAGGGAGGCTCCAACTCCTGTGAACCAGTCAAGTACAACTAAGATTGCCAATAGGGAAAGGGCTTCATTCCAACCACCAAAAGCGTATGTAACAACTACACCAAATGATGCAATCAATCCATTTAAAATTTTGTCATACACCGAAGCTTCCTCCAAAATCAAATTAAAAAAGGACTCTCCACAAATGAAGAGCCCTTTAAAGTAAAAACCTATTTTTCTATAATTTTGTGAGTTTAAAACCCTTATAAATAAAGGAGTTTTTAACTCGTTATTCTTAATGAAATGTCCATTTTATTTTTCCCCCAGGCAACATGCATAAAAACTACGCCTTGCGGCGCTACGCGGATTACAATATATCATTGTACCCTTTTTCATTATCGGGGTCGCTATCCCTAATTGCCTGTTTTACATCCACCCTGTTTATTAATGCAATTTGAATCACGTCTCCGAATAACTGCAAAAAAGCTGTGACTGGAGTATAAATACCGTAGTAATTAATTCCGTCATTCCAGGCTATAGATTCTCCTATAATTGGCATCTCACCAACTAAATAATTTCCTCTTAACCACTGTTCAGCTTCTGACATTATAAAAACACCTCTCTTTGGTTACTCATAAGCAAAATACGAAACATTATCAGCCACTTTATCATTTCTGTTGTTTGACAAAAAGAGACTTGAGTTATTGAAACCTACGCCTACATATCCATAATCAGTAATCGCCCCTGAAGGAAAGGTAGTGCCATTTGGGAAAGTCATTTTATAACCGTTGTTGCTTCCTAATCCACTCATATCAAAAGTTACCATTCCCTGTTTTGGTGTAAATAACAGGGGAATAGACCTTGTCCCTAAAGCCGGAATACTTGAAGTAGTGCCTGAAGCGAATTGTTTGCCAGCTGCGACTGCAAAGGCATTGTAGATACCAGATGGAAAGTTTTGTACGCTACCAGATGGGACTATGTTAGTTGTAGATCGTTCTGGTAACGTCCCAATTATTAACCCCGTGTCTGTGCCAATCGTCTTTCCTGCCCTTACATCACCGGCTACTGCTGTTCCATACTCACCCCCTTCACCCTGTAAGATAAAAGCCGTTCCGTCCCAGAAAATTGAGTAGACGCTGGCATAGAGTTTAGCATAATTACCATTAGGCTTTTTTATTCCATATGCCGTACCACCATTAATTTTAAGAGTTGGTGTCGTCGAACTTGCAGCATTAAATTTAATAGTGAATTTTTGGTTAGAATTTATTGCTTCATTTGTTGAAATGCTGTAAACATCCCCGACATTTGTAGTCGTTCCTAGATGTGGAACATGTTTTGAATTATCCGCCACATGTGTGTCTACTTTGTCATTGACTGACTTAAGGGCATTGGCCGTCGGAGCTTGAGTAATTGATGTGCTGGTTGTAGTATTGTTAAGTTGGACTACGCCTTTTTGTGTCGTACTGGCGTCCGGGATTGATATATTATTTACTTTACTATTGACTTCGTTGACCGCATTTACGAGAGATGTCTTATTAATTGTTGCCAAATCACCCATTACGCCGATATCGTTACGAATTTGTCCTGCGGTAGTCCCATCCATATAATCAATAATATTTTGCTTCTTTTGTTCGATTGCTATTAACGCTGAATCTTTGCTATTATCTATCTCTTTTTGCTTGTCTGTTATATATCCCTCTACATTGTCTCTGATGAACACTTCCATATTAACTAGTGCATCTTGAAATTTATTCCATTCATCTGCAGCCATCAGCTTCGAGCGTAATTGAGTAGTTAAATTTCCTAATTCGGTTTCTTCAGAAGGCGTTCTATTCGATTTAAGCTTCAACTCTTGAAATCGCTGTATTGCTGGGACGTCTGATGCTAATATTTCGGTTTTGAACTGAAAGGAATCAATTTGTCCTGGGAAGCTTGAAAAACTTGCCATTAAACAACCTCCTTAATATTCATATTAACTAGATCTATTTCCTTATTTGTCTCCAAATAAAAAAACTCCTGAAAGTTTTCGGGAGTAAAGTTTTTCTTTCCATATATTGAGTGAAATTTATTGTGTATTTCTTTGTTTAATGGAACGCCTAAACCATAATTAAAATTTATTTCAGCACATACCTTTTTTAGATTTTCTAATTCATACTCACTGTAAAGACTAATGTCATTACATATATTTAGTTTAAGACGACTAACTGTTTCGTTTATGATAGAAGCAAAAGGGTAAAGATGATGAACAATCAGATCTTTTGAGGTATTGCTTATTATACATTTATATTTAAATGAAAATAGACTTTTATTTTTCCAATCATCTAATATTGATGCGCGTAAATAATGATTTAAGTTTGTAGTTCCTGTCCAATTCGGATGATTAGTACCAGACATTAAAGATAAAGTTTCCTTTCTTTTGCATCCACATGATGTCGTATGTCCAGATGATATATCGTAAGCAGCCACTTCAATTATGTTTCCACAGGAACATAAACATTTCCAAAGAACACCATTTGAACTTCTATTTTTAGTTTTTTCAATTACTGATAATCGCCCAAATATTTTACCATTTAAATCTAAAGATCTTCTTTCCGATGTTATTTCTCGCTTTAAGCAACCACAGGAATTTGTTAGACCACTAATTAGACTTGTTGATGCAATTTCTTTTATTTTCCCACAATCACAAATGCACTTCCAATGAGCGCCTTTTTTCTTTTTAACTTCAGATAGTTCTATCGCCACTAATCTACCAAATCTCTGATTTTTAATATCTCTAATTATCCCAATTAAACCACCTCTGCGAAAATATTCATGTCACTAAAAATTTGTTGAATGCATACAAAAAAACTAGTCCCAGTAACTATTAGACTAGTGTTGTGTGAACGGTATCCAAATGCATCTTTAAAAACGTGAAATTTATTATCTTGACTCCAATACTGCAACGATATCGTCCCATTGATACCTTTTATAACGAAAAGATCTGTGTCCGGTTTTATATTAGTCATCCAAATTTTAATTGTGAAATCACCGCTTAAACTAAATCCCTCAGAAAAACTAAAAGTATCATCAGTTAGATCAATGAATTCGCCACTAAGATATATTGGACTCTTTGTAGTAGAGCCTATAATTTGTACAGTATTCCAGGAAATCTTCATTCCCGAATTATCAACATTTTCAGCAGTTAAATTAACCTTGATGTCTGGCTGCTGATACTGTACTTTAAATTGTATTAGCCCAGTAGTATTTGTTAATCCTTTTGCGCTGGTTGCCTGTGTTTCTATGTAATATGTGTTTCCACTCTGTAAATTCTCAATTAATAAACTAATATCTGGATTAGTACTAATTGGTGACTGATAAATCTTATTCTTGTTAATGTCATATAGATACATTACCCATGATCTAATTGCAATACTTTCTAGCTGAGTATATGTTGCCGTAAAAGAGTAGGAGGGCGAACCTACAGTATCAATACTATTCATTGTTACCACTGGTTTACTTGAAGTCTGAAATATATCAAAATCCGATGTAATTGAAGAGTTAGATTGATTCCATATAATAATCTGTATTTTGAACTCAAGACCATTGGAAATTGAGTTCTTAGGTACAACGTGGTTTTGAGCATAAGAAGTTATCTTGTTACTATCGTACACGAGTGCATTATCTGCATTTTTGTAGATCTTTACTTGGTAGGCTACGCTTAGATCGCCCGAAACTTGCCATGAAACTAAAATAGGATCAGCACTGTCAAGTGTCTGACCTCTGATATTAATATTAAATGGTTTTTGTAATGCCATTTATTCACATCCTTAAATTCCACGTTTACATAAAGCAAACTTATCCTTCGAATCACCGTTAACGAAAATTACATAAATATGATCGCCAGGTTTAAAGGCGACATCAGGATTGCAGGGTATTGTTTGTGATGATGTCGAGCCATCGATAAACACATTGATCTTTTTAGTACTAACTATTGAATCAACAGTCCCCAAGTGCCATTCTCCGCTTAATAAGCCTAAGTTTCTTATTTCAGTTCTGACTATTTCAGATATTAATTTATATACATATTCTTTTCCATTTGATTCGTTCATTTAAGCCTCCATTGGAATGAAGTCCCAGTTATCAATAACTTTTCTATATTTAATGCATTCGCAACTCATCAAATCAGGTTTAAGAGGAAGCGAAAAACTTTCTAATAAATACTTTCCTGAAACATTGTTCTCTGGATCATCGATTTCAATGACATCATAAACGTCATGGAGATAGTTAGGACTAATGGATAGGGATAGTTTCTCTGCGTAACCTAATCTCGCTCGCAATTCAAACTTAGCCCTCCAGAAACACTCATCTTTGGTTGTTAGAAGACCATCAGGATTACCATCATTATGAAGGTAAAGGATGTCGCCCAGTCTTTCTATGCTATAAGGACTATCTTTCCAGATGGTTTTCGTCTCAGTGACAACTAATTCATAACTACAAGTGGCGGTTTGAGAAGAGCCTCCACAAACATAGATATGATTGGCTAATTGGGACTCATCCATTTTTCTAACATTTCCAGCGTAGAAACGTTCGTTTGGATCATTATACTTATATGACCACGTTACTGGCTGGGAGTCAAAATCATTAAGATCAATTTTCTTTAATCTTAAAAATCCAAAGACATCGTAATATACTTGGCATTTTGCCAATAATGCTAAGTCTGATATTGCTTGATACAGGTTGTCATTCGGTTGATAAGTTAATGTATAGGGAACGGTTTCCGTTACCGTATCAAAGTTAAATTGAGTCTCACCCGTCTTGGCTGCAAGAGTTTTAATTGCTGTACCAATATTTACTCCAACTTCAACGGTGGTTTCAAACTTAAATTTTCCTCGCTTATCTGTGTAAAGAAACATCTTATCTTGACCCGAGACAACTGTCTTCTTACCGTCTTGTGTGTGGCTATCTTGTGGTTCAGACAGTATAAATACACCTTGTGGTATATATTCAATATTTCCGTTTCTTAATTTCAGACCTGTATAGGTCTTAACACGTTTATCAATCCAAAGAAGCTTATCTTCGCCCCAAGTGAACTCATTGTTCTTATTTAATAGAGTAAAGGAAAAATTCCTACGAATTGGGCGAGAAGAATCCACAGAAATTGAACCAATATCATCATTTGTAATCTGCTTTGTAAATTCATTTATGTAATTCATCTTTGAGTCATAGAACTCGAACTTTAAAAACGCTTGTTTAATAGGAGACTTCATTGCTGTGAGAAAATCTTGTGAGCAAGGGATCATTAAATAACCCCTTTCACATAATCTTCGTAGTTGCCAATCTCCATGAAATCAAAAATTATTGTTTTATAATCATAATCACCCCATGTATTTTGAGGAGAAGTGGCTCTAGGGTTACTAATGTCGCATACAAAAACTCTTCCATCATCAGATTTAACTAAGAAGGGTTTATGATTATAAATAAAATTGTTTAAAACCTCTTCATAATCAAGCCCTGATCGACTGAAATCTTCTGGAATTAAAACGGTAGAGAGTGAGAAAGATTCGTAATTTTTTTCTGAATAGAATACAGAAGGATACTTACTCAATGTCTCGATGACAGTTCTACCTTGATTCAATTGAGTTTCAACTTCACCAATTTTATCAATAGCTTGATCAAATCCGAGCACATTGTTTGTGTCTTTATCTACAACCCACCAACCAACAAAATCTGATTTCGCCTGAACTTCAACTGCTTTTCCGTCTAACATATTTTCAGCAAGTGGAACAATGCTATAAATTAAGTCTGTATTGGGTTGCGTATAGTCCGTATATTCAATCTTTACGTTGTTTTGAAAGGGGACAGTAGCAAGCGTGTATGAATTCAATTCATTTGCTTTTCTACGCTTAATCATAAAGGATACAATTTTCAATCCATTATTATTGATATTCCCTCCTTCAAGGTCGCCCATGAATTTGAATATCGCACGAGTATCAATTTGCCAATCTTCTTTTTCTTTTGTAGTGGACACAGTTGAGTCTGTGGCTTCACGTATCTCTAATTCATCATATACACCATTCTTTAATTCTCCATAAAAGATGTCTTTTACTGCACTTCCAGGACTTCTGAAAAAGTGTGTCCCATAAAAGTCATATCCCATTATTGCCATTTAATCACCGCCAATTTAAAAAGAGTAAGGAGGGGAGAGTGCCCCACCTTACTTTCTATTTGAAGCAATATGTGTTTCTAAACCTTTGAAAAATTCCATTGGGTTATTTGCTTTTACCGTAATATCGCCAGAGAATGTATAACTTGTTCCTGAGTTCGTTGCAACGGTTGGAGTATTTAAGCGAATATTCGACATTGTGTTTTTAATTCCGCTTGTAAGTGATTCGATAATTGCTCTAGGTTGAGTAATAATATCCTTTAGTTTCTTTTTATGTTCTTCTGTTAATACTAACTCTCCTAGTTTAAGGATGGCAGGAACTTCACCCTTAGCCAGAGGTTCTTTCCCGACTTCTCCTCCAGTATGGTACTTCCTTGTTTTAAACGATGCATTATACTCAATTGCTGCTAACGTCTCATCTGAGATTTTATTTCCGTCGATACTTACTAAGTTATTGATGTAATCTGCAGCAGCTTTTCCTGCAGATGTCGAGGTGTCGATCTTAGAAATAGCATCAGATTTTGCAGACGAGAGTGACCCAGAAGAACTTTTGGAACTTGAACTACCTCCAGACCTTGATCCTCCACCACCAGACGAACCAATGGAACCCATAGAAGCAGCCAAAGAAGCCATCTGAGCATATAATGCTTGCAGTTGTGATAACTTAGATGATACCTCACTAATATAAATGTCCCATTTTTGAAGCGATGAAGCTTGCCAGCCATCAACCACCAATTGCAAGAGTTTAGATCCTTCGTCAGCAGAAATAGAACCATCCTCTAATCCCTTTTGAAGCGCTTCTTGAAATTGAGTTAATTTAGCTTGTGTATCAGTAACTGATTGTTGATAAAGCGATGAGAGACTGGATTGATACAACTTCATTGCCTCAAGATTTTGCTGATGGATTTCTTTTGTCCTATCTAACTTGTCTTGAAGAATTTGTATTGTATCATTTTTCTCTTTCTGCAAACGGTCGATTTCATCCTGAATTGCTTGCTTAACATCATCTCGCTCATATTGTTTAACAAGATCGTCTTTTTGTTTCTCTAATTCATCAACACGGGCTTTATCATAAGTTAAAATCTCTTCGCCAGCTTGGTTGATATATGAAAAACGTTTATCTTTTTTAACTTTATTGATCTCATCGTTAAGTTCTTGAAGCTTCTTGATTCTGTCTTCCTTGTTGTACTGTTCATCAAGATTTTTCAATATCTCTTGTTGCTTTTCAATTTGGCTGTCATAATACTTCCCAGTATTGTTAATATAATCTGAAATTGCATCTTCTTCTTTTTGATATTGCAGTTCAGTATCTCGAATTGCATCGTTCATATCATTAATCTTGTTTTTTAAATCAGCGACAAGATTAATTTGTGACTTAATCTGATTGCTCAAGTCAGACATATTGCTAAAGTTTACATCGCTTAAATCTATTGTATAGTTAAGTGCAGTTTTTACTTCATTGGCAATATCTCTAACTTTAGATGCATAGTCCTGAAGATTGGAACGAGTTTGAGAGGTAGTATCTACAAAGTTAACACCGCCACTAAATACTCCATCAACTTTATCTAGGGAAACTAAAATTGAATCAACGGAGTCATCAAACTCACCAGCATCGAATATTTCTCCAAGATCGAGAGAAGACTTCATTCGGTCAAATACGGTCGTAAGCTTATCACTTGCCATTTCATAAAGTGACTTTGTGACATCTTTTATGGACTTGTCGTAATTGACCATATCAATAGTTAGTTGTTGTATTCTTTCACTCTTAGTTTTATACTGGTCACTTTCTTTGGGAAGTGTGGAGAGTTGTTGTAATGCTAATGTGAGCTCCTCATTCGCTAATTCTTTCTGTTTACTGATAAGAGGAATTTGTTTCATTAGTTCATCACTATACTCTGAAGAAGATTCACTCATGAGTGAGAGTTTAGCTGATGAAATTTCAAGTTGGTCTCCAACACTATTAATTTTACTTACATATTCGTCAAGTTGGCTTTCTCCAATAGCAAATATCTTTTCCTGTTTTTGCTGTTCAATTTCGATCCATTTGCGACTATTGTCAGCAATTTGTTTATCAAATTCTCCAGAAGTTATTTTCTTATCATTAACAAGTTTTTTTATGTTGTCGTTGCTTGCATGCAACTCTTTTTGCTGATCTTCTAGTGCTTTGATTTGAGTTTGCTCTTCATTGCGCCATTGTTGAGATATTTGAGAATATTTAGATTGTTTTGTTTGAGAGTTAGCAATTAGCGTATCTAGGTTTTCGAGCTTGCCCTGAGACTCTTTTACAAAATCATTGATGTAGGCAATACGATTCTGATATTGCTTTAATTCATTATCAGATAACTGTTGTTCAGCGTCTGCCTTCGCATTAATTTTCTCACTTTGTGAAGGATTCTTGGTTGATGTCTTCGTGCCGCTTGAACTCGAAGAGGCGGAAGATACACTACTTGAGCCACCACCACTAACAACTCTTCTTGCTCCATCGTATTTATAAGTTTCCGTCCATGTTTTACTGTTTAGATTTTGTTCACTCAAACCATGGTTGCCCATTTGGAGGAACTTGCCGTTTCCAGTATAAACACCAACATGCGAAGCCGTCTTTCCAGTGGTATTAAAGAATACGAGGTCACCAGGCTGCAAATCCGCCTTATCGACTTTAGTACCTGTTTTAAATTGCGCAGCCGCTGTACGGGGGAGATTTACATCTGCAAACTGCTTAAACATCTCCTGAACAAACTGAGAACAGTCAGAAAGTGCTCTGTTTACAAACTGGTCATATGTTCCCTTGAATTCGCCGGTAATTTGTTTATAAGTAAGTTTTCCTTGAAGTCCTCTGCCATTAGCTATCAGATTATCGATGCTTGATGAAGGAGCAGAAGAATTAGAGGGAGCGCTATTGGAAGTACCAGACGGAACTTTAGTTGAAGTTGTAACCTTTTGCGATACGAGTTTTGAAGGATCGGCAATTCCTTCTTTTAAAAGCTCTGCTTGTTGTTGCAACAGTTTATTTTCTTGCTCAATTGAGTTTCGATATTCCTTCGAACCTTGTTTTAATCTGGATCGTTTATTATCTAGGTCGCTCAATTCTTTTTTAACTGCAGCCAATCTCTTTTGAGTTTCGGTTAGAAGTTCATTAGTTTCGCTGATTGTATCGTTTGATTGCTTTTGTTGCTTATCGGCTTGAGCTGAGGTAGCGGAAAGATCGCTCCTAGCACCTTTAAGAATGTTTAATTGAGTCTCAAGACCATTTAAATTGTCGATCTCAGCTTGAAGAGACAAACTTGTTGTATCTCCAATGCGTCTAATGCCAGCGATTTGCCTTTCTGCTTCGCGGTCAGAAATTTGTCCACTAGCAACCATTTCATTAAGTTCATCAATACGCTGATTAACTCTTTCTTCGCTTACCTTTTTAAGTGCATTATATTCTTCTTCGAGGGCAGCAATTCTAATTTTCGAGTTACTGATTGCGGACTCCGTTTTCTTGATTTCGCTATCAAAGAATTCAAATTTTTCTTCTTTTTTTGCTTTAAGGAACTCAAGAACTTTATCTTTACTTAGCCCAGTAACTTTAACAAAATCACCATACATTTTATTCAGTTTTGAAACTGTGCTAGTTGATAACGTATTATTCTTAGATAGTTCTCCCTGAGCATCGGTCAATAGTTCAATTTCTGACTTAGAACTAGTAATGCTCTCGGCAAGTTTATCGAAATCAGTCGAAGAACCTTGAACAAGATTTGAAATGCTGTTATTAGCGGAGTTTGCTTTCTCGGCAATATTATTCAGGCTATTGATAATCTCTGAATTACCCTGAATAGAAGGAATCTGTTTAAGCTCATCAACGACTGCCTGAATATTGCTTCCATCGAAATTACGAACGACATTTTGAATCTCGACCATACTTTCTTGGAAGTCTTTCGTTGGTTGGGATGAGAAGACACCAGTTAAATTATCAAACAGTTTTGTTTGCTCGTCAGTGTAATTTTTAACTGCAGCAGATTGCGTCTTGAAAGTATTGATTACTTTTTGATTGCGAAGACTCTCACCATCATTAATTTTGTCCATTAAAGGCTGGATTTCGCTAATCTTACTTTCAACCTGTTCCAGAGCCTTTAACCATTCTTCATTTGTTTTGGGTAATGTGCCCATGCTACTGAAGAAATCTTTATAATCATCTACATTAAGCTTATTGTGGTTGTAAATTTTGTCCTGCAAATCAAGCAAGGTCTTATAATATTCAACCAGACTCATATCCTTAGCTTTAAATGCAGGATTGTCAATAATTTTATATCCGCCTTCAGCAGAACGATTACTTAGTTTTCCACTCAATACAGGCGATGCAAACTTTTTATCATTGAGCGCGTTGACGATAATGTCATTGGACTTAATTTGTTCATCTAATTTCTTGCCACTTAGACCTTCAATTAACTTTGCTTGTTCTTCATATTTACCATTAACTAAATCGATTCCTTTGGCCTCTTCACCAAAACTATCAATCAATTGGCTCTGTAATTCAAACATCTTATCCTTGACGTTCGCGTCCGTTTCAATTGCATTGTGGTTTTCTTTATAATACGAAGATACTTCATCTAACGTGCTAGAAAGTTTTGAGTACTTATTGTCGGTATCATCAATCAATTGCTTAGTTTTTTCCAATGAACCGTTCCAATTAGATGAAACAGTATATAATACTGAAATCCCCGTAGCAATAAGTCCAAATAAACCCAATGCTCTCTGTAACCCGGTCATCGCAACAGCTGTAGTTTCAGCTGCGGTTGTAGTTGCTTGAAGGGCGGTTCTTGTTGTAAATAATGCAGCAACTGCGGAGGAGAGTGAGGTTATGGTGGATGCTACCGCTTTTGATTTAAATGTTAAGAAAATTCCAGTAGCTAATATGAGAACATTTCCAATATCACCAAAAACTCCTACTAGCTTTGTTCCTAGATCAATAAGCGATTTTAACCAAGCCGAATCGATACTATTACTCCAAAATTCAGATACAGTGTTCTTAAACACAGCAACATGGCCCTGCATGGATTCCATGTATTTTTCATTTTCTCTAGCAGCAGATCCAAATGAATTTAATCCGGCCTGTAAAGCTCCTTCAGCATCCTGCCAGTTGTTCAACATACTTGCAACAACGTTACCTTGTAGTTTGCCAGCTACTAATTCCAGGATATCGGCACGGTTGAAATCAGAGAGGGTACCCCATACTTTAGCCAAGTCACTGAAGATATCATATGTACTCTTAAACGTATTATCATTTTTCTTTAGTGTAAGACCAATGGAATTAAATTTCTTTTCCATTGACGGTAACAATGCAGTTAGATCTTCGCCATCTTCTGAGACACCACGAATACGCATAGAGACGGTTTTGAGGGCATTTCCGACTTTGGCGGGGTCCTGTACTGTCGAATTGGCAGCGGTAATCATGGCTACTGACTCTTCAATAGTGTTACCAGCCTCAGATAAAGAGGAGGCCGAACGCTTCATTGCTTCACCAATACCGGCAGAACTGATTGCGAATTTATTACCAACTTCATTGTAGACATCGACAACGTGTGAGATGTTCTTTCCTTGATTATCAACCTCGACACCAAAACCCTTGATGGTTGCAATGAGTGCCTCAGATGCGTCCTCAGCAGTTTTAATATCGCCAACATTTTGGTATACGGTTGTCTGCTTGGCTAACTGCTGAGATTGTTGAATAGTATAGCCCAATCTTGCCCACATAGTCGTAGACTTAATAACATCAAGTGTTAATGCACCGATTTCATTTGCCGTGTTAGATGCTGAGTCGATAAAACTTTTATAAGTTGAATCTGTCTCGTCAGTTACCTTTTTCAGGTCGGTCATTGCAGTATCTAAATCATAAACATACTGAATACCATTTTGAAGTGCGTGAAGCGGAGCATATATAGCCGTAGCAGCTACCATCCAGATCGGGAATTTCTGCATTGCAGTCGACAGTGCTTCGCCGAATCCGATTGTATGTGAAGTAGCAGTCTTTGCGTTTGCAGTTACTTGTTTTAATTGAGTATTTAAATCGGTAAATTTTGATTTATAGTCACCGATATTGCTAATACCTTTTAATTGCGACTCAATATCTCCGAGTCCTGAACGCACTCCAGGGTCGGAACCGAATCTGCGCTTAATATCGGCAATTTTCGCTTCAGTATCAGCAACTGATTTTAGGTAATCTTGTTCACGCTTAGCATTTTGCTGGAGGGCTAAATAATGCGTCTTTTCAAGTTGTTCAGCATCTTTTAGAATCTTTTGCTCTTCTTCAAAACGAGCCTTTAGATTAGCAACAAATTCTTTATTGCGCTGTTCTTCTTCCTTAAGGTTTTTATCTGCAATTGCTTTGCGAATATTGTAATTTTCTTTAGCAACCTGTTCGCGCTGCTTATTTATTTCTTGTTCCTGTTTTAGTGCGTCTTGTTGTTGCTTAAGGTAGTTGGTAACTTCGTCATAGTTCTTTACATTACCAGACTGGTCAGATCTAACATTAATTGATTGACCAAGTTGGTTTTGATATGTATTTGAATAACTTGTTACTTCGCCAAATTTATTTTTGTTGGCTTTTGTCTTTGCTAAAGAGTAACCCTCAAGCTCTTTCTCGAGCTGTTTAATAGTTCTAATTTGAGATTGATACTCAGATGATTCGGATTGTAAAGCTTTCTTGTTTGCATCGTGTATCGTTTTAGTTTTGCTTATTACTTCGCCATTCTTAAGAATCTGTTGAGTTACCTTTTCTATAGAACCATCAAGGTGTTTGTATTCAGTAACTGTTTCCTGGACAACTTTATTCTGCGATTGAAGGGATACATTCAGTTTTTTAGTGGCATCAATAAAATTGTTGATTGACTTGACAAAACTTTGATCGACATCAATCTTCAAACTTAACTTCTGGAGAGAGGGAGATTTAGCAAGGGCTCTAATACCTTGATTTATATCCTTCAGTGCTTTACCTGTGTTTAACTCTGCTGAGATAAGAATAGACAAATCGGACATTACGTATATCACTTCCTTTTTATAATAAAAAAAGAAGCGATATAAGATCGCTTCTTAAGTTGAGAATATGAAGATTTTTAAAAACACTAAGCAATACTGTAGAGATCTTTCTTAACCTCTATAGTATTGCTTAGTGTTTTTCATAAAAAAACCACTCAATATTGAGTGGAAAGTAGAGCATATGGCTATTGAAAATACTGTTTAATGTTTTTATCTAATATATTCTTTATTGACTGAATATCTTCTGCGGATATTCCCGTGCTTGAATCAACGGCGTAATCGTCATTTTCATTTTTAGTTAAAGTAGGAGAGCTAATTTTAATTGAATCCAAAATTGTTAAATAAGGTTCAGTTAAATCTAACATGAGTTTTGCCTTTTCTAGCTCGTTTTTGTTATTCGCGTCTTCAATGTCTGCTGTGAGAAATTCAATATATTGGGGAATTGGATTTTCTAATTTAATTTCTCCGGTTTTCTTATCACGATTGTTAAAGGCATCGGATAAACTTACATATAGATCTTTAATCATATCGACGGTGGAATCATCATCGATGGTTTTTGCGAATTCCGGTTTTAATTTTAAAGAAGATGAGAAAGATACTTCTTTTGCTTTTTCTTTCGCACAGGCTGACAATATGACCGCAAAGCTCAGAACAAATAACAACAAAAATAATTTAGATTTCACAGAGTTCAACCTTTCATCTGTATGATAAGAACAGTTTATCATAATTAGTGGGGAAATATGCCATCTAATTAATACGGATGAAAGGTGAATGAGTCTCAGTTTATTTTTGATATTATTTATGCAAACTCATGTCTATATATAGTGTTTGAAAATTATATAAATACTATATATAGACAAGAATTCTTGATAAAATGATAGTTTTATCATGTTGTAAGTTTATTGCTTAGATAATTAATTTCCCGTATTTTGATAAACATCCATGTTACTATGATCCAGTAAATAAAACCCGTTGGTGGTAAATTTAATAATTGGTCGATTGCCATCTGCCCCCACATCCCAATAAGTGCAGATATGATAGATACTAGTTGGATAATATCTCTTTTCTTTTTCATTACCAATGTCTTTTCTTTTCTAATTTTCAACAAGGACATTACACCATAAACCACTGGAAAAAAATAAATGGCTAAGCCGATTAATCCTGAATAAAGAATCAAGTTCAATAAGCTGCTTTCCACATTTGTAAATACACCCACTGCTTGTGGGCTCGGGTTATATCCAATCCCCTTACCCATTGAGAGAAATAGTACTTTGTCCATTGGAGATAGATGAGCGAGGTGTGAAAAGAAATCTTGATACTGGAACGTTCTGCCTGCGCCTGTGGGGTCGTTAGCAAATATTCTTTCCTGTAGACCAAAGGCGAAAACCGAAACCACGATGGCTGCTAAAACACCAATAAAATACTTTAGCATCGGTAAGTACAGAAGTGACAAGGCCATTAATCCCAATGCTACTCCAAGCAAGGCACTACGTGAAAGTGACATCATTACGCAAAATAAGGATGAAAGCAGAATCAAAGCGTAAATAATTCTTTGCTTTCGACTGGTGAATGCGTTCGACAGAAACCATCCAGTCAATATGAGAACTCCAACAATCATTACGCAGCCGAATAAATTTCCGTTCTGAAAGGTTCCTACTAGTTTTAAGCCAACTGCAGTAACATTCATTTTCATCTCAAAAAGCTGGTTACCGAACTCTTGATAATCTGAATAATTTACAGTCAGTCCTGGAATTAGAATTGCATAATGACCAAACAAATACTGAGCCACACCATAGATTGCTGTAAGTGAAAATGTAATGAAAAATGTTTTAGAGAGTTTTTCTGGTTTGTCATAATATACGAAATATAGGAACATCGTAGTTAAAATCGGCAAATAAACAGGAATAAATCGAGTCAATGATCCTATCAAACCGTTTTGAGTAAATGAATAGAACATCATCAACGATAGGGCTATACCTGAAAAGAACATGTATTTTTGTACCAAAGAAGTGGTAATGGTATAACTCATTTTCATTCTTGATTGACGCATAAATATTAACCCAAACGAGAAGAGGGCCATACCTAATATTAACGAACTAATAACTATTGGAGAGTCAGCAAGTTTAAGCCCAGCTTTTGGAAAGGTAAAAACAAAAAGAAAGTATGTAGATGTAATGGCTACTAGATACTTATTTGAAAAAGACATAATACCTAGAAATACTGCAAAAATGGCCCCAAGTAATATCAAGGAAGGAGTTAAACCTCTAGAGCAGACTACTCCAACAGCTAATGATAATGCTAATACTAAAAACGTCCCGAAACTTCGCTTTACGGCAAACATATATCCCCCACCTATAACCTTATTCGATACGCTATGTATCGATCATATCCTCTGGTGGCTTATTTTGTCAATTAATACTAGTTAGATATTTGCTTCCAGTCAGTCGAAGCGGTTGTACCGACAGCCATATAGATTATTCCACCTACGATGGCTATTTGTCCTTTGTATAAAGGTGTATTAGTAATGCTCGTGATAGGTGGGTTAGCCCCATCCCATACATCACTACCTTTATGCCAGGTTGGCCGTCCCTCTGTTTCGTTAAAGTATTCGAAACCGACAGATACGGCAGTTGTTCCGCCTGATGGTCGTTCCGAGGTTGATCCCCGAGCAGACAGAACTCTACTATAAGGCTTCCATCGTGGAGAGACTTCACTGGCATTTAAGTATGAGATGTTAGCGTAGGCATTTGTGACACCGTAGGTGCCCCCTTGAAAGACGATACCCGGGCTGCTGTCGTTCCGAGTTGAGTAAATACTTCCACCAACAATGACAAACCCATTAGTAATCTCTGAACTATCACCTCCGCCAATATCAACTCCGAAGGAATTGCTGTCAGTTTTTACATAAAGATTTGCAATGTTCGTTCTCCAGCCTTTGATTACATTAATAGCATTTTTATTAAAGTCACTACTGTTGGAACGGTTTGGATAGTAGATGCTTAGTTGATTTACAGTAATGTCGATTGTTGAAGACGTAACAAAAGCTCTCTTATCAGAGTTTCTGATACTTAGTTTTTCGATTGTGACTCCACCAATTTGCTCAGCATAGAAATTTTGTCCACCGTTAATTTTAAGTTCTTCAATGTATATGTCATGGTCTGGGATGTTGCTGGATATGGGGTATGGGTACCCCAAACTATTTCCGATCAGGTTGAATAACGAACCGTCTGCATGTATTTTCTCAGCGGATATGTTTTTGACATTTCGGAATCGGATTTCATTATTTGATCGAACCTTACCGAGAAACTTAACCCCTCGGCATCGTTCAAGATAGACCCCATACAAGGAATTATCATCCACATCAATATTTTCAGCGGTAACATCAAATAGGGTAAAATCGTCTTTTGTTGGCCAATCGCTTGCATCCATAAAATTGAAATACTGAACCTGGAAACCTACATTATTATTTTTACCCCTAACGTTCCGTATCCGAATTTTTCTGCTTGCTAGATATGACCATTTGATCGTTGTTCCGTCTGCAATTGCACTATCTACAATTACGGCAGTCTTACGATTCCTAGCGTCTACATTCTCTACTGTGATATCATATCCGCCGCTCACTCTGACACCGTTTGCGTGATCGTCTCCATCTACAATAATATTGCGAATGATGGAGTGATTGTTATTTCGTGTGGTCATATCTGGGCTATTAAACGGCGGGCGTCCATTATTGTATACGTACGGGTTTGCGGGATTTGTTAGATCGTAATAAGTTACAAGAGCAACACAATCATCGCCAACATCAGTCCCCCGAACTCCGTCAACTAAAATATTTCGATGACACGCATTAAAGTGGAGTCCATCTGCATGTGTATGTTCTAAAATGAGGTTTTCGACTACAATATCTCTACATCCCTGAAATATGACTCCAGCTTGCGGAGCGTTTTTTACTCGACAGTTTACTAAGTTAATATTTCTTGGGCATTGTTCGGCATCAATACCACCCCAAAAGTAGAATGCGTCACCAGTTGAACGATTAACAGGGCGAACTGCCCACTCAACTGCAACATTCTCGAATGTAATATTGTTACAATTTCCTTTAACTACAATACCATTGCATTGGTCCCCGAGGTTGGTAGTTGGGTTTAGGTTATCCATCCATAAAACTGCCGCAGGATCAAATAGAATCTTGATGTTTGATATATCGAGTAATGTGATTCCACCATAATCTCTTGTTCGGTCACTCCCTCTTCCGATGCGGTATTTACCCTCTGGAAAGTAGAGAATTCCTCCGCCATTTTGTTTTAATCGTGCTATGGCGTTTTTTATTGAATTGAAATCATCGGTTACTCCGTTACCCTTTGCCCCAAAATCTTTAACAGTTAATATTTTGAAGGAATCTCTAAGTTCGTTTGAAAATAACTTGTTTTCTTTCATTCGTCATCACGCTCCATACTTACCAGACCATTTGTAATCGATTCCGACTTCTACTATGACAACAGATTCAATTAACGCATCATTGTCATTAATCTGGAACCCTTGGTCTGCATCGAGCACATTTTTATCTTTTCCATTAACAATTACCGTGCAGGCTTGGGAGTTAAGAAAAGAGAATTCATAATATTTGCCTCGGGGTGAATTCCACCTTGCATCAATGACAGGGAGGACTTCTTGATTTGCAGTTGAAGTACCTTTATCGCTTCTAATACCCAGACTGATCATTCATAATACAACTCCTCAATATAAATTGTTATTTAAAAACAGGAGAGAACCAGAGGAGTCTTTGCTTGAAGTGAACGCTCTCGCCTATTAAAATCAAAAAAATAAAACCCTTATAAATAAAGGGTTTTTTGGTGTGAAAAACTTGATAAAAGATGGATTTCATCTTAAACGATGGACACACAGGTAATCTTATTCCACTCCATAGGATTCAATGGGGGAGGATCGCCAATAAAGACAGGACCATAGGTGTATGTATATTGATTAGGTTGTTTATACTGCTTATCTATTTTATCCTTGAATTCAGCGATTTCTGTAGGTGTACCTTCAACTTCAAAGCCATAAATTTTAGCTTTCATCGTTAATGCTCACTTTCATCTTTTATTTTCTTCTTCAATTGATTAATTTTGTCTCTGATTTCTGCTTTGGATTGAGGTTTAATGTACGATTGACGCGTAGTTTCTATGGATTTGTGGTTTGCAAGTTCTGCAGCGAGGGACATGTCTCCGGTCTTTTTGTAAATGGAGTTTAATGTTGTTTTCCGTATACAGTGAGCATGGAAGTCGTCCAATCCAATGATTTCACCAATTTTCTTAATCCGATTTTGGATAGTGCCTTTATCCATTGGCTTGTATTCGTTTCTATATTTAGTAATGAATAATGAATCTACAGAAAGGTCGTCCATGTCTTTTCTTATTTCTAGCCAATCAGAGATCAATTGCTTAGCTTCTTCTGAGAAAATGACCTCAACTTTATATCCGCGTTTCTCACGAATGTCTGTGAAAATCATGTTTTCTAAATCAAGAGAGGAGAGGGTGAGTTTAGAAATAGCACCAATCCTGTTTGCGGATTCGAGCATTACTTCCCATATAATACGATCTTGAATATCGTACCTTTTGTCCTCTTCAATCAACCCTTTACGGATAATCTCAATTTGATCGTCATCAAGGAAGTATGAGTTTATAATCTTTTCTTCATTTGCACCCTTCATACGTTCAAGTTGTTTATCGAAAGGGTGACGGTCAACATATTTACGTTTCATGCTCCATAGGTAAAACGAACTGACCGCCGATATCTTAGTGTTAATTACTTTCTTGTTGTTCTTTAATGTTTCCTGACAGAATGAAATGAATGACTCCATAATTTCAACTGCGTTTTCAAAGAATTCATCCGAATAAAGACCAATATTATCCCATTCTTCCGAGAGGAAGACCAAGAACTGTGTAAAATAGTTTTCGTAAGCCTTATATGTAGTCTCTTTAACATCGCGGTTTTTGATGATGCTACTATGTAAATACTTCTCGTATAGCTTCTTATTATCTGGAGAAATCCTAGCTTTGCGTTCTGCTGTAAAATACTTCACTTTAATTATTTTTGCCGCCAATTTTAACTCACCCTGATTTCATAATCATATCCCACGCCAGAATAAATCTCTTCATAAGATAGCCATTCTGGCCGTTTAATCTCATGCAAAAAGCCAAACATCTCGTCCAATGTTCTTTCTTTGAAATCTTGAGGATAGAATATTTTATAATTAAAAATACTCAATAGCTCGGAAACCTTATGATCAAATCTTTCTTTGTAATCTTTCTCCATTCGACTTATCTTTTCCCCATAAGGATATAGACCAGCAATTTCGAGCCAAATAATATCGCCATTATACAAAATTACATAGTCGCAATCTTTCTTTCCTTCGTAATCAGGAATCCATTCGTTATAAGATACATTTCTTAAATAAGATATTTTATTTTTTCGAAGCCAGTTTGAGACATCAAATTCATAATTACTTTTACACAGTTCACCATTAGCGAATTCATGATGTGATCCAGAATTTCCGACACTAATATCAAAACCGTAATGAATTAATGTTTTATTCCAAGATCCATACCTGTTTTGATAGCACCAAAAGGAAGGGTAATCTGGATTGTTATTGAATTCATGTAATTTAGGAGGACGACCATTCAAATTAACGAAGTCCATAAACTTCTCTTTTAGTTCGATATCTGTATAGCGAGAGACCTTCTCTTTCAGTCCAGCAGCTTTGATTGCGTTATTCCACGATCCGAATTCTTTATTAAAATGGTACGACGAGGGGTAACCTTTTGCGTCATCCATATCTTTGGCATAAGGCTGTCTGCCGAACTCATTTATGAAACGATCTATTTCAGTTAAAAGATATTCCTTGGTATAGTTGAGTTTAGGTGGAATATCGAAACCTGCTTGCCTAAGCGCTTCATCGAAAGAGGGGAAATGATTAGTAAAAGTTTTTCGAGATGGATATCCTTCAAGCTTTTCAAAATCTTTCTGTACCGGCATTCTTCCATGCTCTTTGACAAACCTTTGAAGCTCAGCGATAAGAAATTCTTGTTTATATCCACTATATTTACTTTTGATATCAAATACTCCTTTCCGATAAAATAACTCTTTTATTTAACTTTCACGTCTAGTCCTTGTTTCTTGAGTCCGACATACAACGCAGCTACGTGACCCCTGGTATCTGCAAGTTCTTCTTTAGTAGCTTCAACAAAGTCACGAGGTCTGCCATAGTAGGGGAATTCAAAATCGTAACCATCTCCGCTGACGATAACTTCACTCACATTCTTATCTCCATCCATGCGATGCGACTCAATGGATAATGTAGTATCATTGACCATTGTCGTAAGGATGTTTTCGTCATCAGTTAGACCGCCATCATCTTTTTGTCTTTCGTATAAAACAGGTTCATAAACTGCATATACAACATCTTCAATTTTCTCTTTCATTGTTTCTCTGCCAACTTGAGCAACACTTGTTTGAAGTGACTTACTTATTTTCGCTTTAATCAGGTTCTCAAGCTCTTTTAAGTCTTTTGCTTTAGGCATTTACTTCACCAGTTGAAAGAGAAGAGGAGATTGCATATTCGCCAATAAGTTTTCCAAGGCGATTACTATTTTTTGCGAGTTTATCATATACTTTGTTCAATTCTGACTCTTCATAGGAATTAATCACTTCCTCAAGAATGCCTGTATCATACAGTACCTTTGCAACTTCAATAAACTTAGCCACATTACGGTCTTTAGGAATCATTGGGACATTGGAGAACTCTCTTAAAATTAATGTTTGAAGAATGGCTCCCGTTCCTCGAATAAACTCGTCGTCAATTTGATTTCCTCTACTTACTTCCTCAAACATAGACAGATAGTCGAAGATAACTGTATCGATTTTCGATTCCTTAAATGCGATATCGATTACTACTTCTTTATCACCTAATACATATACAGTCTTTTTTTTATCTTTAGACTTTGCTGCGTTGTTAATAGCAGACGCTGTTAGTTTACTCATTTATTTCACTCCCGTTTTATTGATGTGTCCTAAGACACTTTATTAAACATTCTTTTGAGAAGAAGGCTCTAAAAATGCCTTAATAAAAAGTAAAAAGAAGAGACTATATCAAAATAGTCTCTTCTTTGAAAGTGTTATATTTATTTAATTAAGCGACTTCATTTTGATCGTAAATAGTCATTGTGTACAGTTCATTGCCATTAACCGGCTTTAGGATTTGCATTGGAATATCAAATGCAGAAGGATCTCCATCAGCAGCCATCGAAATTGTCCAGTTATCTTCCATCTTGGCTTTATTAATTACAATTTGTGCAGCATAATCTTTCTCATCTTCTGTATTACGAACAAGGCAATCAAGTACAACTTTATATGTACCAGCGAACTTGTCAGAAGATACGGTAATGGTTTTCGCTGTTGTTCCAGTGTTAACTTTGTAGTAAACTGCAACTTCTTCGCCATCCTCAAACTCTCCATCTGCAAAGGTAACCACTTTAGCAGCAAGAGTGTACTCACCAGTTTCTGCAGTATCTGATGCAAATGTAATCTCTTCGCCATGTGTACCATCAGCATTCAGTTTGTAAACGCTGATTAGTCCTTTAGCGGCATCTAGCGGAGTCGATTTCAGTGTCACCTTATCAGAAGCAACTTTCAATGCTTCTCTTTGGTACACAGATTTCGCACCAGTAGCAATATCGTTACCCGTCATCATTGCAATAACCTCATTAGTGAATACTGCGTCTTGAAGTGTTACCGTACCACCACGGTTACCAGAAAATCCAACGATGTTGGCATTACCGCGACCACCTTTTGCATAAACGGTTTCGGCGGTATTCTCAAGACCAGAAGTTTTGAGGTTCGTTAATTGGACACGAGCTTTACCCGTAGATAGATCATAGAATGTAGCAAGCGCTACTTCTCGTACTGCCCATACGTTTGGTGTTGCCATTAAATAATTCCTCCATTTATGTATTTATTTTATTTGCCCAGTGAATATCGGACATTTTTATGTTTTTACCATCTATAGTGCCTGCGTACATTCCTGTAAGAGTATGATGATAGTTATCAATATTGTTTGTGATATAAAAACCACTATAGATTTGGAAGATGTTTAAATCAAATACATTAAAGATATTTAAACCATTCTGCTTCCAAGCTAGGGCGGTAACAATGCTTACTAAGTCCATTTTTTCTTTTGGTTTAGGCTGCTTTTTTCTGTTCTTTAAAATTGCATTTATCATTTCTTGTGCTTTAGAGTTACCAGGTTTAAACTCTGGTTCTTTTTCGAACTTTATATGATTTGCAGTTTTAATTGCATGCTGAAAGCTATCAAAGTTGGAATGATCAAGCCTTCCATCGTCTCCAATAATAAAAAATGCTTCATACATGCTGTCAGTCATGACAACATTTGATCTGAAAAGCATTTTTAAAGCTGCCAAAGAAGCATTTCTGAAGTCTTCATCGTGATAACAGTTTGCATAGAATACGTCAAAATTGGTGATAGAATCATCTATGCTTTGCTGAAGCATGGTTTTATCGATTATTAGCTGTGCCAAAAGTTGATTATATGTACTTAGGCCTATCTCGGACACTTCGCGAAATGTTGGAATATAAATAAATCCAGCCTTGTCTAATGGAATAGGGAGGTTAGCTAGTAGTTTGCATTCCAGGTCTTCTTGGTTCATATAATCACTCCACTAACTTGAAAGAGGTATAGAACCCTGCGTAACTGTCGTTAACATACATCTCATCCATCTTATAAAAATTGGTTTTTCCAATTCCTATCCCTCGCTGACCATCCATTAGTTTGTTAATCTCATCCAATAAGTAGTCACTTCTGAGAAATCCATAATCAGTTCTCATTAGGCTATTGTGAATGATTACGTAGAGATAAATATATCCTTTGGTAAATCGGTTGTTGATTGGTCCATAACCTCTAAAAGCCATTGTGATATAACTTTTTGCCTCGACACTCAACTCAGGCACTTTGCTTGTTGGATAGATGTTTTCATAAAACAAATCGCTACCATCTTCAATGTCTGGCTTATCTAAGAAGTCACTATCTGGGTAATACAGTGCTTTACACAAGTCAGGTGAGCCGATAAGCCTTAGCATAATCGTTTCTTTGTCTTTGCTTAAATCCTTTAATCTGCTCATCGAACACACCTCCTCAGATAGCAGATTTTATTTGAATCTGTTTTGATGAAGAAATTAACCCATCATCTGATTCAACATGTAGTAAGACATAACCAATAGAATCTCCCCGAACAGAGCATGCGTTGTTCGATTGAGATGTAATTATTGCCGATGAGGTAGAATTACCATTTAAATCGGTTAGCCTAAACAATCCAGATATATGAACTTCGGTTCCATTGTCACAAAAGACACAATTATAAGATTTTGATTTTGACTTAGTAATCGTAGTGTCACCATTAATCATTACTGAATAGTTATGACTTTCGACAACTGATATTGTAACTTCGATTATCATATAAACATCCTTATATCCGACAGTTACTGTAGCTTGACCATCAGAAATACCGGTTATAAGTCCTAATTCATCGACAGTGCAAATATCGGGGTCCGAAGATACAAAAGATAGAGTAGGGGAGAGGAGAGGAGTCCCATTATTAGTGACTGTAACAGAGGGGATAAAAGTATCTCCGACTTTTAATGAAATGTTTGTTTGATCAAGTTGGATAGAGTAATTTGGTTTAACATAATCAGCAATGCGCAGTTCAACATTATCCTTTGATGGGTCGATTGCATCAGCATCAAGAACAAGATATATCAAGTTGTCTTCAAGTCTATCAATAGCGCTTATTTTCCAGGCTCGACCATCAAAAACAAACCTTCGTCCCTTTGTGAAAAGAGAGGTGTGAGTATTATTTTGAATTGTCAACTGTCTTCGCTCATTATCCAGGTTGATAATTTTCCCGTCTTGAATACCAAAGTTACTCAACGCAGTTGTTGTATAAGTAAACCAAGTCTCTTGAACATCACCAGCGGAATCAAGCCACTTTAGAGTTGATAAGCATTTACGCAATATGCCACTCTTATAAACTTCACTGTTTTCATCGTAGTGAATGACAATCCACTTATCATTTTTCCATTCTACAGTTCTACCGGCTATGATTGACGAATGAAATGGTGCAATGAAATCCTTAGTATCCTTTGCATCACTATTATCTGTGATTTGAAGATCGTATTTATCATTGGAATCTACATCTACTACCTGATAGTAAACAGGAGATTCTTTAAATACAGAATTTAAATTCTGTTCACTAACATTCACTCTGATGTCACGGATATTTGCTCCATACATTTCATCACGTAATTTATACTTGTCTTTATAACTCATTTGAGGTTACCCAAATTACCATTGTTATAGGTGTAATCGAGTATAAGTTTCTCTGCTTCTTTTCTCTTGGTATCCCTAATATCCAATAGCTGCTTTAAATGTGCCGCTTGAGATGTCATTGAGAAATCTTTTGTTGACATGAATTGTTTTAGATTCTCAATAGATATAATAAGTGGATTAAGGTATTCAACAACCATCAGCGTTCCGAGTATTAATATGTCTTCGTCTCCAAGTCTCTCTTCAAAAGACAGTCCATCTCGCTTGGACAAATCTAATTTACACTTTCTAAATCGAGGAATACTGTTCAGCAGATATCGATATTTTAGGCCGTCATCAGCATCATTCTCCATGAAAATAGAGTCCGATATCTGACTTAAAAACACATCGTAAATTTCATCAAATTGAGTTCCCACTAGCAACACCCCAATTAGTTATTAGGGTCTAGTTTTTGTCCTAAACCTTCTTCGATTGCTTTGATGACATGAACATCTCTAAGTTCCCCAACTAAATATTTATCTCTTGCAAATCCAAAAATCAGAGATTTAGTATTCGCATTCGCTTCTTTAATTGCTTGTTTAATTTGCTCAGGAGATTGTCCAAGAATATGATTGATGTCATCTAAATCAACAACATTTTTCTGGAATCGAGCAAGGTTCAAATATTCAACTGCCTCTTGATCCAATACCTTAAGCCATCCTTTTTCAAGGAATGATCGCTGCGACGAAAGCATTGTTCTGAGTTCGCTCAATTCCATAACGTCTTCATCACCAAAGTCAGTGAATTTCCAGACCTGACCAGAACGAGGGGATTTATAAATCAAGCCACCTTTGACATTACTGGCTACTGAGACCAACATATTCTCGTCTAACTTTTTACGTACTTTCTTTTGTTCTTGAGTTTGTTCTTTGTTCTCTGTTTTATTTGTACTCATAGATTGTTTTGCCAAAATATTTACTCCCTTCAAAATAAATTTTTAAAGGAGGGGAGTATCCCCTCCAGTTTTGCAATTAAGCCAGAATATATACGCCGTATTTAGTGGCAGTTTCCACGCCTACGCCATATTTCTTACGAAGTTCGTATTCCTTGGAGTCATCTTTATTTCCTGTTGCTTCGTTAATGAGTGCTTCACCTTCCATGACAAACTTAACAATCTTCTCATCACCGTTAGGAAGAATGAGCAGGAAGTTATTATCAATTGCAAATTCATCGGTACCGACTTTGTGTGCTTGAGGCATAATGCCGAACGTAATACCATCTACTTCTTTAAAGTAGCCATCAGCATTGCGGGCGTTTTTCATGTCCTCAGAAACGTAAGAAGGAACTGCTTTCTGAACTGCAAGACGAGTACCAATAACCATTGGATTCATGCCTGTTTGAGCACGAACATGTTCTACAAGTGTATTGAATTCATCTGCATCCCAAGATCCGGTATATTTGTACGGAGCGGTAAGGCCATTATAAGCAGCTTTAACAGCATTAAAAATTTGTTCAGTAGCTTTAGCTTTAAAAGATGCCTCGACTTTATTTACAAGTTTAACCCAATCAACACGACCGGCAAGGAAACGTTCAAGTTCTTCATAAATTGCTACTCCATACCAATCAGTATCGATTTGGTAAGGTTGGCCTTCAGCAATTCTCTGGCGTTGCAGGTTGTTAGTGCCACCGGCAATTTTTGCAACTTCAAAGAGTTCATCGGACTCTGGAAGAAAGGAGAGTTTGTCACCGAATGCCGTAGAGCGATAATCAACGAATTGATCGAATTGATCTTTAATTCCTTCTTCAACACGCACGTCTACAACTTCTTCAATGATCTCGAAAATGTCGTTTTTGTTTCTGCGGAATTTCTTAGCATCGAATTTACCATCTGCGGAACCAGTAAGTTTGTTTAGAGCTTCACGAAGCTTTTCGTTAGCTTCTTCTTTGGAGTATGTTGCAACAGAGCCTTTCAATAGATCTGTTGCCAAATCAATAATCGCATTTTGTGTTTCCATAAAATTATAAATCCTCCTGTATAATTATATATATTTTATTAGGCTTGAATAACGCGGAAAGTAGTTGCAGGTTGTCCGTAAAGCTTTCCTTTGCGAATAACTACCGCAGCGAATCGAGTACCACCAGTAAGATCGGCCGCTGCAGCAAGTTTTGTTTTCCCATTAGCAGGAAGGAGATACTTATCAACAGCGCTTACTCCATCAATTACATCATCAGTTACGGTAACAATGTCACCTACATAAAAATGATCAGCACGAGATGGTTTACCTGCTTTGTTTACAAAGTCAAGAAGACCTTTGCCTTTCTCATAGACTAGTTCAGGTGAGGAAACAATAAGAATTTCTTGTGTAGTTACGTCAGTCGGTGCTACACCGTTAACCAATTCTCTTTCATTAGCAACTGGGGAACCTAGAGCTACAACTTGACCGTTTTGAGTATCAGCAGCAAGAACAATACTTTCAATATTGCCTGCTACAACAGATTGCATTTTATCTTTGCGAATCGCCATAATTTATAAAATCCTCCTTGGTTTTTAAAAGAAAATAAATAAACACACCATTGGTGTGTTAAATAATTTAATATAATTTTGTTATCTGCTTAGCTTTCAAACAAGATATCATATGACTTGCCAGACTTTTTAGGTTTTTCGTTTTTGATTTCAATATCGATAGTCGGTTTAACGTCAACACTAAAATTTAGTTTAGCCTTTTTCTTACCGACTAAAGTAAAGAGTTTTTCCCCAATTTGTTCCAGAGAGAACTGATCCTTTGATTCTTTGACAGGCTTCATTTCTTCATCTGATAGCTCACCAGCAAAGGAATCGAAAAGAGCTGCTTCGGCATCGCTACGTTCTTTCTGAAGTTTAGCCGAATACTCAGACGATACCTTTGAATACTCTTCTTGAAGTTGAGTGTACGTCTGATTAAGCGAAGTAATTTCATTGTCTTTTTCAGACAATTTAGCTTCAAACTCAGCTTTTGTGCTTTCAGATGTGTGTGACTTAACCTGGTTGGCAAAGTTTTTAATGGATTCACTAAATAAAGAAGTGTTTTCATCGTTTAGATCCATCGGTGCATAGTTCACCTTAAATCTTTGTAATGATTCCTTTTCAATGTTTACCTTGTCACCAGATACCGAATAATTGAATCCAATAATATACCAATTGTCGTAATCATAAGCAACTACATACTTATTATCAGTATCAACATCCACTAAAGAATACTTTGGATATTCAAAGCCCCAGTATTCATCAGTGATTGTACCAAAACTAGAAATTTCACGACCAACTTCTTCAAACAATTGAGAACCTGTAAGTGCAAAAGTATCAACTTTTTCAGTTTCAGATGTTTCTTGTTTATCTGCAACAGTAAATTTTGTTTTTACTTTATTTTCGAGTTCTTCAAGTGAGAAGTCTTCGTGGTTAATTCCTTTTGCTTGCAAGTCTTCAACTGTCAAATTGTAAGACTTCAGCATCGCTAGAATTTCTTCCACTTTATTTCCTCCTTGCGAATCATTTATTTTAACCTCAGAAGAGGATGATTCTGTTAAAGAATATTTGAGTTCATTTAGCATTTGTTTAAAATCTTCTTTAAACTTATCTTTATCTAATTGATAAGCTACAATAGACGCAGATTCGAAGCAAGGTTCTACATGTCCATCAGGATCAGATTCTTTATCGATTCCCAAAATACATAAGGCCGAGAACAAAAATTTCTCAACTTCATAAGCCTTTTGACCATTGATGTTAGAATAATTACCCTTCTGCACTTCAATTTCCATGGATTGATTAAACTGTTGTCCAATTAACATTTGTGCTTCAGGATAACGACCCGTCCATAAGAAAGCATTATCAACAACGAGGTACTCGTTAGTAGATCCATCTGCCTCGACAACTTCTTCCCAATATATAATTGCGCTCTCAGGAACAAGACCATATGGAACTGTAGTATTAACCCATTTCGGTTTGTCGCCTGACACATCAATTGTGCCCCCATGCCCGCCAAAGTTATCTGCTTCCTGTTGATACTCTCCGACAATAGGGATATTAAACATTGACGGCAAAGCTTCTTCAATGGATTTACGAGATAGGTAAGAGTTGTTTCGATTTAAGCCTGCATATAAAACTCTGATTTTACACTTTGAAAAGAGGGGGTTTATTTTTTCAACATCCGAGATCTGTACATCAAAGCGTAGAGTGCTGTCATTCAATAATTATCACCTCCTTAACCATCTACATTACTTTCCAGGTCTCGTGTCTGCAATCCCTTATCACTCAAATCGGTTTCGTTTTTGGTTGGAGCGCCATTTTGACTAGTGGGGTCTCCTGATGCAGTGTGACTGGATTTCAGTGGAACAAGTTTAGAAGGTAATTCCAGCACTTCATTTTCAAGATATGTATTTAAATACATCGAACTTGGTTGTGAACCCATGACGGCAAGTATTTCATTCTTAACTGGCATTCCAAACTGAGCTGCTTTAAGTCTGCTATCTAGGTAGGCGTCCTTATTGTGCTTAGTCGTTTCAAGAATCCTAACTCTGAACTTATAGTTTCCAGTTTGAGTGGCCTTCAAATGTTCATTGATCCAACGTTCAATATCTCTGATTAATACTGATGCATCAGATTCGTCCGCAATAATAGATGATTTTAAAGCTGCACTTGAATTCGAATTTGAACCAAACAACAACTCAGAAACACCGGCTTCATTCCAGTATTGACTTGTGGCCTGACCTACTTTGTTTTTATCTATAGAGTCACGGTCAAAATTGATTGCTTGGATATCCATAGGGGAGGTCATCAAACCAACTTGAGGAGGAAGATTTTCTTCAATATTGTCATGGAAGACTTGTGCGAAGTCCTTGTCAATGAGAAATGAATTTATCTGCGCATCCTTATCTGTTCTCATCGGGATTTTTTGAAAAAGAAGTTTATAGTTCCCGATTTCCTCATTGTTCTTATTTAATGCTTTGAAGTCGGCAATATCTAATAATCCTTCAAACAATGAAACAAATGGGGGAATGGCGCAAGTGTCACTATTTGTTTTGATACAGATTGCAAGCGGTGACTCGATTCTTACAGTAGTCTCACTCGACTTCTTATCTCGTATTTTTTTATAAATATCTTGAAATTCTTCTGGATACGATTCTATTTTATTGGTCGATGAATTTATTGATGTAAAATCAAATGAATATCCGAGAAGTCCAGTTGTTGCATCAATAAATGACAATCGGCAATAATCAGGATTTAACTCCTGGATGTAAAAACCATCTTTTGATACCCTCGCAAATCCAAAAAAGATACCGTCTCTATATGCAATTAACCTGGCTTTAGTAAATTCATTTCTTATATTCATCCGCTCAACATAATTGACATGGGTGAGATATGCATTTTTGAATTTTGTTTTGTTGATTTTGTCTGGGTTAATATCGTATCCTTCTACCACATAATCCAAGTTAAATAATGTGGCATAATAATTTATTAACCTACGATACTGTGATGATGAATAATAAAGTTGTTTACTTATATCTCTCAGTTTCTTTTGATTGTCGGGATTCGTTCTGTCTTTCAAATACTTCTTCAAATCATCTTTAGTATATGTACCAATAATTCGGTTTGAGCCGTTTTCTGAATTTAAACTTATTAATGCTATTTGTTTAAATGCATCAATCATCTGTTGCTTAGTAAAGTTAGAAGTTTGTTCCAATTTATCACCACCTTTACTTTTTGGAATAGATATTAGGTTTCCGCATTAAAAAGAAATCGTGAGGATTTATATTGACTTTCTCTTTTGTCTTATCCATAAATGCTTTTATGTACCATAACCCCATACTCAACGAACTATACCTATCTTTATCTACTCTTTTTGTTAGCTGCTCTACCGTAAATTTACCTCCACTAAGTTGTTTAATTTTCAAGTTGGCAACCTCTTCTAGAAGTAGATCTGTTTGCGTATGAGGATATAACTTCTTAACGTGCTCTTTGTCGTTAATATCATAATTATTATCTGTATTTTTCACCAACAATTGAAGCTTGCTGCTTTCAACCATATCGATGAAGTTAACAATAATATCATGGTTTATCCCTTGAGAGGTTAACGCATATAGAATCTTTTCTGATTCACTGGACTCCGGTTCATCATCTGTATTTATTGTATTCCAGCAACCAAGATTATCGCCTGTTATTGGATCAATAGTGTCTTTTAGAAGCTCATCTTTTAAGCCCACACCAACACCATTGGTATCCACAACCACCACTTTTGCTTCATATAGCGATTTTAGACGCTTTACTTCAATAGCTTGAGCGCTGAAATTTAAACCATTAGGAAGGTTTATTAAGTTAACCAAATAAACCCTTAGAATTTTACCATCTTTATTCCTCTTTATTTTCAATATGGAAATTGATGTCTGGTTATTGTTTTGCGATGACGATCTGGCAACGTCAACCGAAATTACGTATTCGGACTTACCATCACCTTTAAATTCAGGTGATGAGAGCGTCCTTAAATCAATAACTTTATTGATGTTAACAATCGCTCCATCAGAGGCACCAACCCACTTACTTTCGTAGTTCATAGCAAAGAATGTGGGCGATAGTTTACTCTTTTTATCTAACAAAGCCGATTTAGGTTCGCCTCGACCATAATTAACTGCAAGCTGCCAGTCTGAACCAATTACAACTTTTCCTTTTAGTTCAGCCATCTCATCTATCATTCTAAGGTTTCTTTCGAATTCGTCAGAACCTCTAAAGCCAGATGTGGTAAAAAAGTTGATTTGGCCATTAAGTTCTTCAGGATTAATAACCGCTTCTTTGCCAATCGTTCTTCTAGGCACGTTAGGAATAGGCTCAAGACAGTCCTCAAATAAAGCATTATTCAACAAAGCGGATTCTTCTATCTGCAGTCTTTTTCGTCGCTGTCCTTTGCTGCTCTGGGCATTAGCTAAAACATCTATTCTTCCACCTGATATAAAATTAATTTCAGCACTATCTTTACTAAAAGAAGGATTGCCTTTAACTTCATTGTTCAACAATGGATAGAAACGGGTCAACTCACGCCATTTATCTTCAAAGATACTGCTGGCATTTTGTAATGTTTGAGCTGTCATTGATATTTCGATATCAGGATAAAAGATTGCAGCATGAACCATACCCATGACTTCGATTAATGTTTTTCCATATCCACGGGGAAAGACTCCATAGGTTGAAATGAACCTGGCAATACACCTTAAAAATACACGCTGATCTAAGTCCAACCTAATACCACCGGTTTCGGGGGTAATTAAGTCATACCAAAGATCGGGGTTCCACCGACACCAGCTTACCAAATCTTTGTACTTAGATAAGTTTTTCGTAAAGTTATCTACTTGTGCCTCAGTAACCATCTCAATATTATTATTGAAATTTGGATCATGGACGTCCGTTCTATTTTTAGTATGTTTTGCACTTTTTGATTGAAAGTTTTTATAAGAAGACATTATCTTCACCGTCTATGTTACTTTCATATTCCTTTTTACGCTGATCGTAAAAGGCAAAAATATCTTTATACTCAGCAGGAGGAAGACCTTTAAGATCTCTGACATAATTGACATAGCACCAGATAGTAAAGTCTACCTTGTCTTGAGGTCTTTCTTTGAATTGAGGCAGAATCTCAATCACATCAATTGCCTGTTCAACATTTCGCGTTAATTGTGAGAAACTATCCAATCCATCTGATAAGTCTGACTTTGATAACTGAGACGGATTTATCTTAGCGGCTACAGCAGCGTCTTTGGCTAATTTACCCCAACTTTCAGCCTCTTTAGATTGTCCCTTTTGAGTTGCTAATTCTTCTTTAACTCGATACCGAACATAGATTTGCAATGCTTCAATATGCATTGCTGTTCGTTCAGGATAGTTAACTTTTAGTTGTTGATACTTCTTTTCAAACAATATAATTTCATCAGGTGGGTAATTTCCCCATTTTTCAATTAAATCAGGGGTCACTACAACCGCTGGCTGAGTAGGGGCCGAGACAGATATCTCACTATTTTCAATAGATTTTTTCTCAAATACACTATCTTCCCATGTCATTCCTCTATAATTTGGTAGTGAGTTGATTTGTCTTAGATAATTCCCAAATGTTTTACCAATTCTATTTGAAGAGTCCTCCCATAAATCAATAAGAAAGGGGAGATCCATCGCTCTCAAGGCTGAATGGACGGTTTTAATGTCAGAGTAATCAATCATCTCATTAATACATTTCTTACAGAGAGGAGACTTCCCATCTGACATAGGATTATTATTGTTATAAAAATTTATTAAGGACAAAACTCTTTTACATTCAGAACATTTTTTTGTTGGTTTTTCTTTATTTATTTTTGGTGTTTTAGTCACTTTCTCACCTTCCTTATAACTCCCATAGAGATAATCTTTGATTTAGTCGGCGTGTTGCCAAAGTAAAAAAGAGTAAAAGGGCGGGAGGGAGTGCCCGTTTTAGATATCGATTGATAAATCCCTTTTACTAAAATACAAACAACAAAAAAGACGATCTTACAATCGTCTAAGGAATTCTTTGTATTTTATTCTTCGTCTTCATCGACAATCTCGATATCATATCCAGCCATCGATAACATATCGAAACGTAGCATTTCAACATCCATTTGTAGTTTATCTAGTCGTTCAGAAATTCTTCCGTGAGACGAAGCGTGATCCCAAATGGTCATTAGGGCATCTTTGAGGTGAGATTTGTTTCTAACCTTAATGATTTGCTCAACATAGTTATCTAGAATGAGATCGATATTTGGTTTATAGTTTGGAATCATAACTATATTTGTTGAGTCAGCAATGTCTTCTTCAGACAAGAATGAAGAAGGGAGGTCATTCTCCTCTGGTGGTTCGCCCTGCATGTATTCATCTTCAGTCAAGGATCTCACCCACCCTTACTTAAATTTAATTTTATAGGTACATTCAATCTCAGAGCCATCTAGTACTATGTATTTCTGCATGGGAGAGGCAAAATATCGTTTTGATACTGCATAATCATCTGGCCCCATAAGACTTCCAGAAACAATTACTTCAGTCAGACCAAATTCTTTTTCGTAATTATGGTGAATATGTCCGCTGTAAATATATTTAGGGACAAAACCAAGGATCTGAGGGAGGTTCTTGGCAGAAGTTGCGGCTGGGTCGAGATCTCCGTGTACAAAGACGTGCTTTTCGCCATTGATGTCTTCAATATACAGACCGTCTTCATCTCGAACGATTTCTATATTAGCGAAGTCTTTTAATCGAGTTTCAAGAAACCAAGGGATCAGATACTCTAAATTTTCCCTAAAAATAGATTCATTCTTATTGCTAATCAATCTGGAGTGATTTCCAATAATGTTAATGAACTTTATTTTCTTGTGATACTTTGATAGTTCAGCAAGCGACTCTGCCATTGATTCTGCTGCAATCTGAATTTGATTGATTACGTCTTCACCAGACTGTACTCTGGCTGAAACGTGAATTGCACCATGTAGTGCGTCTCCCAGGTTTGCAACGATTAACTCGGAAACATTGTTTTTAATACTATATTGAATCGTTTTTTCTACAAGCGTTTTTAAACGATCTCTAAATACGATGATGTTGTATGTATTAAAGCTATTCTTAAATTCGCTCCCAATATGGAAGTCAGACCACAAAGAAATGGCCTTTTTGCTATCTGTTGCCTGTACACAAATCTCAGGTTTTAGTGGTTTGAGTTTTGCAAGTTCGGCTATTGCGACCGATACTTCATCTCTAAGGTGTTCAAATCTTGCTTGTTGTCTAATTAAATTAGTATATTCGCGTTTTTGATCCTGATATTTAAAACGTTCTTTTTGAAGTTGTACAGTTTTGTCTTCAATTTCTTGAATGTACTCATTGCTTTCCGATTTTTTTACTCCAATGGAAATTCCGCGATTCAATAAATGATATTCTTTTCGATATTTAGATTCTGAAAAGTCTTCATTAAGAAATTCGTTCATGAGAGAGGCGATATCATTCCAGGATAGATTGAGTTCATCTTTGTTAGATCCGATACGCAGAAGGTATTCCTCGTATGTTTCATTCTCTGTATTATGTAATGGAGTCATTTAATCACTCCTCAATCTTCCACAATGTGACTCGGATCAAAGTCAGAGCCAATAGTAATAGATACATTCCCGCCATCAAATTCCTTTAGCAATGACTTCAAATCAAATACTTGAATACCGTTCTTGTCTTCGTGGGTAATCGTCATCGTTTCCATTTCAAAAGAACCGGTTCGATTTACTGTTTTTGTATCCTTATTTTTAGCCATAATTAAATACTCCCTTAGTATTTTTATTTTTTAAAGCATATCTGCACATAGTTGAGAGATTGTGGATCTTTCACCTTTAGTGAAAGTAATGTGCCCAACCTCTTTTTGTTCTTTCATTGCCTCAGTAAAATGAGTAAGACCATTAGAGTAGATATCAAGATATGGACTATCGATTTGAAATGGGTCACCTAAAAGTACGAGCTTACTACCTTCCCCTAAGCGAGTCGCAATAGTTTTTACTTCATGGCGGCTCAAATTCTGAGCTTCATCAATAATGATCCATTGATTCGGAATGGATCGACCTCGAATATACGTTAATGCCTCAACCTTAATTATGTCTTCATATCCTTGAAGCAACTTGTTAAGTTGGTCTTCGTCCTTACAATCAAACAAATACTCTAAATTATCATAAATGGGTTGCATCCACGGACGAAGTTTCTCGTCTTTTTCCCCAGGCAGATAACCAATATCTTTTCCCATAGGTACAACAGGTCTACCAACAAGAACTTTTCTATACGTTTGCTCATCTAATGTTTTTTGTAGTGAAACCGCCAGTGCAAGTAAAGTCTTACCTGTGCCTGCTTTGCCTGATAGTGTCACAATAGGAACGTTATCATCAAGCAACAAGTCTAGCGCCATCATTTGCTCAACATTTTTATGTTTAATAGTACCGAAGATAGGATTCTCGGTTGAGTATTGATAAAGAGGTACTAGTTTCCCCTTAAGTTTTCTGCAGACTGCACTTTTGCTATCATTTATCTCTGACTTAAGAATGAAAAAGTGGTTTTCTGGATAGGAATCAAACATTTTATCTCTAAGAGACTTGTTCCTATAAAACCTATTTACCATTTCATCGGGGACGGATACAGTGGAGTAGCCCTTATATAGTTCGTCTTCGCTTGTGGCAACTTTATCATTCAGATAATCTTCTGAGTTAACCGAAACAGTATCTGCCTTTACACGTACCAATACATCTTTAGAGATGAGCACAACTTGCGTATCTAGACTTGTCTCTTTTAATTCAAAAGCAACCGCAATAATTGCATTATCATTTTTATCATCAAGAAATCTTTCGAAAATGGGGGATTTTGAATCGTGAGTCTTAACTACAAGATTGCCGCCATTTCGTAATAGTACACCATTATGTAGTTTGCCGATTTCACGTAGAGCATCCAGTTCACGAGCAACATGTCTCGCATTTCGTCCTAATTCATCAGGTAGTTTTTTCTTACTGTCCAATTCCTCTAATACAACGCTTGGGATAACCACATTATTATCTTCAAATGCGTAAATGGCTAATGGATCTGATAAAAGGACGTTTGTATCTAGAACATAAGTTTTCTTCATCGGCTTTACCTCTTTGGGTAGAATAGGGGAAAGAGGCACCACCCAAAGGCCGCACCCCTTAAAATAGTGATTCATCTGCATAATCGCAGTCAAATTAATGGTTCCTGGTGGATAATCCACAATGTTTCTGGTATATGTATTAAAATGAAATTATAGTTTTATTGTACGTTTACAGCATCTTTAAGTGCTTTCTTTGGTTTAAATGCTGGAACTTTTTTGGCAGCAATTTCAACTGGTTCTCCAGTTTGAGGATTTCGACCTGTACGAGCATTGCGTTGCCGAGATTCGAATTCTCCGAATCCTGAAATCGACACTTTTTCTCCATTTGCGAGTGCTTCAATAATTACCTCAAACACTGCATTAGTTGCAGTCTCAACGTCTTTTTTTGTATAATCTGTTTTCTCTACAACTTTATTGTATAGATCTTGTTTATTCATATTTCATTTCTCCCTTGAAATTTTATATTTTGTTTATGTATTGTAATCGGGTAAGGGCATATAATAGCCTCTTCACTTTGTATATCAGGATAAGATACGCTCTCCCTAAAAGACCATCTTGTTTTTTGCTTATTATGATTGAGTTTTTTGAAAAACCCTTATAAACAAAGGGAATTTATGATAAAATATAATTATATTTATCTTTAAAAGCCATTACAATAGTGAAAAAAGTCAATGTTTATTAGGGTTTTATGAAATAGTTCCAAAAGGTTAGACTTTTCTATGTTTTTCGTACCATCTTTTAAATTTTTCTCTATTCTGTTTCTTTTTTACTTCCACCAAACAGTGTTCACAATATTTCTTTTGATTGTTTACCTTTTCAATCCTATCACCACAAACTTCACACTGTATATATCCATCATCCAAGCTCATTTCAACATTCTTTTTAATATTTCCTACAATTATATCACCAAAACTCGACCATAGAGTTGTCTTATAGCTACTCTTCTTTTGCTTATACAGATATTCGACGAGAACATCAACAACATAAGATACATTTGAATTCACTTCTAACAATTTACTGCGAATTTCTTTATAAGCAAGAATATCATCTGTGTTTGTCTTATCATCAATTGTGCCCGACATCATAAAGTGCTTTTTAAGGTCTAACTCTGTATATGTATTAATTATTTGTTGATCTAACTTAATCTCAGCATTCTTGCTACTCATAAGTAACTTATAATCAAACTTACCTAAATTGGCGGCTTTAAAATTAATTTTCGGATTTGGGATCAATTTACCAAGTCTATTGACCACGCTATTGTTTTGTTCTGCGACATTTTCCTCAAGTTTGTCTTTAGCATAAATAAAGAAGTGGGGGACTTTGGATTTAGTGAAATCAGTAATTAGTTTCTTCTTACTTTGCGGTCGAACTGGCTTATATAGAGTTTTAGCATAGTCGATAGTAAAGTTATTCTCCATGCAAAGCAATTTAATCACGTCTAAATTGACATTATTACTGTTCCATATTTTTGTGATATCATTACTAATCACTCCGATATTCCCGCCAGTATAGGCAGCGACCAATCCGCCATAAATGCTGCTATTCGTAATTTTTTCTGCTTCAGCTTTAGCCATTTTATAATACAGCGGATATACATCCTTCATATTTCTCTCTGCAACTTCTACCAAAGTCTTATCATTACAGACAAGGGCTTTGTCGCCGTCATTGTCGAACATAAGAATTTTGCTTATTGGGTCTTGGCAGCTTGTATAGACGCTATTAGTTACAAACCAGCGCTTCATTTCTTTAGTAATTACATTTTTCCTAACTGCGTGTTCTCGATAAAGATGGGGGCTTCTTAAGCAATTGAGCTTTTCGTTATTGCCATATAGGGAGCAAAATACTTCTCCGTTGTTTAGTAATCCTTTGGGTTCTTGAACTCCAAGAAATAAATACTCACAGAATGCATATAGGTCTGGACTTATAAATGTATACTTACCACTAATATCAATTTTTCCTGCTTTGGCGTTCTTCATCATGCTGCGTTTTACTTGTTTTAAAATTTCTCTGCTATATGTATCATTCAGTAACTCAGGATATATCTCTAGTGCCTGTTGCAGGTAATTTTTATTAGTATTAGTGTCTGATACTCCAAGAAGTTTTAGCATAGTATTTCGGTCAGATCCAACATTTAAAATCTTATGTATTGTTTTGTTGCTTAACTTTAGCAATTCATCGTTTGAGATTTCCGTCAAGGTTTGAAGCATTTGATAATTTAATTTGGCGTTCCCAATTAAATCCTCTTCTTCGTTACACTTACCAGCGTGACAATTATATTTGATGAAATTGTCTGTATATTCTCCCCAGCAAGAATAATATTTCCACATCTTAAACTGGCTCTTAGTGAATATTACTTCAATTTTTTCTTTAATAATATCGTGCTCTACACCGTAGATATCTTTGACAACACCATATTTGCTTTTACCTTTAGCATTAGCTTCGCGGATAAATTTATCGAAAGGGAAGGGGATAAGTAACCCCTTAATCCAAGGAAGTCTTACCATCATTCCCTTCTTAGATTTTCGAGGGAGGATCATTCCACATCCATCCGTATGCTCAATCGCTATATTCATGCTTTGTCTTGTAATTTCATATGTTTCATCATCAATGTAATCGACAATACTCTGTACCGGTGTTTCCATATCGTCTACGACAATTGCTTTGGTGATATCAAACTCTTTCCATTCCTCGGTGGCACTATTGCATAGGGCAAGGTAGGCCAAATACTTATTAATGTTGACCCCACCTAATTCATTAATTCTTTCGATTGTGAGACCACACATTAACGCTGCATGATGCTTTGTATATACACTCTCTTTGATAAAAACTGTTTTTTTGGTTCGAATTTGTCCTGCACTTGCTGTGAAGCATATATACTTTTCGCCATTATGAATAAAGCCGTCATTTACAATATTGTTTAGAATGTCGAAGAAGTACGTCTGAACTACCATGACATCTTCTGAAAGTTTGTTTTGCTGAATGCCCAACGTCCTTGTTAATGTAGATTCAAATACAGAAATAATGGACTTCTTACTGAGTAATGCTTCGAGACGAAGATGCCGAACCCCTTGATGCAAGGTAAATTGATGATACAGTTTCTCTTTAATTCGTTTGATTCTCTTGTTTGTATTTGTAATGAGCTGATCAATCTTTTGGCTTTCTAGCTCGTCCGTCTTTTTCTTTAATTGTTTAAGTTTATTTCTGAACTTATAGTTCTTATTCAACCTTTTATGTATTTGCATTTCATTATCATCATAAAAAGAACTAGTATCTAAACTGTAAACATTGACTTGTTTATTCAAATTTATAGTCATTAACACCCCTTTGTAAAAAAATATATTTATTTAATCGGTGTAACTTCAGACAGTTTCTCGGACTTATAAGGTTCTCGATAGAATCTACCGCTGTTTGCTTTCATTAACCACACTGCTTCATTATCAATCACTTCTTCTATGTATTCAACACAATCATTAGTTCCTTGCTTCATTTCTGGTGAAACATATCTTTCATCACAATAATCAACATCTCCATCATAATATTGCTCCTGGAAAGTTCTAAAATATTTGTTTGCCATTAAGTATTCATAAATCCTCTCTAATTTTGAATTCAGAGAGCAACATTCATTAGATTACTTTTTTACTTGTTATCCAGAGAATGTTAATCTCTGTAATTTCAATATATCAGGACTTCATGATATAGTCAATAATATTTTTATGTTTATTTAATTGACTTTGATTTCATTATAATGGTAAAATGTAATTAATCGAAGGGAGGCTGCTAAAAATGAATGCCACAAAGAATAATATCGTTGGGTTACATATTGGGTCTGTATATGAAGACATTCAGACATTCATTTCTAAGTTTGATAGTAAAAATACACAGACGAATTACGAAAGAAGTATTAGGTCTTTCTTTATGTGGTTTGCAAAAAAACCACTGGAGTTATTACAAAGAGAGGATTTACATGTTCGCAATGCCGATGTGATTAAATACCAAACTTATTTAAGAAATCATGAAGCCGATTATACGAACACAACTATTAACAATATGATGGCTGCTATCCAGAGCTTATATGAGTTCCTGGAGATTAATGAATACGGTGTGAATTCAAAATATGTAAAGGTTGATGTTCTAACCGATGATTCAGAGAGTGCCGGTGATTTATTTCATCATGAAGCTGAAGCCATGGCCAATCTGGTTAAAGGACATAAGAAAGGTCAAGAGAAGTCGGCGTTAATTAGATTGGCTTATACAACTAGTTTTCGTAAATCCTCATTGCTGAATCTAGAATGGACAGATATTAAAAGAAACCCAGAAGCAGACCATTATCTTATTACTACAACTGGTAAGGGAGGAAAGAAGCATACTGTCCCTATCTCTGCAGAGCTTTACAATGAGTTAGAACTTATTAAGGAACAGAAGTATTATCAACAGTACAGCGATAATAAGATATTTCACTTAAGCAAGACCACAATTCAAAACATGATGGATACACTTAAAATGGAAATGAGTATCCCAGATGAGCGCAATATTGTGTTTCACAGTTTCCGAAATGTAGCAGCGAGTTATGGGTCACTTGAGGAAGTAAAAGCTCATCTAAATCATAGCGATATCAATACAACTAATAAGTATTACAGACACAAAATGAAGGATTACTCTCAAAGCATAAGCTTAAGAATGGAGGATAAGCTCGATGATGATGTGTTTGAACTGCTAAGCAAGGAGGAACTAATTCGCTTAATTAAGCAGCAAGCAGTGGGAACAGTTATCCAAATGAAAAAAGAAGCAATTGAAATGACTAATAAAAGGGAGATGAATAATTGAGTTTGATTGAACTAAAATTAACACCTGAACGCATGATGTACCCTAAGAGTGAAGCGCTAAATAAAAATGATTTCCGAATCTATGCCTGTACTTCAGATAGCGCGGATGTAGAGAAGAATGGTTTTGGTAACATTTCGATTAAAGGAATCATGCAACGCTTAGAGTTAGGTACAGAGTACACCGCACAAATTACTTTAGATAAGATTGATCCCAAGTATGGAGCAAGTTACAATGTCTTGTCAATTTATCAAGACGTGCCAGAAACCCTTGATGGACAGAGGGAGTTTCTGGCTACATTAATGACAGAAATGCAGTTAGAAGAGGTGTATAAGACATATCCAGATGCAGATGTGATTGATTTAATACTGAACGACAAATTCGATTACAAGCAAGTGAAGTACTTTGGAGAAAAGACGTACTTAAAAATTAAGCATAGGATCAAAGAGAACATTGTAGGTACGGTTCAAATAAATAAATATATACAAAGTATAGTTAATCCTGAATGTGAGAATAAAAAGCAGCACGAATATGGTAAAGACAATGATAATGTGATACGTGTCGGTGATTTTGTTCTCAACACAGTAAATATGTACCAGGTCAAAAATCTAGAAGAAAGCAGCGTAGATATCGTGAATGGCGATGCCGGTAAAGTTCTAGATATAAAGTTTGAAGATGATAAACGAGATGATGATGACGAAGATTTACTCGAAAGAGAAAAGAAAGGTATTATCATTGGGTTTGATAGCGGAGCGTTTAGAATTGACTTTAATGATGTATTTCAATTATTAGCAGGGTGGTGTAGAACTGGTCATAAAGCACAGGGAGATAGTGCTCCTGCAGTGTTGAGCATTGTTGACCGGTCTCACAAGTTTCAAGTTTCAGCAAACATGCTATATACGATGCTTACACGGGCGAAGAAGAAAGGAATATTGATTACACAATCAGAGACAATCAACTTTGCAATTCGTAAGGTTGAAAGCAAGAGAAGGAATACTCATCTTTGTGAGCTGCTAAAACATACTGAGGCGGTAGCGGATGAGTAATGTAGCATGGATTCAACTACCAAGAAGTATCATCAAGGACCCAAGGCTTAGCAGCTTAGAGTTCTGCATTTTAGCAAGGTTCAAATTTCTGCAGTTTGCTTCATCTGGAATGGGTAAATTTGAGATTGATCTAAATGAACTAAAACGAAGTCTTGAAGTTAATGATAACAGAACCCTTAAAAAAGCATTGGACAACTTATATCAGTATAAATACATAAGCAAACAGGTGACCTTCAACAGAGGGAGACCGGTTGAAGTGATATTAGATTTAGACAAGATGAATTTGAACAATGACTTTACACAGTTGCCACTGAAACTGTTCTCTAAGGTGGGCGAGATTGGTCACCATGGCTTCAGACTGCTTTACTACTATGAGAGTTACGTCAATCGGAATAAAGACCATAAGCAATTTTGTTTTGCTGCCTTAGAGACTATAGAGAATGAAACGGGCATATCCAGGAAGACCATAGTGAAGTACAACAAGATACTAGTTAAAGCAAAGTTACTACAGATCGACAGACATGAACTTGAAACAGACTATCAGTATGATGAAGCAGGGGAACTAATTTTCAATAAATATAATAACCACTATGAAGTGAGGCTGGAGAAGTTGCTCTAGCCTCTTTTTAACCCCCCCTGTAGGCCCATTTTTACCTAAGTGTAAATTATGCAGGAATCAGTGGAAATCATGCAGCTTCTAAGTGTAAAAAATGCAACTTCTAAGTGTAATTTATGCTGCATAAAATACACTCTATATATATATTAAATATAAAGTATAAAATATAAGAAAAGATAACCAGTATTTAAAAGGGGGCCGGGAAAGATTCGCCCCTGTTTTTGTTGCTGTCTTTTTTGCTGGTGGGTGAGTTTTTGGAATTGGGGGGTAGATGATTTATTGGTTAGTTGTTTTTACCGATAAATTACAATGAAATTTGATGATGATTAGTTGGGGAAGGGTATTTGTACCCATGGAGGGGGATATGTTGAAAATTTATGATTAATTAATTGTAATTTGAGGCTTAGAATCGATGTATGAGTGTAGGGTGAAGGTGAACACTCAGGAGGCAGTTATAGAGTTGTTGAAAATGTTTGAGTTGTTGTGTTGTGTGGGGTATGAGAGAACTTTATGAGGAGACTTGCTTATATTGCAATTAAATAATCAATGAAATTGAGCATGGAATGTCTGGGTAGGGTGTTTGTATGGGTAAGGGTAGTAGTGTCCAAGATTCATGATAAATTAATTAGAAATTGGAGCGCAGAATCGATGTTTAAAAGTCGAGTGGTCTACACTCCAATTGAAAGAACACTATTTTGAGTTCAATGGGATCTCATCAATTAGTTCCGGATTAACATTCTTCACATTTCCCACCGATTTTGATACTGGATAAGAAATCATCTCTTCTGCAGGATATGGAGTTAACAAATCCAATAAAAGATCTTTGTCGGATGTCCCCTCATCAATCCAGATATTTAAATTCTCTTTGGTTAATATTACGGGCATTCTATCATGCACATCTTTAACAAGTGTGTTTGGTGTTGTGGTAATTATGGTACAACTTTGAATGATATCCCCGGTTGGTGATTTCCACTGGTCATACAATCCTGCAAAGCCATATACCTTTTTTGTTTCAATCTGAAAACGATAAGGCTGCTTATCAGATCCGATTTTCTTCCACTCATAAAAGCCGTCACTGGGAATAACTATTCGTTTATGAGCAATTAAATTTCTATATGCCGGTTTGGTTTGGAGAGTCTCTGCACGAGCATTAATCATGGAGAACCCAATTTTGATATCCTTTGCCCAAAACGGAACTAATCCCCATCTATACTCACTTAAGATACGCTTACCGTTTTCTTCGGTGATTCCAAGGATCTTTTGAGACGGAGCAATATTATATCTTGGCTTATAATCCACATTAATGGATTCATCTATTGCAAACTCATTCATGATATTTTCAATGTCTGTTGTTAATGTAAATCTCCCGCACATGCTCATAACCCCCATTTGATAACTGTTTGTTATTATCTGTTTACCCAAATATGAAGAAATTAAGAATGAAAAGTTAACCAGGTTCAAATGTAAAGGGAGGAGATGTAGTGGGTTAACTAGTTTAGAAAGTATTGATCGCATTACGACAGTGTTACGATAGCATTTTGCGAGTAAGAGCTGAAAAAGTCAATAAATATAAGGGGAAATTGGGTCAGGGGGTATATGAATCGGGAGGTGAGATCGTAAAAAGTGATATGGGATAAGAGAAAAATGGTGATTTGGAGGCGAAATAGGGGGAGGATGGAGAGAATACGTAAAAAAGTAAGGTGAAAAAGTGCTTAATTTATAAGGGGAAAATGGAGAAGGAACGATTGCATTTACGATTGCAGATTAGGTGAAAATGACGGAAATAAGTGGAAATGAAGGAGGGGGAGATGAAAATTTAAGTTGGGTGTGGAGATGGAAGTGCTGCCGGACTTTTTTGCATTTTTGCCATATTTTGGACTTTTAACTATCCCCCCACTCCCTTTATAGATGGTACATAAGATATATTGTATGCCATTTAGAGATAAGGAGGAGGTAAACCAATCCAGGACACCGGATTGAAAAGAAATGAAAGAAGTTTGAAAATTTTCACTCAAAAAGGGGATAGAAAAGCTCAATTTGGCTGCTCCTAGTCATATAGGAGGAGGGGGTATGCATATTCGTATAGTAACAGCGGAATTTTTGGCTTAGACTTATTATAGGTTGTATCTATCACATTATATCTATCCATAGATCACATCTATATCATTACACTGACTTACACTATCGTTCCATTCACTCATACTCGCATATTATCGTTTATCTATAGTTTATATCTATATAATAATCCAACTCTATAGACAACATCTATAATGTAATATTCAATCACACCATACCTAATCTCTAATCTTAATTATAAATAAATATAAATATAGTATTTAAATTTCAAATCATCCATGTTATAATTAAATAGTGTATATTCATCTCACATTTCATAATATCCAAATATAAGGAGGAGTTAAATGATAGTTCACCCAGCATTCAATAATGACAATCCATTGTATTCATGCAAGGTTACCGAGCTTCTTTCTAACCGAGATAACATACAGGGAGGAGGAGTTTATCAGATTAGAAACGTATCAAACAATAAAGTATACATAGGTAGCACCAAGAATTTTTATGATCGATTTAAGCAACACTATTATAGTTTAATCAACAACGCTAATGTATCTAAGCTTCAGAATGATTGGAATAGCCATGGTATTGATAAGCCTTTTACTTTTGATATACTTAAAGTTGTGAGTGACAATACTGATAGGGAAATGCTTTACAACCTGGAACAAGTATATTTAAATGAACATCGACCATTTGAATGTGGTTATAACACAATTAAGGAATCAGAAAGTACTGTCAAATATAAAAGCAGTAATAAAAGATTGAACAATATTAAGATGACTAAAGAACTTGAAATAGCCAGATATGAATGTCTTGAATACTTAAAGGATAATGCCAATAAACTTGTTGAAGCTGTATTTCAATATGAAGAAAAGAAGATGACTCCATTTGTTTATGATAAGTTGATTAAACTATACACCATCTTTCCATGTTTCTATCGTGCTGTATTAGATTATGTTGTACCACAATTCCCAGACATGGAATGCAAACTAAAAATTATTGCATGGACAATTTATCTAAGAGATGACAATTGGCCACAGTTTAGAATAAGAGGGCAGGATAATAATCAAGACTTCATACGCTATGATATATCTTATGATCAATTAATTGAACTCCAACAGACATTAAACTTAGCTTATTATGATATTTTCAAACTCATATTCACGAACCAAGTTAGTTTCAACAAAATATCTATTGTTGAGAATAAGCGCAAAAGAAAAGGATCTAAACGATCAGCAGCATCAACAAAGAAAAGAATGTTGAAAATAAAATAAATATATATGTTATATATAAGGAGAAATTAAATGATCGACACATCAAAACTTTATAGTGGTCAACTTTTCAAGAACTATAAAGAATTATGTATGTTTCTTGATGAGCCAATCAAGACAGCAGGAACCAAGTTAAAGCAGCTTGATGAGTTATCTAAGCATTGTTTATTTAATATTGCTAACAACAAAGAAATATATATTCATCTGGTGTATGATGAGCCATTAGAACTCTCTCATACTAAATTTATTCTGAACAGGTTGGAACGTTATGTAATTGAGCATTACTTTATGTATGATAATGAAGATAGAGTATTTATTCCTTTCGATAATATTAAAAGGATTACTCTGGATATAATCGAGGATCTGCAGAATTGTCTTTCTAAGTCTTATGACATTGATATGAACATCGTTACACAATGCTTTAATGTTGATGATAATTCATTGCATAAATACATTGAGAAAATACTCAAGAAGCTAAATGGTCAATGTATAATCTATTGGACACCCCAAAATAAGACCAGCACAGAGTATAGTATTATAGTTAACACATATTACTTTCAAAAGCAGATAATTAAAGAAGACATACTTAAACTGAACCTTTCGAAATATAAAATAAATATAGATGAATACAATGAAAATGTGCAAGGTATATACGCTATTTTTAATAAAGCTACAGGTAAAATTTATATCGGAAGTTCAATTAATATACATAAGAGGATAGCACAACATATTGTTTTACTAAGCACCAATGGCCACTGTAATTCAGAATTGCAAAAAGATTACGCTAATTGTTCAACGGATTTTGAATTCATACTTATAGAGGAAGTTAACCACATTCCCGATTTGCCAAGTAACGAATCAAGTTGGATAAATATATTTGGTGGTCGCTTCAGCCAGAATGTCTACAATCGATCTAATCCAACGAAGGAAGAAGGAGTAATAAAGGTAAGAAATGAAATTTATAGGAGGAGAACATATCAATAAAAGTTAAGTGTATAATTGACTAAATGATAAACAACATAATACAATCCATCTAAAAAGGAGCAGGAGAACATGAGCCTTACAAAATGTGTTGAATGTGGATCTAATGAGTTTAAACCAATTGAATACACAATGGAGCACCAGGAGAACGATAAAACGTTAGTTATCGAAAATATCCCAGCTGTACAATGCAATAACTGTAATGAAATCTATATCACTGCAGAAGGTAGCAAATACATTGATAAACAATTAGCAATATTCAGAAATGAAGGATTTGAAAATGCTGCCAAAGAGGTAATCAAGAATAAAGGTATTACTCAGGAACAATTAGGGAACGCCTTAAACGTCACTAAGCAACGTGCTAATCAAATTTTGTCTGATGGTAATCTAGATGCACAAACAATGATCAAAGTATCTAAAGCAGTCAATGAACCGGTAGAGGTATTGTTTAAGTTCAGAAGGATTACCCAGAAGAATGATAAATATTACATTGTATAACCGCTAAAACAGGCGGTTATTTTTTTATAAAACATTCGAATAAAGTAAAGTAATTGCTTGACTTTATTAATAAAATAATTATAATAATATATATAAGGAATAAACAAAAGGAGATGTTAATAAATGAACTTCAATCAACTTTCCCAAATGGAACAAATGGATTATCTGTCTGAGCTTCTGGCAAATGAAATCTTTAATCTTGGTGAACTGCCGTACCATAAATTATTACTTGGTCAGCAATTGACGGTTAAGAAAGGTTTTCATGAATCCCTGAAAGCTGAAAACATTCAAATTACAGACGTTCTTATCAAAGTAGTAGAGGAGGAGTTTGCAGGTTCTCCGATGGCTTCATTCCTTCGTGAGTATGGGTATTCCATTACTCAATCCAGTGAATTTACCGAAGTTGTGGAGCAGCTCACACCAGAACGTAAAGTTACACTTATCAAGTTTTCGGAGTTTGGTTTCCCTGTGTTTATTAATACAGTTATTAACAGTGTAGAGGTTAAACCTTACGCACAATATAATGAGTCTTTGCGTATCATCCACAAACCTAAAAAGAAACGGTCTTTGTGGCAAAATATCATTCTGCCTAAAGATGAACTACTTGTGTATGATGGTTGGTTAAATGTTGATCTGGATATCATCACTAAAGAAACCATAAAGGAAAATGAATCAGTAAAAGTGACTCAATCTAAATATTCCAGTTTTGACCGTACTTTTATTGCTGATATTGTTTCTGCACTTGGTCAACCTATTGCAAAAGTTAATTGATTCAATCAATAAAACAACTATATACATAATATGAATTACGTGCTATAATTAAGTATATTCAAAAAACGGATAATACATAGGAGGTTGTTAAAATGTGGTACGGTGACAAAAGAGAAGCTAAGGTAAATATCATGGGTAAATTAGTTGATGCAGGTTGGAAAGTATTTGGTTATTCTCCTGATCAATCAGACAGCATGACTGATTATTATGATCCTGCGTCCTGGTCTGGTGTAGCTACTAAGAATGGCTATGTATTGTTGATCGATATTTATAGTTTACATGATTCTGGTCGTGAAGTTCGCAAATACAACTATAACAATAAAACATATGTTTCCAATGCACGTATTGAAAAACTGAAAGCCATGATGAATGATCCAGCATCCACAGAAAACGAAAAAGCATCTTGTGCAACTTTGATTGAGAAGGAAATCGAAAAATCTAATGTTGAACCAACTTATACGGTAGTGGAAACCTATCCAACATTTATGTACGCTAATCCAAGGGGGACAACTTGGCACATTGAAAAAGACGGTCAAATTATCGCAAAAGGTAAAGGCGTATTCTCCACAAATACATATGATTGGGAAAACAAAGAGTTAAACAGCACACAGCAAAAGGAAATTAAAATCAATGCATTTGTTGAACGTATCGAAAAGGTATTGAAGGATTCCGATGCATTGCAAGCTCATGTAATTAAGGTTCCAGTTAAGACAATTAAAGCAGTTGAAAAAGATGTCACTTCTATTACTGATGCAGATATCAAAGAAGGCTTTACATTTGTAATGAAAGTAGCCTATACACACGGAAATGGTAAGGGCACGAAATATTCTTTAGTTTATAAAGATGAACAATATAATAAATATCATACCTTCGCTAAACTTGGAAAAACAAACAAACCTTCTAAAAGTATTGATAAATCTTGGAGTTTGTCCGTAGAGCGCATTAATGAATTACTGGGTAAAGGTCATATTGCTATTATCGAATTTGTTGAAGTTACAGAATACCAAGAAAAGACAGTATTTAAAAAAACATCTCGCAAACAAACAGTTTCTAATGCTCCAGCAATCGAAACAACGGAAGAAGTAAAAGAAACAGTAAACAACACAGAAGAAAACGAAGTTGCAGAACCGGCGACATCTAGACAGTTATGGGCATTACATTGTGCAACTAAACTTGATACTAGAGAATTGAAAATTAGTAAAACAAAAGCCTCCGAACTGATTACTAAATCAAAGGCAGGACATAGCATCATTGAGGAAGTAAAAGTCTACATGAACACTAATGAAACGGTAGCACCTAACGAAGCAAAATCAAATAACGAAGAAGCTCAAACAGAAGCAAAAGAAGAGCAAAGCCAAGTGAAGTACATTTCTAAAATTAATAAGCAATTTGAAACAGTACAAAAGAAACTAGATTCTATTTCTGGCGAATATCTAACCAACACTTGGAAACGTCAAAATGAAGAAGCTTCTAGAGACGAAAAGAGGGAACAATACCGTTTTGATATTTCTTTGTTAAATCTGTTCAAAGAAAAGGCATCTAATAATGAAATGTCGTCTTTTGAAATAGCTTTACTAAATGGTGCTTTCCGCGAAGATATTAGAAGTAAATACAATTCAAAAATGAAACATAATTATGATATTAAATACCCAGAAATTGATCCTAAGTTAGACCTAAGTGGATGGTGGAATGTTGAAGTTCCTAAACGTCAAAAGCGATATAATAAAGCTAATATATACAATACAGAACAACTGATCGAAGCAGTAAACCAATATGGAGAACTAGTAAAAGCAATCGAAACACCTGTAAATCCTGTTCAGCAGCAAATTAAAAAGCTTGAGAATGATGTTAAATTAAGTAAAATACCTGGATACTTCCCAACTCCAAAAACAATTGTTCAATATATGATCGAGATGGCAGATATACAAGACGGTGAGACTATTTTAGAGCCGTCGGCAGGGAATGGAAACATTTTAGATGGGATAACACAATACACAATGGAAGAGGGTTTAGGCGTAAATCTAGAGGCTTTAGAATGGAATTATAGACTGTCCGAGATACTGGAACTAAAACAATATAAGATTGTGGGTAATGATTTCACAGAATTCGAACCAAATAATCTTTATGACAAGATTATTATGAATCCACCTTTTGAGAAAAACCAAGATGTTGAACACGTATTAAAGGCTTATGAGTGTTTGAAAGATGGAGGTAAAATAGTTGCTATCATGTCTCCACATTGGACCTTTGCAAGCGATTCTAAAAGCGTTCAGTTCCGTGAATGGCTCAGTGATAAGGGGACAACCGAAAAGCTTCCAGAGGGGTCATTTAAAGAGTCTGGGACGGGAGTAAATACTGTTTTAGTGGTCATTGATAAGCCATACAATAATACAAGTGAGCAATTAGCGGGTTAAAATAAAAGTAAAACGAACACTTGACTTTTTCTTATAAAGTAAATATAATGATAATATAAAGTTTATTCATTGGAGGCGGTAGAGATGACGGGTGAAAATTTTAAAGGTTTGAACCGTAAAAACTCAGCAATCGAAAAATTAAAAGAGGAATTACAAAGTGCAAAAGAATCCTTTACTAAGTATGCAAAAAATGCTGATGAAGAAAGTTGGTCTTTTATTACACTGAATAAACTAGAAAATGAAATTATGGAGTTAGAATATGAATTGGATTGTGCTATTTATGAAGACAATCGAAGAAGAAACTGGAAGTGACCGGGTCATTGTTAGATAGATAACATAATGAAATGCGAATTTTATAAGGAGTTGAATACCCATGAATTTTAAACCGTTATCTATTTACCTGATCGACTATGGAACGCATACCAAACTTGCTACATTTAGGATCAAACAAAAGAACTTAAATCATTTCTTTGATGTTGATGGAGAGTTTTCATTATCGGACGAATTCCTTAAAAGAGGAGTTATTGTAGTGACAGAGCTTGAAGAAGATGAGGAAGGCATATTCTAAAAGTAGGCAGCGAAAATATTTAAAAAGTAAAATAAATACTTGACTTAAACCAATAAAACAAATATAATAATAATATAAAGTAAATAAGTAATTGAAATACTCATTTTATAAGGAGTTGAATGAGATGAAAGTTTCTCAATCCAAAGTATTGCACAAAGAAGGCTCTGTAAGAACTAGAGTAGTATATCAAAATAAGAAAGGCTACTACTGTACCGTTGAAGCAAAACGAATATATTTAATAAAAGAAGACGGAATAGTTAATGAGGGGATTTCAAAAGGGATACAATATGAATTCAAGGAAAATAGCTTATAAAAGAGTGATTTTATAGTGATATGAAAAATTAAAAATTGGAGGAATTTAATATGAACACCGATTCCGTTAAAGCGAGAAGTTTATTAAAAACAGCAAAGCAAGATATCTTAAAAATGTATGGATGGACAGCAAAAGATTATTCTGCACGTATTTCAGAAACCAAACAAGGGTTGAAGTTGAATATTAAGTTATTAGTTCCCAGAAAGGGATTTAAAACAATCTGTGATTTTTTGATTGATAAAGTAGGCACAAGACACAGCCATGTAGATGTTATGCATAAGTCAGTTTTATCACAGGTTGAGTCTATAATTGAACAGGAAGTTGAAAAGGGCATTGATTATGGTTCAATCTCCAGTATGGACTGGATAGTATATTCAACAGAGGGTTCTAGAAAAGTACAGAACTCGACAATTAGATTTATGAATAGTTTATATGATTACTCAATAGCTTAATTAGTGAATAAAATTCTTGTTTCATTAAAATAAAAATAGGCAGGATAAGAATACTTATGATTGATTCAAAAATTATCATGATGATTCACAATGAAAAAGAGAGCATTAAGCAAAAGCAAAGGCAACTACTCATCAAATATGGATTCGGCAAGCATTCCAGAGATATTGATAAACAAATCACAGTGTCATTCTTTAGAATGGCAGAGGAGAGTCAAGAGGATTTAAACTCCTTCATTGATTTAGAAAAGGAATATGTTTGCTGTAACAGTAGGTTAGTTAGTTTGAGGATGAGTAAGCGTGAAGTATTAAATTCAAGGTAAAATGCTTATTTTACCAAACATCATTGCTCAAGCATCTAACGCTAACATATAATCAGAGTGGATAAATTAACTCTGGAGGCTCATAAACTCATGGTGTGGACTATATTAGGCATAATCTTAGGTGTTCTTTCAGTGTTATCATTAGTTTTAGGTATGATAAGTTTATTTAATAAAGAGGATTATTCCTTTACTGGAAGTCGAAGTTATAATAATATGAGTCCATTTATGATGACCATTGTTTATGGAATATTGGCCTATATTATGTTTACGGTGAAATAAGAAGTAAATAAATTCTTTAAAAGTAAAAATACATTGGAGGATAAGTAATGAATATCGATCAAAAACAAATTGAAAAGATGTGGCAGGAGCTCAAAGAGGTTTCTTTTGATGAAGATTACGAAAATCAAGCCTTATACCTTGCTGAAGATTGGAAGCACTTTAAAGAGGGAACATACCAGGAGGAAATACTGCAATGGTTTGACGAAAACTATAGTAAGGGTGCTTCAGTTTTCAACCATTAAACGATATGGGAGGGTTACAAATGAATCCACTCTTTAAAAAGGTAATCAAGATTTTAAAAGCGCACGATATTGAGTTTACTGTCGAAGGCAGTACGATCCTAACGGCTCTTTGCTCTATAGAAATCGGTATGAATGAAGTCAAAGTAAATGACAAACCGGTTAATATAGACGGTTTATGGATCACTATAGCAGCCATTGAGGGGAGGTAGGCGGAAGGGTAGCAGAGAGGTCAAGGCCTCAAAAAAACGGCCAGAAACAATTCATACATCCACGATTTTTCTGAATGAAGGGTTACTTTTATCATCTCTCAAAAATGCGAAATTACATATAATAGCGAGCATATTTTGTTTGGGGGATATTTTACATAACAGCCAGCACTTTTTCTTTGACCGAAAGTTTTAATTGAGAGGCGGGAACGAGATGAACAAATTTATTAAGCGATTCACCTTTGAAAGTGTTGTATTATACTCGCTTTGTGCAGTCCCTTGGATGGTCTCTATTGTTAAAGCAGTTAATTAAATTAACATACATAAAATAGTTAATATGAATAGAGGAGGGCTCATGCACAAAGTGACGTTGACCAACGCCGAAATAGCCGAATACACTAAGAACCGCCAGGCAATCCGGGACAGTCGAACGCGGTTTGAGGTACGATATCATACCGAAATGTGTCTCGGTATTTTGCAGCGTGGCCGAAACCGGTACATAGATAGTTTGGAACATGAGATTACGGAATCAAGTAGCGATGATATTTAAATAAAGCAACGATTTTACAGAGAAATGGGGCGAAGATCCGTGGACAAATATGTGATTAAAACGAATCAAGGTTACGTAAAAAATATATTAAAAAGTAAAATCCTTTATACCGATGACTTGTCACACGCCAAACTTTATCACTCTTCATATAAGTGCATAGTTTCAATGGCGAATTACAAGTCGTTATTTAAACAGACGTGTCCTTCGATACTAAAAATTAAAATGAATATCGAAGCATTTGAGTGGGTAGAAAGTCGATATTTAGTTCAATATCAGTAATTAATTTTAAATATAAATATAGGGAGATATGATAATGACAAAACAGGTTTCTATGGAGTTCAGCGGAAATGAATTGATTTTAATTGAAAGCAGAACGATGCGCGATGAGTATGTGTTCAAAGACACCGTTATGGATAAAGTAAAAATTGTTCCACTAATTCCCCATTCAACGGAACTGACAATTCAAATGGCTGCTTCTTATTATGAAGTTGGTGGAGATGCAGTTGAGTCTATTATTAGAAGAAATCGTGAAGAATTTAATGAATATGGAGAAGTAAGACTATTAAAAGGGAAAACTCTTAAAGAGTTTCGTGACCGTCAGCCTGACGGAAGCGAAATTATCAGCTCTAACACAAGAAGCTTAACCCTTATTACTCGTCGTGGTTTGTTGCGTATTGGGATGCTTCTTACTCAATCAGAAGTAGCTAAATCAATCCGTAACTATCTGCTGAATGTTGAAGAACTAGCACCAGACGAAGTTAGACAATGGGCTGTTGAACGCGAAATTTCGAAGCGTGAACGTAGGCTGTTAACAGATTCAATTCAAGAGTTCTATATTGCTACTTCGAGTATGGATGACAAATTTAAATATGCCAACTTCACAAATTTGGTTTATAAAGTTCTATGGGATACAGACGCCAAATCACTCAAAGATATGTATGGTATAGAAAAGAATGAATTACTAAGAGATGCATTTAGTACAGAGGATCTAAGAAAAGTCGTCAGTGTAGAGAGGGCTATTGCAGGGATGTTAAATGTTGACTTTAAGTATGATGAAATTAAAGATAGATTAATGAGTAATCGTTCAAGATTTCAATAAAATGCTTTTAAATAAAAATAAGTATTAATTAATTCGCTATTGCATATGTTGTTTTATAACTGCATTGCCTGGGAAAAAGGAGGCTTTTTATGAAGAAGCTCATGTTTCTTATCAGTGCCTTTCTGATATTTAGTGTTCTAACGGGCTGTAGCAATACTGATCCGGTAGCAGAGGAATTAATATCTTATATTAACGAACAAATGACTCCTCTGGGAAAAGAGGAACAAGAGTTGCTTAATGCTTACGAAAGCGTAACAGGAGAAAATTATAAAGATGACGAAACAACTCACAAAGTTTTGGTGGAAGAAGTAATACCTGGTTACAACGAGTACATTGGGAAAATAGAAGCGATCAAGATTGAATCAAAAGAGTTAAGAGAGGTACATGAAATTTATATAGATGGATTAAATCTTCAAATCTCGGCCATAACGTCAATCGCTATCGCCTTAGAACAGCAGGATGGAGAGGCTATTGTTGAAGCGAATGAGAAGCTTTCAGAGGCTAGGAAGATGATGAGAGAATTTCAGACTAAATTAAAGGAACTAACTAAAGAACACAAAATAAAAATCGAAAATAACAAAAATAACTCCTAGTTCTTCAAGGGGTTATTTTTTATACACCTTGTTTTTATAAAAGTTTATTATCAAAGAGTAGTTATAAGCTGCTCTTTTTGTTTCATTGAAAAAATAAATTTCATTTGAATATTTAAATTGTATAATTAAAATTGAAATAAATAAATTAACACAAAGGATTTGGTAGCTTGAAGACTATTAACTTTTTTCATCCAAGTACAAAAATACCCATGATTGCCGAATGGGACGAAGACGGAAAAACGGTAATGTTCAATTATGACAACTTTGAACAAGCCAGGAAAGACTTCGACTCAAAGGCGATCGAAGAAACGAGAGAATGGTGTATTCAAAGCGCGATAAATTGTTACAGCATTGAACAAGCTAATGACCATCTGGCTCATCTGAAAATCATCTCAACATTTAATTAGACCCAAATAAGGAACCTTAAATATAGGGGTTCCTTTTTATAAAATAAATATATACATACAATAAATTGTGTGATATAATTTAACTAACAAATCAAAGAGGTGAAGAAAATGTATAAGGTAAAGGTTATGGAAAAAGTTCTGGGCAAACTTGTTTTGAATACATATACTTTTTCTAGAGAAGATCAGATGCTAATGTTCAAGCAAATGTGTGAAGAGGACGGAGTATTAGTTTTCATCCAAAAGGCAGCTTAAGGTATATCTAAGGAGATGGAGTTAATGATTACAACTGAGTCAATTTTTTCAAAGTTAAGTGATGATGATCTTCGTAAAGCTTTTGCGGAATATGAAAACTGGAGAGAAACAGGGGTTCTACAGGAAGGAATAATCCGTAGAGCACATGAAGAACTTCAAGAAGTAAATGGATATTCGATTATGATTCATTCTCTAACTGAACCACTGTTGTACGTGATTATCAAAAGACTGATAAAATGATCCTTTTATTCAAATAAATTAGATAAGGAATGATACTATGTTGAGCAGAATTAATAGATTTGATGAAAAGGTGAAGCTAGAAAACACATATAAAGTAAAAAACGATCATTATATTGTTGAGATAGAAATTAAAGAATTTGCAAATATCTTTGGTATTGATGTTGTCTATACAGAGCGCAACCTGCAAGAAGACGAAAGTCCACCACAACTTACAGTCAATATTAACTTTAACAAAAAGTACACTTCTTATAATCCGTTTATTAAAATGCTTGAGGTCAGTGGAAGTTATTTGTTCGTCGATGGTATTTTGAAATTCGAACGGTTTCCACAACTTAAAGAATCCAAAGTGCTGATGTTCATTACTACTATTGATCATTTGGAAGCAGAGAATTTAAAGAAACCAGTAAGAAAATAAAATGAATATTTCATAAGGAGGAGGATTGTAATGAAATTTAAGGATATCAAACCATACATACAGTGCAATAACTATTCTGTTGATGTTTCTTTGAGATATCTTGAAAGCACCATAGATGAGTATATTGAAGAGATGGGTTTGGAATTAGATCCAGACTTTCAAAGAGGCCATGTTTGGACGGAACAACAACAAGAGCTTTATATAGAACATTTGTTGCGCGAGGGTGTCTCAGGGTTAGACATTTACTTCAATCATACTAAATGGCAAGGAACAGAGGGAAAGGGGGATGGATGGTTCGTGTGCGTTGATGGGCTACAACGTCTTACGGCATGCCTTGGATTCCTTAGAAATCAAATTAAAGCATTTGGTCACTTTTACGAAGACTTTGAAGATAAGATTCCAATGATGATACGCTTGAGTTTTCATGTTAATAACCTTCAAACTCGTAAAGAAGTACTTGAATGGTACTTACAGATGAATAGTGGCGGCACTGTTCACAGTCAAGATGAGTTGGATCGAGTTACGGGATTATTGGCAGCTGAGTCTTGATAAAAAGATTATTTTATGAAGAGATGAGAATTATATGAAACTCATATCTAAGCAATTGGTTAAGATCGAGGAATACGCATACGATACACAGGAAGAATGTAATGAACATGCTAAGAAGATGATTCACGATGGCTTTGAGATAAGAATTAAATATCATGATGTGTATCAATATTACAGAGAGTACGCTAAGTGCAGCTGATATAAGGTTCTTTCATAAGGAGATGATTATGTGAAGAAAGTGAAAATCAACATTGAGAACGTGGACTTTGGTGGTATTTCAAAAGATATTGAGAGAAAAATTAGAAAAACTCCAGAGAAGATATATGATGTCGTAAAGGTTGAAACTGCTACATATCCAATAACGTTGGAAGGTATTATGTATAGATTTAAACAGAGTGAATTGATCGTAATCGAGTAAAAAACTATTTTATAAGGAGATGAGAAAGATATGGCATTTCTGGAGGGTAAGAATGTTGCCCCACGATTAGCAGTTGAGTCAAAAAAGTTGGTTGGTAAGCGCGTAAGATATCTAAGATCTCAAGATATCGATAAATCAGGTCGAGGCCATTTCTTTCCACGTACAGGTATTGTTGAAAGCATATATGGTAGGAATATAATGCTGGATAATGGCATAGATATCCATTTCAGCGATATTGTTGAGTTGGTTGTAATAAATGATGAAACAGAATGAAAGGATTCATTTACTGGGAGTTGAATTAGATGATAAAAAAGTATTTACCAGTATTTTTCGGAGTGTTTATGGGGCTATGCATTCTTGGATTAGCAATATGGTGGAGCGAAGGTATTAAATTGATAGCTAATAAATAAGCTAGTAATAGAAGTAATTTATTCGCTTAGGAGGTATTATAAATGTTGTACAAACTTCTAACAAGAATGTTGGCCAATAAGTTGAATTTATGGGTATCCACTTCCCATGGAATATTTATTGCTGATGTTCGTGGACATTCTTTTTCAAAAGAGTTCAGAAACTGGAAAGAGGCTCACCGATTTTTAAAAACAATGTACAAACTCTAAAATAGGCTTCTTTGTAAAATAAATATAAATAAAATTATAATAATGGAGGAATTCAAATGGATACATACGATATCGTTGTGAATAAACAAGTGGTGGAAAGCATCCCTCAGCAAGGACGCTGCAGAGAGGCTATGAGCTTCATTATTATGGACAGGGTGTACAAGCTTACAAGCGAATTCAAAACGTATGTAGAGGTCTACAGCCGCAAAACAGGAGGGGTTTACCGATATGTTTAGGGGAGGCAAATAGATTAAAGGAAAACTGTATGTTCGAACTCCTGGCTCTAATTGGGTGGAATTAAAATTATTAATTAGGAGGGAGTGAGGGAGTATTAAAGCCATTAGCGACCTACAAAAACAGCGTGATACCCTAGCAATGTTGTATAATTTAAATTTACAGTCAACAACTGAATTAGAGTTAGAAGTCATAAAAAATGAAATTAATGATTTAGACAGAATGATCTCAAAATATCTGTTGAAAATGATAGATAATACTGTTCTTGACTTACCTAGTATTGTAAGATATTAATAACTCGGTTAGATAACGATATGTATTAACACCAATTGAAAATTAAACCGATATAGGCGATCTAAGCTCTTAGGTCGTCTATATTTTACAACTTAGGAGGAGCTGCAGATGGTGAAATCAAAGACTCCCAAAAGGCCGACAAGGGACGAATTTGTGTTAGAGGAGTTAGGTAATCAGCTTACAGAGGCTTATCAAGAGGAATCGCAAATTCAGCTTACTGTGTGGGCCTGGGAAGAGCCGGTAAGAGGACAGATTGATAAAATGGACTCCCGTACGGGGAAAGTGCACATCAAGAAGGATGGAATCATTACCAAGGTTCCGTTCATGGACATAATGGAAGTTAACTATCCAAGGGATTGATTGTTCAATAAAGGCTGCTATATCCTATATAAATGGAGGATGGATTATTAATATGAGCGAGTTTTATAAAAACCTTATGAGGGGACTTGGAGTGGGCTTTTCTATTTTAATAATTTTTATCCTCTTACTCCTTATTATGGAGTTTGTTTTTAGCAGTTCTTTATTCGATGATTTAACAACCTATTTATATAGATTGGCCTTAAAATAACTATTTATATGGAGGAATACGATGCTATTTTATAAAATACCAAATGACAGAGAACACGAATTTCATGGGGATGCCAGGTATTATTATGTCGTATCTTTTGACGTGCCTTCAAAGCAATATGAAGGAAAAATCATGGTTCCATCCGATGAAAAATTGGAAGAAGATGATATTTTTCAAGCGGCTCAGGACTATTTGATGGATCACTTTAAAAATGTCTTTGGAAAAGTCAAATTTGCCGCAGAAGTTAAAATACTAGAAGCATATGATAGGATGGCGGAGTGATTGCTCAGACTCAATTGTCTAGGCAATTTACTTGTTTTATTTTTAATATCAAAGGGGGACTAATATGATCTATTCTGAACAGTTAATCAATGAGATCAAAGATGTTCTTAAAAAAGATTTCAACTTGAAACAAGTGATTTTTAAGGAGCAACTTGGTGAGGATTTATACTTCGAAGCGCTGGGAATGGAACGAGGAAGCGAATACAGTTTTAGATATAAGCCACAGGCCAAAACTCTCTTCCATAAGTTAAATAATAATTGGTCTCAAATCAAGGGATATCAAATCGAATTAACCAATCAAATGTAGATTCCATTCGAAATTTATATATTAACTTTCATCGGGACGAAAATGAACCTGCCTTAAATGGCAGGTTTTTCTTTGTTTGTGAGACCTAATTTTTCAGCTCTTCTGATAATCTCAAGCAAATTTTTCATGTCCTCAGTAACGTCTGATGGCTTAGAATTAAGCTGCTGTTCGAGTTCAGCATTCCTGTTCTGCAGGTTAGCGATGGTTACTCTCATGCCTTCAAGTTGATCTTTGATTGCTTGTAACGAGTTAATTACCTGGTCTATATCGATCTCAGGCGCGTATGGTTTAACTGAGGGGATTGCGGCAGAGAGTTTGGGCTGTTTTATTCCTTGAGTTTGTTTTCTTTTTAATTTTGCTTCTTTAATCTGCCCTTCATATCGCTTACGTAAATTAGAATTCCATCTAAATCCACATGCTGCCGGTGTTCTGTTTGTTTTTTCAGCAACCAGATCAAAAGCATATAATTGTGTTTCACCCTTCTCAATACAGTTTAATACTGTTTCAGAGAGACAGATATCGTCTTCATAAGTCCATCCGTCTTGTCTTTTCATAAAGATACCTCCAATAAAATGTGCTATTAACATGTTTATCCAAAATGTCAATAGGTTATGCATTTATTTTCGTATACTATGAAAAAGGCTTGACAAGAACAAATGTTCCGTATTGTATAGGGGGTGTTTATTGGTTATAATAATAACATAAATATAATAATACAACTTAAAAAGACATATTATAGTGTTGAGAATAGTTTGATTAATTACAAAAACTAAATATAGGAGTTGTTAAATAAGATGGCTGTAGCAATTAATAATAAAGTACATAATGAAGCAGTAAAACAATTTGAAATTTGGCTTGCTGACCTTGGTGATGAATCTAAGGGATCTGTGCAAAGAGGTGTAAGACCAGTAATCATTATTTCGAATGACAAAAGTAATAAATTTGCACCAATAGTGATGGTATCACCGATAACAAGTAGTTCTACAAAAGCTAAGATTCCTACGCATGTTAGTTTAAAAGCAGATGAAGTTGGATTTATTCATGACAGTGTTATTTTGTTTGAGCAGCATCTAACAATTGATAAGAGCCAATTAATTCATAAGTTAGTTGACATGCCGGTTCGTTATGAAGATCAATTATTGAGAGCATTAGAAATTAGTACTACACGTATGTTCAGTAGATAGTTAACAAATATAAAATAAAACAAATAAATGTAAATAAATCGGAGGAATTTATCATGAAGATTTATTTATTGTAAGCTCCAGTGGAATCCGTCTGGAGCTTCTTGTCTTATTTATTTTTAAGAATCAATAAATCAGAAACATCTATCTCTAACTCATCGCAGATTAGTGCAATATTATTAAGTGGCAAATGCCTTGATTTGTTATTGCACATCTCAGATATAGTAGGGTGTCGGATGCCAGTCCTTTTCGCAAGTTCTCTAGCACTCATTCCCTTTTTGTCTAATATGTATTGAAGATTAATAAAGATATACGACATTTTCTTCCCCCAAATGAATACTAAAAACGGTTGACAATGTAAATTGAAAAGTCTATATTGATAATAGGTTGTTACGATTTGCGTAACAAAATTAAGGCATGACAAAAAGCTCCCCCTTATATGGTGGGAGCTTATTCCAGTTTATTCTAACAGATTCAATAAATCTTTTACAACATCTTTGCGGAGGCAGCTAGAATATGATAAATAATAAAAGGTATGTTCTTCAAAAATTTATTTCTTATGATGAAAAAGCTAAGTTAGAGACATGGATGATTACAACTATCAAAAGCGATAACTTGGATGCATTAATGAACTTTCTTTCTAATGGTTATCGTATCTTTGATACAGTTTCTAATAAAGAAGTGATAAGAAATTAATTAATTCAAGTGTATTTTATCTTGATTAAAGATCTAGTTTTTTTACTAAAATAACTAGATTTAAACACATTACTGTAATATTCTTATAAGTATAAATAAGTAGCAATAATAAGGTGATTTATGGAAAAAGATAGTAAGAATGATAAATTATATATTATGAAATACACTTTAAGCAGTGGGATTAGAGGTACAGTACCATTATCGACTAATAGTATTAATGACTGGTTGGAATGCTACAATTTAAATAAAGTCTTTATTACTAAGATTGGTACTGAGTACTTTGGACTAGATCCTAAATATGTAGCTGATTTCAAAGTACATAATGAGCAGCATGATAGTTTTAAGAATGATAGTAAACACTTTGATTCATTAAGTGAAGCATATAACATAGAGAAGATAATTATAAAAGTAGATTGTAAGTGTAACACTATATACAACACTGAATTATCGTATTACACAAGTAAGTGGTATTGTAGTAAGTGCAAAGAATCTGTATATCATGATAAAAACTATTCAGAAACTAAGAGTGACAAAAGAACTATTTTGTATTTTACAAACAAACATCAATCTGAACATGTGTGTAGTCTGAATGAACTGTAGAAGTATATTTACATTGTATATTTCGATTGTATTTTGCTATACTTATATATATGTACATAATAAGGGGTGAGCTATGACTTGAAAAAAGACCGCGAAGAACTTGAGGTTAACTTAAGGAATGTTATTGATGACAATAAACATAAGACAAAAATGCTTGCGAAAATAAATGACTTTCTTGATGAATATGGAATATTACCAGGCTTTATCAATGACATTGCAAGAAGTACCACATCACTTTCTAATTTAGAAACACACTTACTTATAGTGGTAACAGACGCTGTGTATCGAGTTACAGGTGATGGCAGGATTATCAGTCAGGATTACTTTTCTAAGTCTGAATTAGATAAATCTTTAGAGCTTACCAGACAGAAATCAAATAAAATGAATTTAGAATTACCAATTGAAATATCTAATGTTTTAAATGTAGATCAACTAACATATTTCACTAAAATTGATATAAAACTCTTAGTTGATATGTTTCACTCTAAATTGATAATTTACGATTATGAGACTCAAAGAAGTGCAAAATATCGTATGGGTAAAGATGGAGTAGTTCCAGTTCCTGATGTGAATAAGAAGAGTGTAGATGACATTGCTAAGCACATGTTAGAGGGCACTTATTTACCAGACATGTTGACTTTGAATGTCTATTCTGAAGAAGTTGAACCATTAAGTTATGACGAAAGAAATAAAATTCTCACAATCAATAAAGGATCAAGCATTTCTATTCTAGATGGATTCCATCGCCTACAGGGTGGAGTTAAGGCCTTAACTATAAACCCTAATCTGTGCTTAGAATTACTCTTATCGATAAGATCTTATGATACAGAGATAGCTAAGAAATACTTTGGGCAGATAAATACAATAAACGTTGTAAAGAAGGAGAGACTTAAAGAACTTAAGTCAGAAAACTGGTCTGTTGCTGTCGTAAGAGATCTTCAACAAAAGTCAGAATTAAAGGGTAATAAGATTGCTTCTGCTGCAAACATAAGTGAAATTGCTGGCCAACTAACGACATTTGATATTATGTCTTATGGAGTTGAACAGATTTTTTCTCCAGATAATTTCTTAGAATATAAAGAAGTAGCAAATTATCTTACTGAGTTTTTTGGATATTTAACTGGTCACTTCTATGATGAATTCATTTCCAATCCAAGCGCATATCGTAAAACATATGTTAATCATCCTCTGATGTTCTTAGGATATATTCAGATTGCAAAGAATTTTAAAGATCAGAACAAGGATTTAAGTGAAGTATCTCACATTAAATCCTCAATAAATTTTGATGATAAAGAGTTGATAAACATTTTGAATAGTAAGAGCGGAATAAACTCAAATAGAGTAAGAAATCAAATAATTAATTATTTTAAAAAGTGAATTGAAAGTGTGGGTGGGAATAGTGTCTAATGAAGTGTACAATGATTATTTATATAATGAAGAACAAAAGAAGAGATATCTTAAAGGATTGAATGAAAATACTTACACTACGTATCTAAGAGTATTAAAAAGGGCAAGTAAATTAGAAAAACGATTAGGTAAGGATCTTTATAACTTCAACATACATGAGATAGAAGACTTATTAAGTTATCTTGCTCCAAAGACACTCCAATCTGCACACGGTAGCGGCTCCATTATACAAAGTTATATAAGGTGGGCTATTAGTCAAGATTTGAGAGACGATAATTTAAATCCATTAGACGTTCTCGGAGGCTTAGATTTTTACGAACGGTTTGTTGATAAGACAAATAAACTTCTTATAACAGATGACGAATTGAAAGATATTGTAGGCGACTTAGATAATTATCAAGACATTGTGATTCCCATGGCTCTGTTTGAAGGAATAATGGGAAGGGAATACAGTGAATTATTAAATTTGACCTTAGAAGATATAAATCAAAGGGAACACACAGTGCTGCTTAAGAACGAATTAAAAAACGGTGAAATTGAAACAAGGACAATAAAAATAAGGGAAGAACTTACAAGATATTTGGTCAAAGCAGCTGAGCAGCAGATATACAGCCAGGACAATGGAAATAGTCGTGCTAAGAGTCCCAATGTTGAGCTAGTCGAAAGCCCCTTTATTATACGATCAGTAAAGAGAAGAGCAACTGTAAACGAGAAAGCTGATAAACACTTAGTCCTCAGAAGATTAAAGAACATAGGCATATGGAAAGGGCTTAAGCATCTAAGCGCAATTAATTTGCGAAATTCAGGTATGCTCTATATGGCTAGAAACCTGTTAAATGAAGTTGAGCCGTATAATTCGCTGGATCGTGATAAAATTATCACTATTTGCCAGCATTATAATATTGGAAAACAATCAAACGATAGCGAATTTTATGCTTATACAAGGTACACACAGGACTTCTTAAATGAAGAAACCATAAGGAAGGTATATGAGATAGAATAAGTTAAAAACTTATTCTATTTTTTTGTTTGAATGGTGTTGACAGTGGAACAATCCGATGGTATTATCAGTATATAAATTATTAATATATTTACTTTGAAAGGATGATCAAGGGTGAATGCATTGGTATACATATTATTTTCAATGTTAGATGGAATAGCGATTTTTACATTTTCATTTGGTTTTTTTCGATTGAAGATGATGGATTATTGGAAAGAGATAATAATAACAAATTTAGTAATATCGATTGGTACATTCTTCTATTCGGAAAACAACTTATTGTCAAACTTATCACCGTTTATTAACTTAATAATTTTTATAGCTGCTCTAATTTTTTTCTTTAGAATTTCATTTTTCTCAGCGTTTAGAGTAGCCGGTTGCGGATTCCTGGCCCAAACAGTTATTTTAGGATTAGTTCTATCCATTACTTGCTTGGTATTAAATATAAGCCTTAATGAAATTAAAGAGCATGATTACATAAAATATCCACTTCAAGTGATTGGTGATATTGGAACTGTATTGTTAAGCCTAGTGTTACGTAAAAAGAAAATCTGGATGACTAACTTACCTTATTCGTATTCATTTAAGTTTAAGCCAAGCCGTATAAATGTCTTGATTTTTATAGCAACTATAATAGCAGCATTGGTAATCAGTCGGGCTTCATCAATAAACAATATTTATCTTGGACTAATTTTTTGGATCATCTGCTTTGTTAATCTTTTATTCATGGAAATAAAGAAAGAAATGAGGGGAGAAATTGATTGACCTTTTTAGTGATAAACTAAGTAGTTATTTAAAAAATAAATACCCAGAAGAACTACCAGCCCTATCCATCGTCCGGTATTCCATTAAGTTTTTAATCTCTAATGTTTTACCAATCATAATCATCATCTTAAGTTCAATTCTATTTCAAATGACTAAAGAAGTGGTTATAGGTTTGCTTGGGTTTTGTATACTCCGAATGTTTTCTGGTGGGTATCATGTTAAATCAGCTGAGTTATGTATTTTGACATCAGTAACAGTAATTTATCTCATTGCGATAGTGGGACAACAAATAAATAGTTACATGATTGTTTTGGACCTGATTAGTATTATATTGGTTGGAATATATGCACCATCAAATATTAAAAAACAAACAAGAATTAAGGAAGAAAATTACCGTTATCTTAAACTGATGTCATTGATTATCGTAACGAGTAACATTTTTATACAAAGCAATATTCTCTCTGTAGCTTTTTTAATTCAATCAATAACGCTAATTAGAAATTTAAACTCTATGAAGGAGGTGAAAAGTGAATGACGAAGCTAAATAAGGTAGCACTAGTTCTTGGAACAATTTTTACAGCTATTGCAACAACAGTAGCAAGTACAGCGAGCTGGACAATTCTTGGCACTGAAGAAGTACCTAACGAATTGAAATAAACAAAACATTATAATAATGCTTGCGTCTATATATGTAAAATTAGACGCAAGCAAGGTATTATATATATAAGGGGGGGGATTAATAGTGTATAAAATTATTGTAGTGGGGAGAGAAGGAAAAAAAGTAAACGAAGATGCTGAATGGCTAGATATAGATGATGTTGTAGGAATACACTCAGAGATGGTGAAGTATGGAAAATCAATTGTTATATTTAAGACTATGGATAGCGAATACATAGGCGCACACGGTATTGAAATGACAATGAAATTATTTGAGGATCTTAAGGAATATAATTTTATTAGAGCAGACAGAGGTGTAATGGTTAATTTAAATAAGATTGAGTCAATTGATGAAAAGAACAAATTATTATTTTACAATAATAAAAAAGATTCTTTTACAGTGTCTAAAACAAGATGGAACGAAGTTAAGGATCGTTTCATAAAAATTAATTGTATTGCGGATTAATCATAAAAATCCGTACTTATTATAAATAAACATAATAATATAAAAATTAATCTAATCGGAAAAATTTAGATTGATTTTGCCTTTTGGCAATAGTATAATTAGGTACAAACATAAGTTCGCATAAATTATAAATTCGACAGAAGACGACAAAAATTTGATAAGATTACCAACTAACAAGCGATGTCAAGAAAAATTCATAGGGTACTTAATTTTATTGCCTATTTCTAGTAATATTCTATAATAAAGTTAGGACCCTATCCCCTAGACAATTTATTGAGGTGAGGCTTATCGCCAGGAACACCGCTGCCAAAGGAGAATGCAGGATGCTAGAGAGAGTAAAAAGGGCGTTGTGTATTGATGATGAAGCAATTAATCTGATGAAAACAATCGCTTTTCTCTGCGTGACAGCTCAGGAACAAGAGCAATTGATTGAAGAGTGCCAGGGCAAAGATTGTCAATACATTAATCGGTATCTAATAAAGCTTAGGAAAGAAAAAATCCTTAAGCTTGGCTATGATGATCAGCTTGATTTTTCAGAAGACTTTCAACGAAGCAAGATCTCCGCAATGGAGCGGTTATGTCAAGAGCCTTTGAACGAGTTTAAGTTGGCGAACCTTAAAAGCAATGATCCCGTGCATATATTTAATATACATAGACAGCGAGGACGATTCGTAAGATTCAACGAATTAGCTTTATACGCCTAATACATGCCGAGCGAAAGTTCGGCTCCCTTTTAACCTTAAAAGTAAAAATAAAAATAATAATTGACAATGTAATATCTGGTTGGTATAGTAAAGAAGTGGTTGATAAAAGAATAATTTCATCAAGAATATAAGCGAGTAAATGAGAGCATTAGCAAGTATTCTTGAGAATTAGCGAGGTAATCTATCTGGTTGATAGAGGCGTTCTTATACAGCGTTATAGGGTTGGGTTCGATTCCCCCACCTCGTACCATGCTCCTTTAGCTCAGAAGGACAGAGCAACGGTTTCCTAAACCGTAGGTCGTGAGTTCAAGTCTCTCAGGGAGCGTATTAAAATAACGTGCTCAGCACGATAACATATAGTTTCAGAAGCTTGATTCTGTAAAGGTGGTGATGTGAATCCAGAACCAGATGAGAAGTCCTCCCTTGTATAAAGTTCAGTCTCAGAATTAATATAAAACTAAAATACATATATAAGGGAGATATTAATTAATGGCAGATTACAAAATCAAAACTAACAAAACACATGGTGGTAAAGAGTTTAAAAGCAATTTTCGATTCATCGGTAAAGTAAGCCAGGTTAGCAAGAAAGATCCTGAAACAGATAGTTGGGAAAAACAACCGATCTACAAACAAAGCACAACTAGAACAGGTAAGCCGCGCCGTGTACTTCAATTTGAAGTTGAGACAGCTCTGAGCAACCGGCTACGGGTTGAGCTGGCGGGAATGGAGCAGCAATTCGCTTATCCATATAGCAGCAAACATAAGAAATCTCAGAAGGTTGCCTGGAACGATCGTAACGACAAAACAAAGTTTCCAGACGATACATATCATGCAATCGAAGTCGATTGGGACAAGGCAGAGCGGCTTGGTAAAGTAATCAAGGAAGATGATTGGGTAGAAGTTCGTGGTCAGTATCAGTTTGATACGTTTACTCCTGATGACAGCAACGAAGAAAAGGTGTTTGTTAAACGCATTATTAGCTCAGTAAGACCAATTCTAAATGGCGTAATTGTTAATGAGGATGGAACCACTCAAACTGTAAAACATGCTGGAGAAGAATTTGACTACATTACAGACTTCAACGATCCAAACTTCCGTGAGGTAAACTACTTTACAATGCAGATCGGTATCCGTAGTACATATCAGGAAGAAAGCGGAGATACAAAAGTGAACGGCACTTTCCTGGATTACGGTAAGGAACGCTCTGAGCCAAAAGACGTTGAGTTAATTGTCTATCAAAAAGAAGTTCCAGAAGGCAAGAAGTCCATGGCTGATGCGTTTGCTTCACTTAATACATATGATTTTATTGAAGTAACGGGACAAGACAATAATAGAGCAACATTCAGCTATGTAGATGTAGTCGAGGAATTGGCATCCGATGACCCATTTGCCGATGTGGATGAAACAGAAAAGGTAACACGTAAAGAGCGTGTAACAAACGGCGATAAGAAGGGGCTTGAAGTAATTAGTTATGTACAGGGAAGCTTGATGCGCGAGCTGCTTACAGAAGAAGAGTTTAGAAAAACAGCAGCAGTAACAACGGAAAATCCTTTTGCTTCAAATGATGATCCATTCAGTAATACAGATAACGATCCATTTGCTGTAGATGAATCTGACCCATTTGCTTGATAAGGTTTAGGTACTATAACGGTCTGTGCTTAAACAGAGTACAGACCTTAATATAAATATAATTTAAGGGAGAGATTTATTTAAATGAGTTGGAGAAAAACAACAGTAATCAAGAACGTTCCAAAGGTTGACTTGCAGGCTTACAATGTACTGATTGCCGGAGGATTCAAGGCAGGGAAAACAAGATTGTGGAAAGAAGTGATGGAGAAGTTTTATCCCAATGATCCAGATGCAGGCATCCTTCTGGCTTTTGAAGATGGGTTTTCTAGCTGGGAGCTTGAATCCGTAATTGATATGTACAATAAAGATTGGAAGTTCTTTAAAGATGTAGTAGTTAAAAACCTAGTGGAAGAAGCTGCAAATGGCAGAGTTTCAAAAGTGATCGGTATTGATACGGTTGATCGAATGTGGTCGATGGCAGAGGAATATATTATCGAAACCTATTCAAAAAAATATGGCAAGAAGTTCGCATCGCTTCAAGACATTACAGAAAGTGTTAAAGAACTGAATGGACACACACTTACAAAACAAGAAGTGTGGAATCAAATTGATACTCTTAAAAGAAGCGGCTACGGTTTCTTTTGGCTCTGTTGGGTGAAGGAACGCGAGACCGTAACAATCGATGATGTAAAATTTCAATCAATTGAACTTTCCATTAGTAAGTCTGGACGAGACATTTTCGAATCACAAGCACATCTAATTTGTACGCTCTTTAATGAGGTAACGGTAACAGATAAAGAAGGCAATGAACTCGAAGAAAACAAAAAATCAAAGAGCGGTAAAGAAATTGCTTCTAAATTCCATAAGAGTGAAGTGATGATGTACTTCCGTCCCTCTAACTATATTTCCATTGGTGGTGGTCGATTCACAGATCTCCCCGACAAAGTTGAATATAGTGCGGAAAATTTTATCAAGGTATTCGAAAATGCAGTTAAAGGCCAATTGAAGAATACAGATAAAACAGTTGAGGAACTTAAAGTATCTCAAACTCAAGAACGAGAAGAAAAAGCAAAAGAATTTGCAGAACAAGTGGAAGAGCAGCAAACTGTTGAAGATTTGATTGCACAAATTGATACAGAAACTAAACGCTTTGCTTCTAACGATCTGAAGGAACGAGTAGTACCAAAGTTCACAGAAATTTTCGGTTCTCCAAACTATCGCAAATCTGAAGATACCGAAAAACTCAAAGAAGCTTTGGAATTTATTAAATCAACAGCTTAATACATAGTTCTGATGAAAGACACTTTTTTTAAATAGCCTCACTTGCAAGAGTGGGGCTTTAACATAAATATCTAACCAACCAGGAGCGTGATTATGGGAAGTTTTATTCTCTTCTTGCTGCTAACGCTATCAGCAAATAAGTCTGAATTAGAGGGCGTTATGAAGGCACAGGAGGCAGCAAACACTATACATAAGCAAAGTGTTCAAGTTGAAATGTTGGATAAGTCAGAGAAAGCGATTGTTAAACAGGAGCAAAAGGAAAGAGCGACAACAAGTAAAACAAAAGTTAGTAACTCTAGCAAGGTTGCAACAGAATGGAAAACATACACTGTTACCGCCTATGATAACGGATACGAGTCCACGCAAAAGCGTCCAGGTGATAAGGATTACGGCATTACGAAGAGCGGCGAAAAGACCGTTGAGGGGCGCACAGTAAGCGCAGATCCAAGAGTTTTGCCATTGGGTACGGTTATTTACATAGAGAATGTTGGGGAGCGCGTAGTAACCGATACAGGTTGGGCAATTAAAGGCAGACGGCTCGATCTCTATTTTGAAAGTCATAAAAGGGCGCTTCAATTTGGGAAACAGAAACTGAAAGTTAAAATAATTAAAATGGGTGTGAAAAAATGAAATCTCAAACGGATTTAATTAAAGAAGTGTGTGCGGATGTAGAGGATTTACTGATTAGAAAAAACAATGATTATGGTAATTCATTTAGCCTCCAGTTTGAGAAGTATGGAATTCTCAGCGCAATAATTCGAATGGATGATAAAATGAGACGTCTTGAGAACCTGATTAAAGGTCATGACCCTCAGGTTGATGAATCACTTGAGGATACACTTAAAGATTTAGTTGGATATGGGACACTCGCTTTGGTGGAGTTACAAAAAAAGAAAGAGGGATTGAATGACTAAAAAGCGTTTAGCGGTAGACCAGGATAATGTCATTGCCGATCTACTTTCCTACTGGGTAGACAGATATAACAAGGACTATAATGACAACTTAAAACCTGAGCAGGTAAATGCTTGGAATTGGCATCATTTATGCAAGCCAGAATGTGGAGAAAAGATATATACATATATGGATGAACCAGATTTCTTCTTAAACCTTCCTGTCATGGAAGGTAGCCAAGAAGTTCTAAAGGAGATGAATCTAATATATGACATCTACATTGTGACTGCTCCTTTTAACATGAGAAATGTTCTTCCTAAATACGAATGGCTTAAAAGTCACTTCCCGTTTTTGGATTCTGGTAAATTTGTGTTCACCAGAGATAAATCGATCATTAATGCAGATTATTTAATCGATGATAAGCCGTCTAACCTTGAACATTTCAGTGGCAGCAAAATATTGTTTGATGCGCCTCATAATCAGAATGAGGATAAATATTATCGGGTGAAAACTTGGAATGAAGTAAGAGAAATTCTGCTGGATTGGAAGTGAAAAACTTGTTACCGATTAACTTTGAGCGCTTCGCAGAACTTTACAGATACCTGGAAGATGGAGAATGCAGTTATAGTGAGCTGCAGGAACTCAGAGACAAGTTGGAGGATATCAAAGAAATCGTTGAAGATGCAATGGAGAAGTTTTAATGAAGCGTTTGAAAACAATTAAATACATATCTGAAACGCTGGTAGAAGATCTGGTTAACGATGTTCTTAAAAACAATCGAGACCCTAACCATATGATACAGGCAGCGCTTGAATCTAGAAAGGAATATGGTTTAAAGGTTCAGGAGTTTATAGATAGATTAAAGAGTTAAGTTGGGAGGTGGTGATATTTTCCCTGAATTATTCTTTCTTAGTGAAACAGATAGATATTTTATAAAATATAAATTGATAACTGATTATGGATTTAAGCTCTATGAACTGGCTTCGTTGTGTGATGTCGATCTTGTAGAATTATTGGAAAATCAAAAAACAGTGACTATTGATAAGGAGAGATGATTGATCAAATGGTAAGCGAAAATCAAATGCGTAAATTTGTCGACAGTAATTTACCCAATATAAAAGTAAATCATTTTAGTACAGAAAAGAATCAATGGATTTGTGTTTTTCAAGAGGATTTCAAATATCCCTATATATCATTAACAACGAAGCAAATTGAGGAATCGACAGAACTAATAAAGAGTAAATAAAACATGTATTTTAAAATTAGGAGGATTGTTAATAGTGGCATTGGGCGAATGTTCAGAAAAAATTCAAGCTTTTTGGTTTGGTGCAAATGGATGCGAATATGTTGCTTGGAAAGGATCTCATCAAATTTATGTATATCCGACAGATGAATACCCAAGTCCACCTTCATACATTATTCAGCATAAAAAACGAATTGAAACATTAGAAGAATTTGATAATGCATTAATTCATGGAATTAGAATGAGAGCAACCTATTCGGAGATTGGAACGGGCGTTTTTGGAGATTAAATAAAACTAGGATTTTATGAGGAGATGTTATTTTGGATTTAAATGTAAATGAACTGAAGTTACTTCTTTTCCAGTTGGAACGTGAAAAGATATCATATGGTCTAACCGATGAAGAATCGGACTTGATGATTAAGTTAGAGAAAAGATATAAAGAATTGGGGGGCTATGTTAAAGAAATCCAACAAGCCGAGAGCAGCAACTTAGCTCCATGGGAGGGTTGAGACTTTGTTTGATGAATTAACGATTAAGAAAAATGATGATAATACATATTCACTTGAAGTAAAAAATGGAGTTGATCAAGCAACAGGAAGAGTAATTGATATTAAAGTAGATAAAATCGAAAATATTTCTATATATTCTAACAAAGAGACTCCACAGCAATTTGACTTCTTTGCTTCTAAAGACTGGAAAATTAATATTGAAGGAAATATTATACCAAGTAAAGACGGAGAATTGTGGAGATATGAGGATAAAGGATTTCTAATAAAATAAAGATTTGATAGGAAAGGAGAGTATAATAAACTCTCCACATCTCAGTAAACTAGATCAAGGCCAAAGAATGAATCAATAATATTCTTTAATTCCCGTCGTTTGTTTTCGTCTTCTTCTAAAATATATTGAATATCTAAGCCGTTGTTATGAGCTCGAACCTTAAGGATGTCTGCATCAATATACCTTTTGAGATTACCAGTCTGAGCAGCTTGTAATGGCACTAAAACCCCTTCTTCGGTTTTAGTGATAACGAATACACAGGCAACTTCAGGAATTTCATTACTAGGATGCAGACCAACTCTTTGCCAATCCAGTTTTGCCAATTCTTCAGGCAGAGAGGATCTATTAACCTTAAACACTGATTTATTCATACATTAAGCCCCTTTATTATTTTATATAACTATTATCGGATTTGGTTTACTGTTTATGAAACTGATAATTCATCAAGAAAGGAGGGTTCCCATCGAAAATCTGTTCAACTTGTAACCGGTCAAAGGAAGAAAGTGAATTTTATTCAAGAACACAGTCTACTAAAAAACGTGGAGAGTTTATTTATATTTATCCAGAATGCAAAGAATGCACTAAGAAACGAAGTAGGAAATGGTCAATTAATAATAGAGACAGAGTCCGTAAAAGTGGAAATAAGCACAATACAAAATTGGACAGAAAACTAGATATGAGAAAGAACAATCAAAAATACAGAGAAAGCGGAGGCTATCGTTCTTGGTTAAACAGCAACAAAGATAAGATTCAAAAGTATCATGATGCAAAGTTAATGCACCGTACTCATAACATTACTGATGAAGAATGGAAGAAGTGCAAGGAATACTTTAATAATTCATGTGCCTATTGCGGACTACATATTGATGACCACTATAGAAAAATAAGAGGTATCAACAAGAAGATTGATCTTCACAAGGAACACGTTGATCATAGTGGGGCGAATGACATAACTAATTGTATTCCTTCGTGCTTAAACTGCAATAGTCAAAAATGGGTTTTCGAACTAGAAGATTGGTATAACGTATCAAATGAAAATTATACATATGAAAGACTTAATAAAATTTATAAATGGTTAAGGAAAGTAAGTTCTTGTTGAAATCAGCATTTCATGAAAAGGGGGTGTCGGAAGGCTATGACGACTAAGAAAAGTAATCACAAGCATGAGTATGAAATGATTGAAATCAAAGAGGATGGTTGGTTTACTCATGAAATGACATGTAAGATTTGTGGTCATGTAGGCAATCGTTACAGGATTGGACTGGATAAAGTGATGAAATGAAACTTTTATAAGGAGGTATAATTTGAAAAAGTGTGATGATTACTGTATTGCTATTTGTGATTATTGTACTCATTTTAAATGGTTCAACAGGGAGTCAGATGATGAGTTTGATGGCAAATGTGAAATTGATAATCTAAAAAAGTATGCGATGGATTCTTGTAATGTCTGATTAGAGCATACAGAATGCAACTACTATAAGGAAGTGATAAATATAGATGAATGTTAAATGCTCCAAGTGCAGCGAAGAGGTATTTGAATCTGGATCAATCAGCAGATGCTTGAGATGTGGTAAGCCAACGGAAAGAGAAGTTCCAGGTATAGAGTATTATGAAAATAAATATAAAGTAAAGGATGATGAAAAATGAGTCTGACAGCAGCTGAACGCGAAGCAGTCCTTACATACGATGAAGAAACTGATATGTACCATATTTTCTGTAGTTCCAGTAAAGAGCAGACACGTATGAGAAAAGCCGGATTTGAGCCCTATAAGACAGATAGTGACGGATCGAGCTATTATAAAGTTGAACGTAAACAGATTTCATTTAAATCTAAAGGCAAGAAACGCGAGTGGACAGAGGAGCAACGCAGAGCGGCCGCTGAACGATTGGCAAAGGCAAGACAAAGTAAGTAAAAATACATAGGAGTGATTCAATGGATTTGTTTTTTGCACGTTTGAAAGAATATATGATTAACAATGATTCGTTTGAGGAAATTGATCGTGTGGGATATTATCATACGCTTGAGCAACAGAAAGAAAATCTGCATGAATTACTTAGTGATTGTAATACATATGATTTCTCGTTTGAGTTTGATAGAACCGGTGATGTCGACAGTTATTACTCTCCAGGTAAAATAATCATTAACCTGTATGACAAAAGTAAAATCGACGATTCGTACGCAGATTGGGAAAGACAATTAAATCACTTTTATACCGTTGATTTTGGTATTGAAGAGCGTTATTGGGGATATTGCACGTGCCAAGACACAGATGAAGGATTTAACTATGTTCATCGATGCTGCGGAAACGGATGTGATTGGGTCGCGCCAAAATTAAGCGTTACAAAGCATCAAGTATTAACCCATGGAAGTTTTAATGGCATAGAAAGAGATTTATGGAAGCTACAAGAGCAATGGACTGATAACCAAGAGGAAAGCGATAAGAGAGAGAAGGAAGCACAAATTAAATATATTCAAGATCAGATTGATACATTAAACAAGAAGAAAGAAGCTTTATTGTAAATACATATACATAAGTTTGCATGAAATGAGAATTTGATTTGAAAGGATTGTCGAGTGAACATTCAAAGCAAAGTTAATGAAATTGCACTAAAACAAATGAAGGATGGATGGTCAAAACTTGAGGATAAAGACAAAGAGTACCTAATTAATCTAATCATGAGTATCGAGAACGAGAATGTGAAGGCTTTTGTTCGGCAAGTTCATGTACTGATGAGTATAGTTGAGACAGAATGGAATGTGGGAGGCGGTCTCCAATAGCAAAAACAGAGCTCACCCAAAAGATTGAGAAGAATTTATATGAATATACAAATAAACAAGGGACATTTGGCTGTTTTGAAGTGACAATAGGTTGGTTTGGATCAGAACGAGTTGACTACATTACTTATGACACCAAGGGGACTTGGCGCTGCTACGAAATTAAGGTGTCCAAGTCGGATTTCTACAGCTCCGCTAAAAAAACATTCATTGGACACTTTAATTACTTCGTGATGCCGAAGGAATTATATGAACAAGTAAAAGATGACATACCCTCTCATGTAGGCGTAATTACAGACGGGAAATATTCTATAAAGAAAGCAAAACGACAAGAATTAAGCATTGACGAAAAGATACTTAAAGACTCACTTATTCGCTCCTTATCGAGAGATGCAGACAAACTTTATAAAAGCAATGATCCAGAAAAGTTAAATCGAATGAATAGACGTATTACTAAAGCAGAAAACGAGCGTAATGAATGGAGAGACAAGTATCACAAGCTAATGAATATTGGCTATGCAAAGTATGGTGTTGGCTGGCATAGGGAGTAAATAATATCGTGATTTTATAAAGAAAGGGGTATCAATGGCAAATTTACAAGATGAGAGAGTTACCTTTTGTTCTGCTTGTTTCGCTACTAATGAAAATGGATCAAGCACTCCAAATGGATGGTCAGTTAGGGACGTAGAGGATTTTGGAGTCAACTGCTATTGCATGAACTGTTCTGGCCATGGTGAGATTGTGATTATGTCACGTAGAGCCGCAGATGCTATACGACATAACGCATCCTGGGTAGGGAAGAGGTTTTATCCTTGTGATGAAGATAGAGACTAAGAAAATAAATTAATAATTTTGAAGAGGAGGTTGTTAGGTGGAACGACTGAAGACAATGCCATTTGATTCTCTTGAATGCTTAGAGGGCATTATAAGCCGCCTTGAAGGATTGATTAAGGCCTGTGATGGACGGAAAATGGATGAACGATTAGCAAGAGAATTTAGTGGGATGATACATGAACTCAAGCTTGTAAAAATGTACTTAACCATAGAGACTTGTGAACGTGATGAACCAGATTGGTATTAATGGGAGGGAGAGAGGGAGTGATTCATTTTTTACTAGATGTAATTGGTGTTGTTGTTCTTTACTTAGTTATTAGTCTTATTTGGATGGCTGCCGAGAAATTGATTTATGGCCAAATTACCCCGAGATTTATTGATGATGTTGTAGCTTTGGTTTTAGCTGTATCACTGTACTTTAATTTTAAGTAAAAATAAGAATGTATTAATGAAATAGAAATTTGATCAAGAAAGGATGAACATATGTACGCTACTTATGAGCAAGAAAAAGCAAAAATTGATTTTCGGTTGATCTTCAATGATGAGCCAAACAACTATAGATTCACTAATACAGAACATTTGAAACTTGTTAATAAGTATGGCTTATATTGCGGAGATGTTAGCAAAGCAATTCGGTTGTCTGAACTACACACCCAAATTCAATTAGAAGCTGCTACTTGTGGAATTGATTTAGACGACAATTCATTAATCAAGTTGATTGGCGACAATTATTACGGTGGTTAACCCAAGTCTGAGGAAGGAGGATGATGTGTTATTGAAACAATGTTCAACCTGTGGTTTAGAAAAAGAATTGAGTGAGTTCTATTCACGAATAGCCTACAGTAAAAAACGAGGTGAGTATCTATATTATTACCCTGAGTGTAAAAAGTGTACTTCCAAAAGAGCAGATACCTGGCAAAAGAATAATCCAGAAAGACACAAGAAAAGTAGAATGCGTTATGACAACAAAGAACATCGGAAGAAACTTCACTATCAGTATAACAAAAAAAGAATCAATAACGGAAAGCATAGAGAATACATGAGAAAAAATCCTGATAAAGTGAAGATGTATTGGAATAAACATAGAAAACATAATATTAGCGATTTGCAGTGGATTGAATGTAAGAATTATTTTGCAAATGAAAAGAAAGAATGGTGTTGTGCATATTGCGGTTTGTTACACAAAGCGCACTTTAAAAGGAGATTAGATAAGAATATTCCACAAGATCTTCACAAAGAACATGTTGACGATAGGGGTGCGAATGATCTAAGTAATTGTATCCCAGCCTGTCAGAGCTGCAATTCGAGTAAAAAACAAAGTAATATGCTTGATTGGTATAAAAAAAGACCTTACTTTAGTGTTGATAGATTGAGAAAAATTGAAGGATGGCTTGCAAAGGATTATAAAAAATACATAGAGGACAAAGATTAGGAGGATGATGAGTGAATTGTAACAATACGCACTGTTTATGGAACGCATTTGACCAGTGTTGTCCGGAGAGCGAAGAACTATATAATGCAGCTACACCAGACCGATTAGATTGCCCTTCATCCATGAGGAAAGATCACCAAGAATCCATGTATCAAATTATGGATGAAGTTGATGAAATGATGATGAAGAGAAATTTTAGAGAGTTGATTCAAATACATAAATTCGTTAAAGAGCAGAGGAAATAAGTATGGGGCAGAACTGGCTAGAAGATTACATGAAGTTTAAGGGCATTACGCCTTTTGGTATTGTTATGTATCCATTCGTAGCAGCAATTGTAGGAGTTCTATTAACGTTCATGTACATACTAAAAATAACTTATTGGATTCAGAAGAAATTTTAAAAAAAGAAGTTAAAATGTAAATTTTATCGGAAAGGATTTGAGGAGTATCGAGAAATTATTTAAGGTCGAACTGCCGCTCAACGATCTGTTAAAGTTGGATGGGAATGTGCCCGAGACAATCCAGAAAGTCATTGATGAAGCAAAAAAGGAGTCATCGTATGGCTTTGAGTTGCCGGTTATGAATGAGATTCTTAAGCAGTCTGAGAATAATGGAAAATTAACTTGGACAAATAAACAAATAACTTCATGCGAATTTTGCGATAAAAAGCGCGACTATTACAGATACCCACGCAGCAGCAGGTATCACAGCAAAGGCAACAAGAACTTTGATAAGCCGATTTATTACTCAGGAATCAAGTTCAACGAAGGCTTTGTAACCTTAAAAGGCTATGGAGATATGTGTTCTGAATGCTGCAGTAAGCATAAAGTTAAAGAACGTCTTATCGATTACATAATTGAGCACGATCTTAAAATCCAAGTCATGAAGAATGACTATAAGCCAGGAAGATATCTCAGAGACGATATTCGTATTTGCTATGATTGTGGCGAGGAAATGCTTGAATCTCAAATGAGTAAAGAGATGACATTGATGGGGAACGGATATTATCCTTCGGGCTGTCCTAAGTGTGGAGCCAAGTCTTTACCATTCGGTAAGAGTCATAAAACAACTAGCAAATTCGGATATATTCATAATCCTGAGTCGCTTGAAGAAGTGGTGGAAATGAAGAAGTTGGTTGATGAATATAATAAAGGTAAACAGGAAGAAGAGAAGTTTTGGTTTAATCAAAGTTCGAATTCAATAAGTTCTTTCTTTGTAAAAGAGAAGAAATGGTCAAACGGTAATAGAGAGGTTATTCAGTTTGGGACTAGTAGCAAAAAGTTTACAGTGGGGTATTTTTATAAAGACAAATGTGATGAATTTACGGAAGTTCTATTAAAACACGGATATATAGAAAATCAGAATTAAGGTGAAACATAACTTTTATTAAAATATATGGGAGAGATTAATTAAATGAAACTGTATGAACTTACAGGCATGTATAAGAAATTCAATGATTTCGCCAATGATGAACTCGAAAATGATGTAACCGAAGACGAGATTCAGGCACTAATTGATAACCTGGAGGCCATTGACGATCTAATTGAAAACAAATGCGAGAACACTGCTAAACTAATGAAGAATATTGAATCAGATATCAAAGCTCTAAAGGAAGAGGAAGAACGGTTATCTAAGAGACGAAAAGCCCTGCAGAACAGATACGATGGTATTAAAGGGTACATGAAAGTAATGCTGGAATCTAGCGGTAAACAAAAAGTAAATGCTGGATTATTTAAGATTAGAATTCAAAAGAGCAATCCTTCTCTAGAAGTAATCGACCCAAAACTGATTCCTAATGCATATAAAATTCCTCAAGATCCTAAAATCGACTCAAAGAGTATTTTAGCTGCCGTGAAAAATGGAGAAAAAATCGATGGAGTTCGACTCGTAGAAGATAAACAGCATTTAGTTATTTCTTAATAAAATAAATATATACATATAATTATTTTGGTGGTATAATGACTTCAGTGGGGTTGTATACCACCATTTTTAATAAGGAGGGTTAAATACTGGAGAAAGTTGATTACACGGATGCAGAGAAGGAAGCGTTAGTGGATGCCATGCTTACAATGGTAAAAGGCAACCTAATGAAGTGTGATATCAATGACATATCGATTAATAGAAACGGTAATACATATAGTATTAATTTTAAACATAGGGAAGGAGGTTGCCTTAATTGAATCAGTTCAAGACATATATTCGTTTGATTCAAAATGATCAGTTTGACAATAAAACAGATATCCTTTTTACATATCCAAGACACATGCCAACTCCAATGATTGGTGAGACGATTAATTATAAAGATGTCGATTATACGGTGACTCATAAGCGTAGTTTACCAGAATACAGTACCATTGTAGTGTTTGTGCAGGAAGACGATATCCAATCGTGTTAAAAGAGTTCTTTTATTTAGAAATGGAGGATAAGATTAATGAATTTATTACAGGTTATTGAAGAAATGAATGTTGGAGATATTGCTTTCGCAAGTTTCGATTTCTTTGACTATTGGCATATTCTAAAAAGAGAAGATGGTGCAATAGTATATTGTGAAGCAGATGGTAAGCATCAGAATGAAATAGTTGGGCTCACGTACAGCAATCTTAACTCAAGTTATAGAATTCTGTAAGACAGGTTTATCTTACTGGAAGGAGAATGGCATATGCTTAAACAGTTACACTCTTTAAGAGAAGGAGTATCGAATCTTATAAGATGGTTCCCAATAATCTGGCGCGATAGGGATTGGGACCAAGAGAACTTATACAAAATCGTACATAAGAAATTGGAACACATGGAGGACTTCTTCAGAAGCGAAAACACTCATATTAAAGCAGCTAAAGAGGTTGCTGATGAAATCAGAGAAGCAAAGGTTTTATTGGCTAACAAAATTAATACCGCTCATACGAATAAAGTTGATTATGATACTGATGAATTTATCAGCCTGAAGAATAATGAGTTCAACGTAGATAGAGAAAATAAAAACTATAAAGCATGGATGAAAGAAATGAGTGCAGCAGAAGAACAAGAAAGTAAAGATATGAAGGCAGCGTTTGAAATCATCGGGAATAAATCTGAAAGCTGGTGGGACTGAAAACCCATAACTCAATTAGATGAAAGTTCTACTTAATTCAAAGGAGTTGTTATAGATTTTTCATAAATGGAAGCTAGTGTCTGATACTGGTAAGCATAGATATTATGAATGCTCTTCATGCAACGCTCGAAAGGTCTTGATTGCTCCTGAAGGTTATCAACCACTCGACAAACAATGGCTTAAAGGGAGAGAAGCGAAGATATTTTGCAGAAAATAATACGATGAAAGGCGCGTTTCATGGGGAATGGAGAGGAAAAATGATTATTGAAGTAGGAAAATTACCTGATAGCGTTAAATCAATCATTCGGCAACAAACAACGGATTCTGAAGTGGATGTGTATTGGTCTAATGGTTGTAATGAAGAAGGAGAAGATTTTTATGAGCTTCAAGTAGAAAGTACTGATAATCAAATAACATATTTTTATAAGGAAGGTTGGGGAGAGATAAACGGTATTGAGGAAGCATTGGAGGAATTGGAATGAGTTTAGACACATTCTACATAAGCAGCGTTCAACAAAAGAAAAAAGGACATATGACGGAATACGAAACTGTGCTTAATGAGGTATTTGGTCGAGTAATTTCTTGGGAAGAGTTTAAAAACTCTGACCGCAAACTTCAAGCACGAGTAATGCTTAAACTTGATGAGGTAATTAAATTAAATGAATCGCCCATTGACATCAAAAAGCTTGCATATGCCATTCAGCATTCCAGAAGTGGAGTGGGTGGATGCGCCATGACAGAGTTTGAGTGCAAGTTTTGCGGTAAAGAGGAACTATGGGGTAATACAAATACACCTGGAATCTGTAAAGACTGCGCTACTAATATGGCGAAAAATATTGCTAAATATAATTATAACATCTATAAGGAGGATATATGTTAAAAGAGTGGATACAAGCTAATTTAACAATATTTTCAGCTATTTTAATAATTAAGTTAATCTGTTGGGCAAACCCTGATTTGGATGAGCCATTTAATTATTGGTGGGGTATGTTAATACCCAATGTAGCATTTATATTAGTGTTAATTTTGAAACGATTCTTTAAGGAGGAATTTCACTGAATCAAACAAATCCATATAAACTTGAAAAACTAGGTTTAATGCTAAAACTTAAATCACTGAATGGAGATCAATCACTTCTCAATGGGTTTATTGCTCGCGGAGGAGTTACAATAGGGGATTTAGAAAAGGCTTATGAAAGATTGGAATCAATAGATGATGACATTAAAAAATGGGATGCAATACATAAAGTAAACGAAATAAAAAAACTATTCAACCAGGCCGACGAGGAAACGAAGAAGATAATGAAAATTGAACTTATGGAATTATGGAGGGTAGTTTACGATGGCCAAAATTGAGTATACTGGACAACTTCCCATCCACAACAAAATACCTGAAAATCGCATTAAGCAAGGGGATTTTGTTTACTGCAGTGGTAGTAATGGCGTTTATGATTTTTGGGGATTGTACAACGCAAGTAATAAAGCTGTGGTCGCATTGGATGGTGGAAGTACTGAATATGTTAGAGGTGAGGAATTGTATCTGTATGGTACATATAGTTATTGGACTATTATCAAGCGTATTCCGTGCAATAAAGCTAACTTGGTTATTTCTGAGATTGAATGAAATGCGTGTTTGATAAAAATAATGGAGGAGATTAAATAAATGATACATAGATATAGAGCGACAGTAATCAGAGAAGATGAATATATTATTGAGATCGATGACGAACAAATTGATAGGGAGTTTATGAAAGAGTACAAAGAGCACATTGGAAATATTGAAACATTGGAAGGTCATGCAGAGAATTTAGCTTGGTATCGAATGATTCACGGAGAAGATTTCTATGAGGGATATGGTAATGTTCTACACAATGGAAAATTATATGATTATTTACCTGGAGTCAAAGAGACTGGGATTAACATCAAAGTTGTTTCAGATGAAAATGTCGATGTCTTGGTAACTAAGATGTAAGAGAGGAGGAATATAGCAGGTGACACAAGAAGAATTTAATGAACTTTACAAAGAACCAGTTGATTTATTTGAGGCACAAGCAGCGTTAAATAGATTTATTAACGGGAAAGGTGTACTTAGAATCCCTGCAAGACCAGATGATGATGACATGTTGATCAGTAGAGCATTGAGTGAATTGAAAAAATTGAGAAACAGTACTATACAAGAAGAATAGGGGGATATTTTGGCTCGATTAAGCGCAGAAAGATTAAGATTACATATCAATAATATCATTACATGGACAGTTAATGAGAATCCTATGTATGAGAATTTTACTATAAAGTTGACTATTCTTGGTCGCGAGACAGTTCCAGGTTTAAATGGGAGTCATGAGTTGGTTGATGGGAATATCGAATACTTAATGGATACCATAAAAAAATCGCTTGAAGGATTTGAATATACAGAGTGTGAGTTCTTAGAGCCAGATTTCAAATTTGAAATTAAACGACATGAAGCATGGTATGATAACGGCTTTAAAATCCATCATCCTGTCAGTTTTGAGTTTATTGTTTGGGTGAATAGCGGTAGATGGAACGGTATATATTCGTGCACTGAATTGGGACATAAATTTTGCATTGAAGAAAATTCTTTAATTAAGTTCTATGATGATTTGAAAAGCGAATGGGAGAATAGAAAGATTTTAGAATATTAAAATACATATTTTAAGGAGAGTTGTGGGAGACAAATGAATAAAATTATCGAGATTAGCAAAGAAACTTTCACGGAAATAGAAAGAGTCATTGACGAGTTTGAGTGTAATAAGCCACCAAGAAATTGGACATGGGGATTTACTATTGAAGGTGATGAAGAGACTGGATACGAACTATATGAAACACATTTAGAAAGTATCGTATATCCAAATTATGATGTAGAAACCCATAAAGATATTATAGGTCGATTTATCGACAAAGGCAGCGCAGAGCTTTATGTTAAAGCATATAACTTACTCAAGGCTGTGATTGGTCAAGAGGATGAGATTGAATAATTGAGAATGAACACTTTAAGGAGAGAGAGTCAAGTGTTGAATAGTTGCGAGATACTTAAGAATGTAGAGTTTTTGAATGGAAAATTAATGATGAAATGGGTTTTTATGATGACGCAGTAGACACAAAATGCGAAGCGAGGAGGGAATAGCGTGAAGTACAAAGCAATTGTATCAGCTCATATATGGCTAAACGGGGGTCATGAAGAAATCGAAATACTCTCCATGACACACAATGACGAAAAAGCAACTGGTATATTCGACGATATCGACCACGCTCTACTTCATGAAATTGAAATCGGTGGCAGTCAGGACTATTACTTTATCGCCATTATAGAATCCAGATTTGTCGAGCATAGAACGTGGGAGGGCTCAGAGTGGGAGGTCGAACACGAAGTTCGAGAGATCAAATCCATTCAAGACATTGCTTCACAGTTCGAACAAAAAGCGAAATAAGGAGGAATTAAGTTGAAAATCCCATTCGGTAAACGCCCTATGTGTTCATGTGGAGTTAAAATGAAGCTTGTCGAGTACAAAGGATATTACGATGGATTTAAATATTGGTGTTGCGAAAACTGCAATTTAGAGAATGAACTAGATAAATATGAATCAGACGATAAGAAGTTTGGAGCATATGCTTAATATGTATTCCAAGCAAATTAGATAAAAGGAATCTTTCATAAAAAACCTGATCGATAGTTTTTCGACATATTGATACAATTTCCCTCCTTAACAGTAATTAAATACCTCTTGCATAAAGAACGTCTGTTCGGTATATAATATATACAAACGGATGTTCTTATTTTTTGGAGGAGATGAATAACATGGTAAAGAAACAGCGAACAGTTATGCTTATTGACATGCAGAGTTTCTATGCCAGCGTTGAGAAGGCAAAAGTACCTGAATATAAAAATGAACCTTTGGTTGTTGCGGGAGATCCGTCAAGAAGATCTGGAATAATATTGGCTGCTTGTCCGATTGCAAAATCTTATGGGGTGGAAACGGGAGAAGTGCTGTGGCAAGCCTTACAGAAATGTCCAAATGCAATAGTGGTCAAACCACACATGCAGGAGTACATTGATGTTTCCTCTCAGATCACACAGATTGTGGAGACATTTACTGACCTAGTGGAATGTTATTCAATTGATGAAATGTTTGCTGATGTTACTGGATCATTACATCTGTTTGGAAACAATCCAATTGAACTGGCAAAACAAATTCAGCAGAAAATTTTAAATGAAACCGGCATTTACGCGAGGGCTGGAGTGGCAGAAAATAAGATTCTAAGTAAATTATGCTGTGACATGATCGCAAAGAAGATAGATGGTGGAATTTATTATCTGCACAAGGATGAATTACATAATTACATATGGAAGCAGCCTGTCCGTAAAATGTGGGGTATTGGCTCCAGGATGGAGAAGCATCTTTATAAGATGGGCATTTTAACGATTGGCGATTTAGCGAATTACTCTCTGCCAAGACTTAGAAAAAAATGGGGAGTTAACGGTGAGGTTATATGGCGCGTAGCAAATGGTCTTGACGACTCTCCTGTAACTTTGACTACACATAACCGTCAGAGGGAAATTGGTAACGGAATGACCTTACCCCGAGACTATTCACAAGCCTGGGAAATTGAAGTTGTATTACTGGACATTAGTACTGAAGTCTGTCGTAGGGCAAGACAAAAAGGATACAACGGATCTGTTGTTTCAGTGAGTATTTCTGGTGCTGACTTTGACATTAGAACAGGTTTTCACAGACAAAAGAAATTGACTGATCCAACCAATATCACTCAGGAAGTTTTCAATGCAGCCAAACAGATATTTCATCAACACTGGAATGGATTACCTATAAGAAGAGTAGGCGTTTCATTGTCTGATTTAAGCGATGCTAACACATATCAAATGTCTTTGTTTGACTACAATAAGGATCAATTAAGGGCAATAGATAAAGTTATGGATGACATTAAAGACCGTTTCGGTGAAGTATCAATCCTTAGAGCAAGCTCATTAACCACAGCGGGTCAGGCAGTAGACAGAGCTGCTAAAATTGGAGGGCATTACAAATGAGTAAAAAGTTATCAGGAAATGGAATCTGGGAATCAAGCCGAATGATGCTTCCACAGCACAGGGAACGTATTATAGATAATCAAAAAATACCTCTCCAAAAAACGAAACCAATCATCCATGCAGACGAGTGGGAAATCATAACTCAAAACATCAACCTGTCTCTAAGTGAACAGGAGCCTGTTGTCGTAACTATTTTTGGTGAGTATGAGAACTCAGAAGTTAGTGGGGTAATAAAGAATGTTAGTCCAATTCAAAAGAAACTTAAACTAGAAAATGATGAAGGTTTTGAATGGATCGATTTTAATGAAATTGTATCAGTAACACTCGAATGATCATGAGACAATCCGAAGGTGATTTAGAAATTGTTAAACGTTATTTAGAACTTCCTATTTTACTTGATGTCTTGGAGTATGATAAGAAGAGAATAGGAAGTTCTAAACTTAATAATCAAAGTATCATGGTGTCATATTTAGAGTCAATTCAAGACAAAGTTACAACGGATATATATGAAGTTAAAAAGGAAATGAGAAAAAGATCAATCAAAATTATCGAGCAAAGAAGGTTGGAGGATAGACTTGTTGCAGATTATTTGTGCAGGAATTATAAGCATCAAATTTCATTGCTCTGGAGTAAGGTGAAGTTTGATTCTGAGGTTACATTAGCAAGATATATGGGAATTGATATTTATAAATTAGATAAACCGCCTATTCGTTAGACGGTTTACTTTTTGTGTTTATGCGTTTTTCAACCTTACCAGGAAGAGCGGTAATAAACCTAGAATATCCTTGATCACACTTAACATAATTCATTGAATGATAACGCTTAAGATTCTTTAAGTCCTCATCAGTAAAAGGGTAAAGTTCACTCTTTAATTCATCAAAGTTCTTCTTATCGCATCCAGCCAAGAGCATGTAGGAAGTGTTTGCACTACGCAGCTCATCACGCATATACTTCAATTGGTTAATGTAGTGGCAACTTATAATTGGTTTCATGATGAACTTGGCGATTTGAGATAGTTTAGAGGTTAGGAAACGTTCAGTGTTTTCGACTTGATACAACTCATCAACAATTAAATTAACCTTAGTCCTTTTGCTTTTGTCCCTTATTCGGTCAGCTCTAATCTGAAGTGCAAGCCAGATTTTAGTTATCCAATAAGTCGTACAGATGTCCTTTTCTGAATCAGTGGTAAACATTGATTGAGGCATTTTGATTACGATTAGTTGATTCTTTTGCATCTCAGCACTCAAATCAATGTTCTTGCTGGTATCCTTTTTGAGCATTAACTCCATGTATGTGTTTCGTTTGAGAATGTTTAGGCGGTCAATTATACCTGTAATTAAGTGTGTTTTGGTTCCAATAATCGTGCCTTCTTTATCGGTCTCATCCAGCTCACTTAAATTTTCGATATATTCCTCCAGGTTGTTGAGTTGATTTCTAGGCACCTTACTTAGAAATTTCATTCGTGCATTATGGTTTTGGAGTACATTAAAGACATCTTTGATACTTCCAGTATTAATAAATACAACAAGGCTGGCACTCTCTAGATATCGTTCCATTTTGGGACTTAATGAACTGTCGCTTGCGTTTATCGAGTTGATTAGAGTGAGCATGTTGGCTGTCTGACGTTTAGCATTTTCATATTGTTTAAATACATCTTTGCTAACTCCTACTTCGTTAAAGCCCAGACCTTGCATTGTGTCGAAGTCATCGCAGCGGATCTCAAGTACTTTGTCTTTGGGGAATAGCTTTGAGACATTTTCGCTTAATTCACAATTCTCGATAAAATCGAAAATTATTACACATTCACCGGCCTCAATGGCATCAATTGAAAGGTTGGCGATTAGGTTTGATTTACCAGCTCTCGTTGGGCCTATGAGAAGCAGAAGGAGATTCCTAAATTCAATGTCATTACTTAAGAATGCTTTCTGCTTCTTGCCTTTATAAATATTCTCACCAATACACATTGTACCTGAACAAAGATCCTCTGGAACCTCGGTTTCAAACGTCTCAACTTTCTCAATAAAGTTATACTGTTCTAAGATGTCTCTTCCCGCCAATGACAAGAAGTTCTGTGCTTCACCGTCCCCAACAAGTAATTTATCTGCTCGGATATTGTAATCAGTGTATTCAAAATCCTTCCTAAAAGGCTTATAAATCAGTTCATTGTCTTCACTTATCGTGTCAAAACTCTGAGCTAAACTTTTAACGGTATTTCTTTGCCTTAAAGCGTCAGAGCTGCTGCCCATGACTACAATTTGGGTAGAGAGAATGGAGGCAACGCCTTTTTTCAATGTGCTATCGCTTATTCTGAGTTTTTCTGTACCAGAAAGGGCGTTTAATAGACCTGATAAAAACCCACTTTCATCCGATTTTTTATCCGATAAACTGGATACAGATAGCGCATCAGATAAGGTATTTATCACGGAGTCAATGACGGAGATACCCCATTTAAGCAAGTATCTCCATCCAGTCTTATTGCGGTCAATAGGTTTCCCCGATTTAAGTTTCTCGATGGTTGCTTTATGTTTATACCTCCAACCATGCTGAGAAGTTGGAATGAAATTATAGAAGATGCCTAACTTATCGCCCTCCTTGAGCATCTCTACAACGTTTAAATTAGAATGGAGGAGATCATTGTTACGCCGGTCAATGGAAAGGCTCATACCGTCTTCGTTTTTATAGACAATTTGATACTTTGTGGGACTGTCATTAAAAGTGGGGAGGGTGTTTACTTCTTCGATTGTTAATTGAGTCCACACATCGCTTATCTTTTCTTTAATGTACATAAGTTGATGATGAGGAATGATGAAATAAAACTCGATTTTTTTATTCTCCATATAAATGAAGTAACTTACTTTGGAGTTGATTTGAATCGAGATTTTTGTTGGAAATACTATATCTTTACCAAGGATTTTTATCATCTTTTCTTCCTGTTTGCTAATGTTCTCGATAACATTTTTATATAGACCAGATATTGCTCGTGCGAGTTTATGAGTTGAATTGTTACGTATTGAATTATTGGGCTTTAGCTTAAGGAATACATAGTTAGGTCGAGCAACCTCGATTACATCGCGGAGTTTAAGAGCCATGAATCATCCCTCCCATAAGAAGGAATTTAATTAGAACGTTCGCCAGGTAAAGAATCCCAGCCCATTTTTTCCCTTTATTCCATCCAACAACCCAAAACAAGATACATAATCCGCAGCCAACTAAGGCAACCGAATAGCTGAAATCTATGAATACGTTTCTGATAGAGTCTAAGACTCCAAGCAATATATCGGTTGTTTGTTCTTGTGCCCAGTGTCTGATTCCGTGTGTCAGTGGATTACCTTCTGACGGAACCTGAGGGAAAGGTATATTGTTGATTTTAACAAGCATAGATGTCACATCCCTTAGATGTCTTTGAATACTGAATCAATCTGATCTAAGCTCCAAGGAAGGGCGAGAAGTATTACGTAAACGATAAGGTATTGAAGGAAAGACTTTTTAGCGTAGTCAAAATCACCTTTTATAGTGTGTTGAATGGTATCCCATCCTCCTTTGATAATTACGACCCATTTACCAAGGTTAACTAGTTTGCGATATATTCTTAGCCCACCTGCATCAATTCCTGTTCCAGCAGCGTAAAGAGTGGGATCTAAAATACCAGATGCGAAAATAATAATCGTGACTCCAATAATTCGATATGCTATTTTATGGCGTTTTAAGTGTGAGATAATAGTATCTTTTATTTTTGAGACATTGTAATCCTTGTTGATAAACTGGCTAAACGATATAGTTTCAACTCTAGTCATGATGCACCAACTCCTAAAATTTTTATAAAGACAAATACGAACAGGCATAAATGAGAGAATGCTAACATAAAATTAGAAGCAAAGCGTTTCTAATTTACATAGGCATAGTCTACCCTACGGAAAAGAGGGGAAGGGACATCTTATGACAACCCTTCCTGGGTCATAATCAGCCTGCCAATTCATTAGTAGAAGCAATCTCTTTAATCTCTTCATAAAACGAATCTTCAAGGCTCATAAGTCCGACAAACACGCTCCAACCTTCCTCCGTTAACAAGATAGATACTCCACGTTTTTGCAGATCAACCAAAGCATTTAACATATCATTTTTAAACATTATAACCATCTCCTCTTAATGTTTATATTTACTTAAAATGTCCAGCACAGATTTTCTTTCTGTGCTTTTTTGTTGTGGAACAAGTGTTGACACATTTGCCTGAAACCGTGAATTATGAATAGGTTCAACTTGCTCTTTACATATACTTATGGATTTTTCAATATCATGTAGGCGTTTAAGAGACCAGGGAAGACCGGTAATGATTGAGATGATTTTCCCGTTGTGTTCATGATAATTACCTTCAAACAACTCATATGGCATTTGCTTAAAGATTAGATCATGTCGGACATACTCAAGTAACGATTCTTGGCCATCAAAGATAAGCGCAGCCTTTGAGATACGATCTGATTCAATTGGTGCGAATATTGATTGTGACCAAGATGTTCTCACTTTTTCAGCTACGCTTTCAGAAGACAGGGTGAGTCCCTGATTCAGATTGGTGATGTTAGTCTCACTAATTAGGGCAATACCAGGATTGTTAAGGATTGTTATAAGATCTTCTTTATCAAAGTTGCCGTTCTTGGAGTGCTTTTCCGTATAAGAATAGATGGTGTTCAGCATCGATACCGCAGATTTGTTAGTCATATCCAGTAATAAATTTTTACCTATATTAGGGTAGTTATTTCTTGTTTGCTGGTTATCGATGGGGAATACGGCTACATTTAATTGAGACAACTCTTCAAATGCTTTTAATGTATTCACCTGAGCCGAGTATGACTCAGATGTTTCAGGAATAATTGGCATCGCTATGAATGTGGTATCTGGCAATGTATTAATGGTAACTTCGAGAAGAATTGGGCCGATCCCACTACCAGAACCACCGGCTAAAGAGAAGGTAAATACGATGACTTTAGCATTCGCAAAATTGTCTTTAATGAAGTTTAAAGCATCTTCCCACTGATCCTGAAAAAGCTGTATTGCTTCGTTTCTCTTCTTACCAACCCCTTCTGAACCAAGCAAGCGTAATTTGTGTCTGACTGTAACTGAGTCTAAGTCCTTTTGTGAGTAGTTTATAGCTCCCGAGAGGTAGCCCTGTTTGTGGGCTTCTTCAGCAATATTTGAACCCGCCTGACCCAAACCAATCACAGCAAACATTAAGCACCAGCCCTCTCTAATGATTTAGTTACAGCAGCTACTCCATACTCTGTTAGGTACAACAGATTTTGTTTCTTTACATTTATTGTTTCGATTAATTTATTAGCGCACAAACGATTAATGGTTCTACGATATGTTGCTTCAGTAAATGAAACTGTTTTTTGAAGTTCGGAATTGCTAACTGCTTTAAAGCCCGTTGTTGCCTCGGCTTCATGGAGTGCCCCAAGAACATAAACGTCATCGATAGTTAGGCTACTTAGAACGTACTCGAAATATCTTTCCATATGACTAACACCTCCCCAATGATGTTCAAGCATCTTGCACTGTCTTAGATGAGTTTGAAAGACGTTGTTTGATGTTTGATGATATAGCATATTGCGACAGGCTTGACCAATATAACCCAGAAAATTGAAAATTCGTGTATTTATTTTCGAAGATTTGTCCATCCTAGTCATTAAAGGGGTGGATATAGTGGGAGCTTTTGAATTTAAGAAGAGGACTAAATTTGGTAAGTGGATAGATCAGAACCGAATTAGCCAGGAGTGGCTAATTAAGAATATAGGATTAAACAGAAAGACAGTTTACTCGATATGTAATGACACAGAACACAACCCTCAAGAGGTGACGCAGCTTAAGATTGTAAGTAAGCTGAGAAGAGAAGGATACGATGTTTCGGTAAGTGATTTTTGGTAAACAAAAAAACCGACTTCCTATTATAGAGGTCGGTTTTTTTAATGGAAGAAAATGCTTGACTTTATAAAATGAATATAATAATATAAGGTTATAAATTATTCGGAAGGTAAATACATAAATAATGTCGAATAATAGAAGTGAGCCCGAGTTGCTTATTCCTTGTTAAAGGAATTAAAAACGTTGTGGAAGGAGGTCGATACTTATGATTCAAGAGATTTGGGATTACTTTAATAAAGAACAAGTAAGAGCTATTGATGTTGTATTCCTATCGTTGCTAACTTCTTTTTTCTTATGGATTATCAACTTTATATTTAAGAAATTAGTGAAATTAATGTCCCCAAGAATTGGGAAATTAAAGAAAATCATTGAACTGTATTATAAACTTATATTTAAGAATGTTATGAATGGACGCTATCTTGTGGCTTTGGAGAGGAGATTGGCAGCAGGTGGCAAACTAAAGTGGTATGAAACCAAAGCATATAATAAATTTAAAGAAGAGATTAGAACATATAATGAAGAACACAAAGAGGAAATTTCAAAATTGGAAACAAACCTAACTAATCAAGTGAATCACTTAAATAATGAGTTTAAAAATTTTCGTTGAAATTAGCCTTTAATTAAGAAGTAGGAGCATATAGTTATGGGAAGTAATCAAGTATTAAAAGGATTCTTCTTAATTTGTATTCTGGCAGCTCTAATAAATAAATGGTTGCTGCTTGGAGTCTCTGTTGCCGGTTTGATCATTTTCATTATATCCAAAGTAGAGTTGTGGGAAATAATAAGAGCGTACAGAAATAAAAGGAATAGAGAATAAATCGAATCTTTTGTATAGAGGAGACGAATGCTTTATGAGAGACAAAACATATTTATTAACATATCAGAATAATAAAAATTCACTAACGTTTGCTTGGTTTGACACTGAAAGTGAAATGAGCGAGTTCGTAGAGAACGAAGATATTAACGTAATAGAGGCCTTATATGTTAAAGAAGCCGAAGTATTGCTATAAAGATGTGAGTTTTTAGAGAAGGGAGTGTTAAACATGACTAAAAAATTTATCATTAAAGAAGCATGGCTACTAGACGAAAACGGCAATAAGTCACTAAAATTGAAACAGCAACTTGACCCAAACGAAGTGTTTGAAGTTCGTGTAGACCATGAAAGTGTTAGAGGTGGTCCAGGAAAAGTAAGCAATGAAGCAGAACGCATAGAGGATTGAATAAAATATGAGTGGAATTAAGGGCAATAGTTATAACTACATAGAACAAATATTTCATTGAGAATGGGAGATAGTTAAATGGATATTTATAATACATTTAAAGTCGCAATGGAAATTACTGAGTTAGCTAAAAAATACGATTTAGAAGAAACTGGGAACAGTTCACCGGAAGAAATACAATCTCGAAATTTTGCTAAAGAGTTGGATGTTATTCATGACAAGTTGCTATATCTAGGTAAATTCTCTAAGGAGGACGTTTTAGAGAAAGAGGCTGTTAATACTGTAAGTGTTACTGGACTTCCATCATACTCAAAATTGATCGTTTATTATGTTTATGAGGATGAGCAAATGGCACTTGTAGAGGATACTGCCATGAATTTGCATCTTATCCCATTGGAAATTGTGAAGTTTAATGAATAATTGTTTATAAAATTTTCCTTTTATAAAGAAAGAGGGAATTACAGATGAAAAAATCAGAATTAGTTAATTCTTGTAATCAATTAATAAATAAAATTAGAGATCCAAGAGTTGAGATATATGGTGCTGGAGAATTTTTAGAAGGTACAGTAGAAGAATTAATCCCGTATTTGAGTAAAGAAGGATTAATTTTTCTTAGAGATGAGTTGGATAGATTATTAGCAAAAGACTGAATAAAATCTTTCTTTTATGAAGAAATGGAGGAAGAGCAATGAAGATCAATAAAAAATATAATTACTGGGAGTTTTATTATGATGAAGAAATGCCTGATACTACATACCCAACTCCGGAAGATCGCCAGTGTATCGGTTCGATTTGGTCAGATGAGTGGAGCGGACTAGAGTTATTTGAAATTACAGATGAGGAATTGAAGCAACATCTATTACAGGATATAGATAATTGGTATGAGAAAGTTGATAAACGCAAAATCAAATCTGCAATCAAGGAACTTAGACAAATTCAGAAAGAAGTTAGCATTTCAGTATTAACTCAATAAAAGTTTACTTTTACTAAGATAAAGGAGGGTGTGGGAATTGATCGAAGCGAGCCAATGTCAATTAGGAGACATGTACGAAGAAATAGCAACAGGACAGTTATTTATAGTTAAGAATTACGATGAAATCAGAGTTTTTGAAGTTTATGGTCAACCAGGCAACTATACTACAGCCCTTAATGAAAAATACCACCGTAAAGTAAAAACTCATAGTTAAAATCCCTTATAAAATAAGGTATTTTTGAAGAGTAAAACTTGATAAAAGGTTGATTTCATGGAGAATCTGTAATAAAATAAAAATAAGAATAATAAATATAATATACTGGGAGGTGGGCTGTGAGGAAACCAACATATATGCAGCCAAGACACTACAGATACTTCAATAAAAATAGGTTTCATATTGAAGGAGTATCCAGGAAGACTAAGAAGTTTCTTCAGAAAGCAATTTCGGAAGGATATTTGCCCACTGCAGAAGAACTCAGGTGGTCAAATCTTCCTGACTGCCGATGGTGTAACGGAAGTGGTACATATAGAGAGCATCCAAGTGACAGTGGCTACGGGTGCAGCGATTGTGCAGGAACCGGAAAGGTGGGATGGAAATACGCTAAAGATAATCGGAAAATCAGCATAGAGACTGGTAAGACAGTTGTAGAATATTAATAAATCATACATATTAGGAGTGAAGAAAAATGGATAAAGTATATTGGGCAGGTTGCAATTACTGGGTGAATCAAGGGGCTACCGAGTATGAACCAATTGGGACAGCAACATCAATGCATGATTGCGTTGGTTGTGAGAAGACTTTATATTGCACCATGAAGCAAGTATCAGATGTTTGGGAATGGAATGAAGAAATTGCAAAGAACTTAAAACATAAATCCAATGAAATGCACAAGATCAGTAAAACTCAATAAAGGTTCAGAAGGGAGGGAAAAATATGAACGTAGTATATAACCTACATATGCAAGAAGTAAAAGCAATCATCATAAAACATCTCAATGAGACTAAAGGAATTTACATTTCAGAGAAAGACTCGGACATTTTAGTTCTAGACAAAGAAGATAAATTCATTAATGGCGAGATTATTCAAGTGTTTCATGAGATTTAATGAAACCTCACTGAGCATACATAACTTACCTGTAAACAGCATCATTTGCCTTTGATACACTTATCTTAGGTAGGTGATAAAAATGTTCGTTTCCCCGATGCTGTTAGAATACGCAGCAGACAACAAGCCTTTTGATGACGACAACTACATAACCGAACTAAAACTAGACGGTATAAGATTGATCGTTAGCAATATGGATAGAGTAAGACTTTACACTAGACATAACAATGAGATAACGGCCAACTTTCCTGAGTTAGTCGATAATATAGATATCCCCAAAGGAACGATACTAGATGGAGAACTAATCGTATCAGGGCCAGATGGCAAACCCGATTTTGAAGCAGTTATGGAAAGATTTAAGTCTAAGAAAAGTAAGCACAAAGCTACTTTCTGTGCGTTTGACATTATTAAACATAAACATAACGATATCCATAGTTATCCATTGTTGGAGCGCAAGGCAATACTCGAATCTGCCTTTGAACCTAATGGTTTTTACATGAAGTCAAAATACCTAGTGGGTAATGGATCTGCTTACTTTGACTTAGTTAAGCAACAGAATCTTGAAGGTATTGTTCTAAAAAGAGCAGATACAAAATATGAAATCGGCAAACGATCAGACAAATGGCAGAAGGTTATTGCTTACGATATGGGTGAATACTTCATTGCAGGCTATCGTAAAGATGAGTTTGGGTGGCTCCTTTCCGATGGGATCAGAGTACTTGGCGTAATGGAATTAGGTGTACCAACAGAGGAACGTAGAGCGGGATGGAGAGTCTTCCAGCAGCTGAAGACTAAAGAAACAAAAGACATGGTATATCTCCAACCACTTATTAAGTGTGTTGTTAAACATAGAGGATTCACAAAGAACAACATGTTAAGGTTGCCGGTTTTTGAAAAGTTTATTCTATAAGGGAGGTGATCTAACTGGCAAAACCAAGACCAGTAAAATGTCCAGTTTGCGAACAATATGGCGATAGAGAGTTAATGCAGAGAGAAGACAAGCGGTTTTATCACAAAGAAGTTTGTTATAAGAAATACCTGGATGCAAAAGCAGCTACAAAAAGAGAGAATGAAGAATGGGACAAGTTATACCAATACATCATTGCTCTGCATGATTTAGTTGTACTTCCCACAGGAAACATCACAAGACTTAAGGAACTTAGAGCTGGGTACTTAATTAAAAATGGCGAAAAAGTGCGACAATGGAGAACGGGTCCATCGTTTGAATTAATGTATGAAGCTTATCAATTAGCAGAAGAGAGCATTAGATGGTGTATCGCAAATAAGCTTGATGGGTCGAACGATACTAAAGCAATCAATTACGGCATCAGCATTATGATTGATAAGTTGAATGAAGCCAATCAAATTAGGAAAAGCAAGAAGAACCAAGAGCGAGCTCAGAAACAGGTAGCGGCACAAGAATCAAAGAAAGATCAGAGTTTTAAAAATAACTATAATAAAAAGAGTGACGATTTAGACATTAGTGCTTTTCTGTAAGGGGGAATATACATAGATTACTTAAAAGATTTTATTGATCCATCTAAAGTGCATGAATCAATTTTTGTTGGTTACTTATGGAATACTCCAAGTCTATATGAAAAATACAAAGCTCATAAGATTACCAAAGACACATTTACCGAAGGCATCTGGTGGTATTATTTTTATATCGGAAAAGAGATGTATGAAAATGGTGTTCGTTTATTTGATGATGTAACCACATACTCATACCTGACCTCCAAACCACAGGAAACCGGTAAGAAGTCTTACTTCGATTATTACAATCAATACGGAGGCTTTAACACGGTTGAAGAAGTAATTTCTGAGTGCGATGGCGATAAAGGGAATGACGAATATCACTTTAGCGAGATTCAGAAATATGAGTCACTCCGTAATCTACAGAAACAGGGTCTTATTGATACAAATAATCAAAAGTTGGTTAATAGTCTGGTTAAAATGTCGTTAAAACAAATGCAGAGTTTTTATCAATACAAGCATAAAGAATCATTTGCCCACGTAAATAGTGGAGAAGTAATTGAGTACAATCTTATCGATAACCTTGACGAGACCATTGATCAACTTGAAGCAGGTGAAGATGTTGGAATCCCACTATATGAATCACCACGGCTAAACAAGAAAATCAATGGACAGAAATTAGGGAACCTGATGTATTTGGTGTTGCCGTCTGGTGTAGGTAAATCTAGTATTATTACCGAGAAGGCTGTTCTTGGACTTCTAGAAAGTGAAGAGAAGGGAATCGTATTTGCCAATGAGGAAGGTGTTAAAAGGTGGAGAACACGATTACTGGTCACGGTAGCTGCACGCATCCTAAAAAAGCCAGTAGCACGAGACACAGTTAACCGTGGTGGATTTAGTAGCGAAGTTAAGGATACATTGAAAGAGGCTGCTGACTGGCTAAGAACACATCGTCCTGACTTCATTAAATTTATTCAATTAAAGAAGTATAGAATTGAAGACGTTATTAGTCGAATCGAACTGTATAGGCCCCTCGGATACAAACACATTTACTTTGACACATTCAAACCAGATCTAACCCAGAACGTTGAGAGATGGTTGGCCTTCTCTAACTCAGCCCAGGAACTGTATGATTGCATTAAAGAAGAATCGAATAACTGTGCCACAATCGCAACTGTTCAGCTTAAGATTGGCAAAGAATTCAGATACATAGATTTAGACTGTATAGGAAAATCAGCAGAAATTGTTGAAGTGGCTGCTGTGGTCATGGCCGGACGCTTAATATTTTCAGATGAATACGAAGGGGGCAAAAATGAACTTCATCCATATAACTGGGAGAAAGATGAAGGTTTCGGCAAGTGGCATAAGAAGCCATACAAACTAGACCCCGAAAAGAAATATCTCATCTTATTCCTTCCTAAGAATCGCGAGGGCAGTGAGGATGAGCAAATCGTATTTGAAGTGAATTATGACTTTAACATCTGGAAAGAAGTCGCATTGGTTGTCGTACCTAATAATGGACGTTAATTACTCCTGTGGGGGAGCTTAGATGAGTAATGATTTAAAAACAATAAAGGAGCGAATTTTAGACGAGGATAAGGTCGGCTTGCTTCTTGAAGCGATGGATTGTCAGTTTGTTGATAAGAAGAATAATCGATATGAAGCACAGCTGCCCGAGAAATTTAATTCACCAAATAAGCGTTCTGTCCAAGTGTACTTAAACGAGAGCTTATCTAGTAGAATTAGAACGCTCGGAGAGTCAGAATTAGATATATATGGGTTAGTGTCATACATAGTTCATGACCGGTTCTCAGAAGAAGAAAGACAAAATGATTTGTTTCACGCTAAACGATGGATATGTGAAACGCTTGGCTACAACGACTATGCCAACAATTCATTTGTTAAGAATCCTGCAGCTGATCAACTTAAATGGCTTAAGGAAGTGAAGAAACGACGAAAAAGAAAGCGTGACTTATCAAATCTGGAAAACCAGGTGTATGATGAAGATATACTGGACCAGTATGTGATGCTTCCTCATCAGATTTACATTGATGAAGGAGTTTCTTATGAGACTCAATTAGAGTTTCAGGTGGGTTACGACGTTAAAAGCCAGCGCATTATTTTTCCCATTCATAATCGCTTTGGAGAGATCGTTTCAATTAAGGGTAGGACTATTTATGAAGACTATGAGAAGCGAGACATTTATAAGTTCATTTACCTGTACAACTTTAATAAGATGATTGAGCTTTTTAATTGGCATAGGGCATTATATTACATTCTTGAGAAAAAAGAAGTCATCATTTTTGAAGGCGAGAAAACTTCTATGCTCGCTACTCAGTGGGGGTTTAGGAATTGTGTGTCAATAAGTGGTGACGACCTAAGTGAATGGCAAGTAAACATGATCAAAGAGCTTGGAAGTGAAGTTCAGATTGTTATAGCCATGGATAAGGACAAGTCAATTGAGGCAGTAAGGAAGCAAGCTGCTAAGTTTGGGAAGACCAGGATGGTCTATGCGTTGTGGGACAATGCAGAACTGTTTTTAGACCGAGATAGTCCTACAGATCGAGGAGAAGAGACGTTTAAAACCCTTTATAATCAATGTAAATTTAAGGTGTCAGTTTGAATGAAATCTAGTTTTTATCAAGACAAGAAATAAATAGAAACAAGCTATTGACAGATTTTAATAAAATAAATATAATGATAATACGAATTAAGAAAGGATTGATGACACTTGTCTAATCCGAGCATTGAAGACCTAATAGAAACGAAAGAAGAAGGTGAAGCGAAGTACGTAAGGGTCGATAAGGTATTATTCAAATGTTTCCTGACCGAAGGGAAGATATATCCCCTACATCGTAATTATAACGTTAATCCAGATGTCTTTACTAACGGCGAGACTTATGTAGTTGATGATCAAGGCCGAAATAATTACTCATTGTTCATGTTATGTAAGAGCACATTATTAAAATAAACATAATAATACATATTGAATCAGAGGTCATGAAAATAATTCAGATGCTACAAGTGACCTCTAATTCGAAAGGAGTTATGAAGTGAAGAAGAAATTAGCAATAATTTTGTTGTTGGTTGGTTTAACTACCGCATTGACGGCATGTGATTGGAATACGATTCCAAGAAATAATCAAAAGATTGTGGATGGGAATAGATTCACTGTCAATGGAGGAAGAGTAGACGACATTCAGATCCTAACAGATAGAGAAACTGGTTGTAGATACATAATTTATTACAAGAACGTTGAAGGGTTAGCTCCATTGTACGGTAAAGACGGGCAAGTTGTTGGATGCGGAGAGCCACTGGTTGATGAGGATCGATTGAAGTAAAAGTCGGTTTTTTTAAAAGGAGAAATAGAAAATGGAAGAACAGAGTTGGCCAAAGTTAGTTGGAGATAGAGTTAGAATTAAACTAAGGCAGCGATATACAGCTAATGAAATTAGAGAATTTGGGTGTCACCCCAATGTTGATGGAAAGACGGGAACCGTATTGGGTGTTGAAGATTATTGGGATGGAACGAAGTCATACACGATTAAATTAGACGAAGTAATGTATCCACACACATTACATAAAAACACGGAATTTGAAGAGCCGTTCGACATTTACATTGAAACATCTGATGCAATTGAGTTGATCTAATATGGCACAAGTATCTTGAATCAGTGATGTAGAGCACTACGAAAGAAGATTTCATTAAAAAAAGGAGACGTAATCGATAGATGAGTTATGCTAATAAACAATTAGAAAATGTAAAAACAATCAAAGAAGAGGCAGACTATGTATTTGAAGAAATCAACTCGAACATCTTCACGGTTATAAAAGATAGAGGATGGTTTGCCGGATATGAATATGCATCTGCCGATGAAGTCTTGAAGTTTTTAAACTCTGATAGAAAAATCATCATTCTTAATAGAGGATGCACTACAATTCTACATAAAAATTTCTGATAAAAACATACTTTCATTGAGAAGAGGAGGTTTTAAGTGAAAGACATTAGGGAATTTAATCATAGAATTGAATTAGCAGTTAACCGACTCAATAAGCAGCGAGAATTCTTAAAAAGAGCAACAGATAAACCTGAAATTTTATTTGATAAAGCATCAACCATGTTTACCCGAAAAGACGACATCTTCTCAATAATGAACGTATACGAAGATGGACAGCGAAAAATGAATGTTCACGATCTTCAAGCATTCTTATGCTCAATTATAAACAACTTCTTTAGATCAGAACTAAAAGACGAGCGAATCACAATTAAAGTACGTGATCGGTTACGATATCCTTCAATATTCGCTGTTTATTATGATGATAATGAATTCCTGCAATTTGATATTTTTGAGAGATATTACGGTAAACGAATGATGAAGACTGTAGAAGAAATTGAAGAGCACTATAAAAGACAAGCAGATCAAAAACATAAGGAATTAGAAATAGTAAAAGAGAAAATTTCCGACATGCTTGCAGCAAAAGATAATCCTATCAAGTACATAATTAATTATCATAAGAATAGAAAAACAAAAATCTATAAGAAGTGGTTCTATGGTTCAAAAGAACTTGTTCTCTACGTTTTCCAGTGGGGTAAGATGTCCAAGTTGGTTGGTAAAGCTCTCGACAAATACGCTCAACAACTTGAAGAAATTGAAGCCAGATATAAAAAATACGATAATTTAGAATTCGACCTGAAGAATCTACGAATTAAGGAAGACCTTATTTCTAAAGTGGAACCAATTTTCATCAAATATAACTATAGACTTGAAACAGAAAATCACAAACTTTATTAGACAAATTGCACCAATATATCCTAACAAAAAAAGGAGAATTGCTGTGACAAACACTAAGAAAGAAGTAAAGATCAAAATAGTGCATAAGGAAACAGGATTTGAAAATAAAAATATTACTAAACACTTCGACTACTTACTCTTAACTGGACAGGATCTTTATTTGCCTAAGCAATATAAAATTACATTTGAATAATTTAGGGGGTGATCATTATAGGTTGGAAGCTCAAGCAGCCCAAGATACCATATAGTGATAATGATATTCTGTATGGAAAACTAGCTAAGATTAATGGAATTGAAAACATTGACCAATTTCTAAATCCATTGAGTAATGTAGTACATAGCCCTTACTTACTGAAGAATGTAGATGCACTATCGGAGAGAATCATTCGAGCTATTAAGAATGGCGAAAAAATCGTTATCTTTGGGGATTGTGATTTCGACGGATTAGTTTCAGGTATTACACTTTACAAATACTTACTCAATTTTACTGACAACATTGAACTCAAATATGTTGAGCGCTCTTCTGGTCATGGAACTGCAAATATTATTACTGAGGTTCCAAGGGATACGAACTTATACATAGCTGTTGATAGCAGTAGTAACGATGTAGAGGAAATGAAGCTTCTACAATCCAAAGGTATTGATTGTTTAATAATTGATCACCACTCGATAACCAATCCTAATCCATATGCTCTTATTGTTAACCCTCAGCAAGAGGGATGTTCTTACCCAAATAAACATGCTTCGGGTGGATTGTTAGTGTGGAAAGTGTGTTCAGTACTTGATGATTATATGGACACTGATTTTGCAAGAAAATACTCTGATGTTGCCGGTTTCTCCTTGGCAGCAGATATGATGTCCATGCGAGAACTTGAAAACAGATATTACCTTAAAAATGCACTCAAGTTTGTGAAACACCCAGGACTTAAAGCGTTATTTAAAGAAATGAACTTTGATACTGGCAATCTATATGCTAATGATTTTGTTTATGGAGTTTCACCTGCGGTAACTGCAGCAACACGAGCTGATAAGATTGGCGTAGCAATTGACTTTCTAATGTGCGACGAAGAGTCACCAAAACTACCAGGTTTGGTTAAAGAATTAGTTAAGTTGAACGAAGAGCGAAAAGTAATTCAAGCAGAAGCATTAGAAAGACTAAAACCGTCAATCGATCCAAATGACAAGGTGATTATTGTTTATGATTCATCCATAGGGAAGGGATATAATGGCTTGGTAGCACAAGAAATTTCAAAGAAGTACAGCAGACCGGCTATTGTTCTTGGTGATGGAGATGAAGAAGGAATATATTCTGGCAGTTTTAGAGGGTTAGAGAGCTTTCCACTGCTAGACATTCTTTCAGAGTGTAAATTTATTACATTCGCAGTTGGTCATCCCGGAGCAGGGGGTACAGGAGTAAAGATTGAAAACTTAGGAGAGCTGAGAAATGAGTTAAACAATAAATTAGGTAATGTGGAATTCGATGAAACTCAATATTATGATTTAGAATTCCATGTTGATGAGATTGATGAAAGATTTATTAAATACATAGCAGAGTTTTATCGTGTATCGGGTATGGGATTCAAAGAAGGAAAGTTTCTTGTCAAAGGATTATTTGTAGAAGACAAAAAGCCATTGGGTAAGACTAAAAACACTGTAATGATTGACTGTGGGAACTTGAAGCTGATGAAATTTAAAACGGATAAGGAATTCTACGATAAAGTACCTGTATTTTCGGAAATAGAGGCAATTGGATCGTTGAACGTAAATGAGTTTTGGCGATACAACAAAGCAAAAAGAAGAAGAGAACTTGAAAAGACTAATCAGTTATTCATTGATGACTACAGAGTTGTTAATTAAATAAACATAAATGGAGGAATTTTAAATGAAAAATCATCATCAAGTCCTTAAGTCTAATGAGGGTCGAGTCACAACTCGAATCACAGAGCGGTGAAGGACATGAGAATCAAATTTACCAAACATGCTTTACAAAGGTGTTCCGAAAGTAACATACGTTGGCAACGTCTTTACAGGGAAATCAGAGATCTTCCGCTTACGGGTAAATGTAGATGGGTTACCAAATACGGAGTTTTGATACTGGAACAAGTTAATAGCAGCCTGATTATTGTTAAGACGTTCATTGCTAAGTACAAGTACAAGGGCAAACAGTTTCATAAAGGATGCAACACTTTTTAATACATAGATTTGAATGAAATTGAGTTTTTATCAAGAAAGGGGAGAGCGGATTGTATTTATCCGAAAAGAAAGAAAAAATTTATGTTATTGGTGTTAAAGATAAAGGCTACATCGATCAAGAGGGATATCTTATCCAAGATGTTTTTAATGCTAAAAGCTACCTGGATCTCGATAGCGCTAGAGAAAAAGCAGTTTTGTTTGCCGAGTTAGGAGATTTATATATCAGAATACTAATTGTCGATAACGCTGGAGTTGCGAACCTAAAATGAAAGAACTGTTTTATCAAAAATGAAGGGTGGAATTTTTAAATGACGGAAGGTAAAGTGTTGGCTGTTGCTAAGAAGCCATTATTGTCACGAAAAGTAGCACATGAAAACGATTATGAAACGGCAGTTAGCCAGTGGGAACTACAAGATCTTTTTTTGTTGCATGGCGGTTCACCAACAATTGATGGCGTGGTAACCATAGACACAACCCAAGTAGCCAGACAATTTCCTAGATATAAACTACTATATCCAGATGGATTCGTAGATTACGCCAGGATTGACTCATTCAGTAAATGGTATGACATGGTTATCAGATAAAATACAAGCTTTATTAAGAAATGGAGGAGTCAATATCATTAGAATGATGCACATCACTATTGAAGAAGTTGTAGAAATAAAAGATCCTTTGAAACCCTGGATGAAAGGTAACGATGCGGCACAAAAAACAACCGTTTACGCTGAAGTTGATGCAAATAATGAAGTTTCCGAATTGATTGTTTTGGATAGAGAGATATTTTCTGAAGATAAAAATGTAACAACTGGAGTATCCGAGAAAGAGAGCAGTCTTATAAAGAAGATCATACAGGATTATGTCAAAATGAAATAATGTTTTTATGCAAATATACATAGCGAAGGAGTAATTTGATAAATGATTTTTTGGACACTGGTATTTTTTGTAATTAGCCTATACGGATTGATTAGAGGTTCAATTTTCTTTGATGCGACTAAGAGAATTAAATTGCTTAGTATTGATAAAGCACAGGGGAAAATTGATGCCGATACTCTAGGCAAGGAATTTGTAAAAGATGGTTGCCTTCAATAGATCATTGCAGTAATTTTAGCAGTTGCAGAGTTGATTTATTTGGTGAACGCCTTTCACTATGATACATATAAGATTCCAACCCTGTTAGCCGTTCTTTTCTTCGTCATGGCATTCATTACAGCTTCATTCAAGAAGAGCATCAATAAGATGGATGCGAATGAATTAGTCGTTGAAAAGGCTAAAGTTCAAAGTTCTAAAAAGATTTCTTTCAGTAGTGTTATTAGAAGTCTAGTTTGGACGATTTATTTCGGATATATGTTTTATGTCCTGGTGTTTTAAAATACATATTCAACAAGAAAAATATTATTTTAAAGAGGAGAACATAAATGAGAACACCAACAAAGGATGAAATTGCTCAGGTAGTGGCGGAGATAGCTTTCGGTATTGGTTCTATTACACTGACTGACTTCCAACGGTATGCTGTTCAATTGTTTATAGAAGAACTTGTACTCACGGAAGATATTGAATCTTATACAAAAACAGAATTGTATTCGTATGTACTAAATTATTTACGATAAAAGATATATTTTATTAAGGAAAAGGACTGAGAAATTATATTAACAAGAATTCGAATTTTCCTAAGATTAACTAACTTATTATTTCAGACTGCGGTGTTGAGTAAGAACTTTGGAGTCTTTTATAAGAGTTGCGGCTTTTGTAAAGGAGTAATGCATCAAAGAATTAATTATACCGAAAATCTTGAAACAGGCAGTTATGAAGCGAAGTTTAGATGTAATAAGTGTGGAGCAATAGGGGCAACGCTAGAGCAATGGAATAAGTAAATAAAAGAATAGATTAGAAAAGGAGTTATGAATATGGGTATTCTTGATCAAATGAAAGAAACGTTTAGACTTTTGACACAAGCAAAAGACGATTTACAGGAGTGGCTTGATGCAATTGAAGGAGACATGAGTTTCAATGCTGACGCAATCGAAGAAACTAAGTCACTAATTTTAGAAATTGAATCTTTTCTTCACGAAGTAGGTGCTTAATGGATAAATACGCAGCCATCGACAAGTATGAAGCTCGAATAAATGATCTAGAAGAAAAGAGAAAATCAACTTTATCGACCCTCGAAGATAAGGATGTAGCTAAGCACTCTAAAGTTGTACTTAAGGATGTAGCAGATATTGATGTAGAAATTGCAATATACGTTGATGTTATCGAGACTATCAGTTCATTAGAAATTTAAGATTGTATGTCATAATGGAAGGTTGAGGTAAAAGTGGATCTCGAAAAACAGCTATTTGATAGAGTAGTTAAGTTCATGATTGATAACGGAATTAAATGTGACGAATATGTTGCTCAAAGTGACCACGTAATAGAAAACGCATATGAATTTATTGAGGATTTATTTAATATCGTTGAGCCTCGATTACCAGCATCGTTTTTGTATGCGGATGTGTAATTTAAATGAAAGGAGGTGTTAAGCTGAGTCGCAAACTTAAAAAGAAAAGTGCGTTCAGAGTTCAAGATCTATGGGAAATTGAAAAAATGGCCCTATACGCCATTGCACGTACTGAGAAATACATAGAAGCTGAACCGAATCCCAGATTGAGGAGCATGGCCAAGGGAAGTATTGAACATTACAAAGAGATTATTATGAAGTGTTATTGGCAGCAAGGTAAAAAAGCAGCAGATAGCTGGAATAAGTATTTGCCTGATTTAAATAGCCAGGATAGAGAAAGGAATGATGAAAAATAAAAACTAACATATTTATTCCTAAGAAAATTAAAGTAGGATTCCAAAACAGAGATAATACATATACAAAGAAGCTAGCTTATGTAATTTACTACGACCACAAAGATAAACTACGCAAAGAGGCATCTTGGCAGAACTGGAGAGATGAAAAAATTGATCCGGTTGACTATGATAATGAACCCCTGTCTGGGTTTGTATTAAATAAGAAAGTTGGAGATTACGTTTCAGATTGGAATCACCGCCAAGCATACGTTCGAGTATATGATCCAAGAGGATTTGAATTCGAAATCACCATTGAAAACTTGCTTTATATCCTGGAAAATGCAAACTCAATCAAAGGTAAAGGGCTTGAGGGGGAGTTTGTATACGGATGGGACGGTAAGGAGCTGGTTTTAATGCCAGTTGACTCGCCGGATTATAAAGAAATTAGCTCATTTAATAAAATTCTACATGAGAAAAACTATATAAAATCTAAAGAATTAATTGTTGGGGCGACTTATAAAACAAAAGAAAATCAAGAATTAGTTTATATGGGCAGATTTGATTACTGGGGATCGAAATGGAATCGTGATAACGGCTCTTATGAATATCTAAACAAAGGAAAGTACTATTACTTCGCACAAGAAACAACAAACTATCGCAAGAAACCGGATCTTAATATAGTCGATTTGAAATCATTAGGCGATAAAATTATTGAATGCGTTACTGCGGAGTGCAGTGAACGATATGCAGATATATTTGAAATGCTTGAGCACAAATCATGCTATTCGCCATATGACGAAAGTAAAGACGAGTATGTCTACTACGACAAATATAGATTTTGTGAAAAGGTTAAAGCAAAAATAGATAAATACTATTGGCATTACTCCACTTCTGTATATATTGAAAACAATGAGAACGGAATTGCGGAAGTTTCTGGTGATGGCAAGGACATTGCGCGTTATCAAATTACACAAAATAAAAAAGTCCCTCGTGTTTGGGGTAGTGGATATGAGACGAAGAAAGAAACGTTGTATTCTGGCTCCCTAGAAGAAATTTGGGAAAGATATAAACCTAGATTCAGAAACAAATATCTAGCGAATGGAAAGCTATATCAAAATGGAGATGAAAATTAATGGCAAACTTAAATGATCAAAAAATTCTTGAACTTAAAAAGCAAATCGAAGAGAAAAAGAAATTGATTGGTAAATCAAAAAAGTTCTCACCAATCACTAACTGCTCCATTGAACTTGATGGAGTAAGACAGAATATTCAGACACTAGGCAAAGAACAACTGGTTCTGATGCTGATTAAACTAAATGCCTACGCAGCTTCTGCGAAGGAACTCGGTTTATTAGATGTATATAATGTTAGCGGATATAACGTAATTGAATGGATTGAGGATCTTAAAGCAAAACTTGACTTTATTAATCGTAAAGATGAAGAGAACAAACTAAAAGCAATGGAGGCTAAGTTGGATAAATTGCTGTCTGATGAAAAGAAGGTTGAACTAGAAATTGATGAAATTGAAGCAGCATTGAAGTAGTGGATGAAAGTCAAATTCCATCAAGAAAGGGGTCTTAAATATGGAGATTATTATTCATTTAAAAGACAATGTACAACTTATTACAAAGGTTAAAGCAGATAACTTTGATAATTTTAAGAGAGAATATTTCCAGGGTATTGCAGCCGGTAAAAAATTTGTGGCTACTGCAGACTCAATTCTTAGATACGACGATATTTTAATGGTTACGCAGCATTCTAAATAAAGAAAAGCCGTTGACTTAACGTTATAAAATAAATATAATAATATAATGTAGACATAAGGAGGCGATAAATATTAGAACTGTCTACGAACTAACCGATGTGTTGATTGATTGTTTTGAAAGAGATGTTGGAACAGAACTTGAGGAGATGCTGCACGACGACAAATACGTAACAAGTAAATTAAAGAAGCATCTTGGAACAAAAGTATTCAAGGAATACGATGCGTTGAGTGAAGATGTATGGCGAGATGCTTGGATGGATTTCGGCTTGAAGATGTGGAAGAAACAGAATACATAAATTTAAAGGGAGCACAAAGATGAACTTGAATCCAACGATGCAAGAGATGATTGAAATTTTTGAGGACGCTAAAGAATTTGGAGCACAATACATCGCTGTAAAAATTGAGATGGACGGTTTTGAAAAACCGGAAGTAATTATCAACGAAAAAGAAAACATCGACACTAAGCTTGCTTATTATAAGAATACATACAATGAGGATCTAACTCACAAATACTCTAAGGAAATTCGGATTGTAAATTACTCTTACGGTAACTCATATGACGAATTCCTTAATACATTATAAATACATAAAGAAGTGATTATAAATTGCTGATTGTTTACGATTCAATGACTGGCAATGTGGATCGTTTTGTGAAGAAACTCGGTTTGAGGAATAAAAAGATTGAACCTAGACTAGTAGTTGAGGAACCATTTCTCTTAATAACCTATTCTATCGGGTTTGGAGAAGTTCCCAAGAAGGTGAATGGCTTCTTAACTGCTAATAGCCATAATCTACGTGGGGTAATAGGTAGCGGTAACAAGATTTGGGGAGCCAACTATTGTGGAGCAGCAGAAAAAATTGCTAAAGAGTTCAACGTTCCGTTGGTACATAAATTTGAACTATCGGGAACTGATAAAGATGTAGAGAAAGTACAACAGGAGGCCAAAAATATTGGATAGCGTTCCAAAGTATATCAAACTTAATAATGAGATTATGATCCAAGATGACGGTAAGTTTCAATTTGAGAAGGACAGAGATGCAGTTAAAAGTTACTTTATTGATTATATAAACCAAAACACCGTCTTCTTCCATGATTTAAAAGAGAAATTGGATTACTTGATTGAAAATGACTACTATGAAGAAGAATTTCTAAGCAAGTATACATATGAACAGATTAAAGACATTTACAATATCGCCTATGCTAAGAAGTTTAGATTCCCTTCCTTTATGAGTGCTTTCAAATTTTATAATGATTATGCGCTAAAAACAAACGACAAGAGAAAGATTCTTGAACGTTATGAAGATCGAATTGCTATTGTTGCACTTTACCTGGGCGATGGTGATTATGATAAAGCTAAGAAACTGGTTAACGCGCTAATCAATCAAGAGCTTCAACCATCTACTCCAACATTCCTTAATGCTGGTCGCAAACGCAGAGGAGAACTGGTAAGCTGCTTTCTAATGGAGGTTAACGACTCCTTAAATGACATTTCTAAAGCAGTAGATATGTCAATGCAACTGTCGAAAGTAGGCGGCGGTGTTTCATTAAATCTCTCTAAGATTAGAGCAAAAGGGGAAGCCATTAAAGGCATCGAGAATGCAACAAAAGGTGTTGTCGGTGTTATGAAGTTGCTTGATCACTCTTTTCGATATGCCGATCAAATGGGACAAAGACAAGGGTCAGGAGCGGCATACTTAAATGTATTTCATGCAGATATTAATGATTTCTTAGACACCAAAAAGATCAGTGCAGACGAAGATGTTCGAGTCAAAACACTCTCAATTGGTGTTGTAATCCCCGATAAATTCATTGAACTTGCTAAAGAGGATAAGGATGCTTATGTGTTCTATCCGTATACAGTTTATAAAGAATACGGAACGCATCTTGATGATATGGATTTTAATTCAATGTATGATGAGTTGGCAGAAAATCCAAATGTCCGGAAAGATAAAGTGAACCCAAGAAAATTGCTTGAAAAGATGGCCATTTTGCGATTTGAGTCTGGTTATCCATACATCATGTTTGAGGATAATGTTAATGCTGAACACACATTACAGGAAATTGGCAAAGTTAAATTTAGTAATCTGTGTGTTACGGGCGACACAAAACTTCTTACGGCAGACGGATACCGTACAGCCAAAGAACTTTATAGTGAACAAGAGAACCTTAGAGTAGTGATTGATAATAGAACAAAAGAGTTAGATGCTAACAACAGAGGGACGTCTATTGTAAATGCTATACCGATGCAATTAACAGCAAAACAAGCTGATGTTTATAAATTGTCTACACAACAAGGCTACGAAATCAATGCAACAGGCTGGCATAAGATGTATGTTTCCAGGGATAACAAAGTTATCAAAATTCCAATGAATGAGGTTGCTATCGGAGATAAGGTTCTTGTGCAATCAGGAGAAGGTTCTTTTGGTAAAATTCATGCTCCAGAACTTGCTTACATCGCTGGTCTCATCGCAGGGGATGGATGTATTGATGATACAACGGCAATCATCTATCTGTATGGCAATAAATCTTCAATTAGAGATCGAGTCGAAAAAAATGTATCTTATATAATTGATCAATACTTGGATAAAAATTTTATATATAAACACAGCGCAAATTTTCATCCAACATTTAACGAATCGTCTGATGGATCACGTATTGTATTAACTAGCCAGTTACTTAAAAAAGTGTTAGGTATGTTTTTTATTAATAAAGATACAAAAACTGTAATTCCAGAAATTGTGTTTGCCGGAGACAAGGCGACTCAAGCTGCATACCTATCAGGGCTGTATCAAATGGATGGAACAGTGAACTGCAATGAAAGATATAAGGCAGGATCAATTGAACTAACATCTACAAATAAACAAAGTCTCAAAGAAATTCAGATGATGTTGTTGAATATGGGTGTTTATAGCACCGTTTATAGTTACAACAATGAAGGTTTGCGATCAATGCCAGATGGGAAAGGTGGATATAAGGATTACTACTGCAAAGAAACGCATAAGATTACTATCCAAGACAGGAACTCTAGGGAACTTTTTAACTCAATTATAGAGCTCAAAGATACAGATAGAACTAAACTTGCGGATTTCACTAAGACACTAAAACCTAAATCGAGAAATCCGAAGCACAACTATACTGCGACTGTCTCTAACATTGAATACATAGGTAAAGAAGATGTATATGACACCACCCAAGAAGACTATCACTCTCTCATCTTTAATGGAATTGTTACAGGAAACTGTTCTGAAATTCTTCAGTATTCAGATGTTTCATCTTACACAGATTATACCCATGAAGATGAGCTCGGCATGGATATTTCCTGCAACTTAGCCTCTATTAATATTGTTAATGTGATGGAGAATAAATCTATCAAAGATACTGTGAAGGTAAGCGTTGATGCTCTGACTACAGTTTCTGAAAAAACCAGTATTGAAAATGCTCCTGGAGTACAAAAAGGGAACAATCTAATGAGGTCAATTGGATTAGGGGCAATGAACCTACATGGTTTCCTTGCAAAGAATAAAATCATGTATGAGAGCGAACAGGCAAGAGATTTCGCAAACACGTTTTTCATGATGGTTAATTATTATTCCATTGAGCGTTCTATGGAAATCGCAAGAGATACCGGCATTAAATACTACGGCTTTGAAAAATCAACTTATGCTTCTGGTGAGTACTTTAACAAGTACACTAACCAAGATTTCAATCCTAACAATGACAAGGTTAAGGCGCTCTTTGAAGGGATCTATATTCCAACCGTTGAAGATTGGAAAGTGTTAAAAGAGATGGTCATGAAGCATGGTCTTACTAACTCTTACAGACTTGCAATTGCACCAACTGGTTCAATTTCATATGTGCAGTCTTCAACAGCTTCTGTCATGCCAATCATGGAGAGAATCGAAGAAAGAACTTATGGTAATTCAAAAACATATTATCCAATGCCTTACTTGTCGCCTGAAACATGGTTTTTCTACAAAGAAGCTTATGACATGGATATGTTTAGAGTAGTGGACATGATTTCAACGATTCAACAACATATTGATCAGGGCATCAGCTTTACATTGTTTATGAAAGACACTCATACAACTAGAGATTTAAATAGAATCGATTTGTATGCTCATCACAAGGGAATCAAAACGCTCTATTATGCCCGAACAAAAGATACATCTAGAGAAGTATGCTTGTCATGCTCAGTTTAAATAAGAGGGAGAATAAACAATTGACTAAAATTTTTGATGCTGCAAATTGGTCTAAACAAGACGATTCATTTACACAGGTTTTCTATAATCAAAATGTCAGACAATTTTGGCTACCAGAGGAGATTTCCCTAAACGGGGATCTCCTGGCTTGGAAGTCGATGAGTGGACTAGAAAAAGATACATATAAAAAAGCTTTAGCGGGTCTTACACTGTTGGATACAGAACAAGGCAATACTGGAATGCCAAAGATTTCTGAACACGTAGAAGGACATCAACGGAAAGCAGTTCTTAATTTTATGGCGATGATGGAGAACGCAGTGCATGCTAAATCCTATTCGAATATTTTCATGACACTTGCTCCAACAGAAGAGATTAACGAATTGTTTGAGTGGGTCAAAGATAATAAATACCTTCAAAAGAAAGCAGAAGTTATTGTTGGTCTTTATAAAAACATCAAGGATAACGATGAAATTGCACTTTATAAAGCAATGGTTGCATCTGTTTTCTTGGAAAGTTTCTTGTTCTACAGCGGATTTTATTATCCTCTTCTCTGCTATGGTCAAGGCAAGATGATGCAAAGTGGAGAAATCATTAATTTAATTATCCGTGACGAAGCTATCCATGGGGTTTACATCGGTCTATTAGCACAAGAAATCTATAATAAACAAGATGAAAAAACAAAAAATGAACTTATCATCTTTACAACCAACCTGCTCGAAGACCTTTATGAAAACGAACTTCGTTATACAGAAGTTGTTTACGACCAAATTAGCTTGGCACACGATGTGAAAAAGTTCGTTCGATACAATGCAAACAAAGCTTTGCAAAACCTGGGGTTCGATGTCTTCTTTCCAGAGGAAGAAGTAAATCCTGTTGTAATCAATGGATTAAATACAAAAGCAAAGTCACATGATTTCTTTAGCATGAAAGGCAGTTCATATCAAAAAGCGAATGTCGAGAGCCTAAAAGATGAAGACTTTTACTTCAGTAACTAAAAAATAAATATAATAAGGGAGTAAACAAATACATATGGAACAACCATTTCAACCGAAACTAAATAAACCATGTTTCATCAAAGGAATTAATAAAAAAGGTATTGTGAAAGACTCAGAGTTTGCAAAGGAACGTTTTTTGGTCACTTATTTCTCGCGTGATACAGATAAGAGAATCACAACCTGGTTCGATATTACTCAACTTGAAGAGTATAAGCCGAAAACTAAACGATTAGGAGGGATTGTTGATACTAATAAAATCAATATTCCTACTCCTGACATGGTTTTAACGAATGAACAGATTGAATCATTCTCTAAAATTTTTGAAACTAACACAAGTAATATCTCAACAAGAATCTCGAATTGCATGAAAGAGGTTGGTCGTAAACTGAATTCACTTCAAATCAAAGTAAAATACTTTGCAGACATCGAACCTCTAAATAAAATCAGTAAGGGAGACTGGATCGATCTGCGTTCCGCAGTAGATATCGAATTAAAAAAAGGCGAATATGCACTAATTCCATTGGGTGTTGGCATGAAGCTGCCTGAAGGATATGAAGCAAACCCGGTACCAAGAAGCAGCACATTCAAAAATTTCGGTATTATCCAGACAAATCACTTTGGAGTAATTGACAACTCTTATTCGGGGAATGAAGATCAGTGGCATTTCCCTGCGCTTGCTATGCGAGATACTGTAATTAAGAAGAACGATAGAATTTGTCAATTTCGTATTCAAGAATTGATGCCGGAAGTTGAATTTATTACTGTTGATAAACTTGATGATGTTTCAAGAGGCGGTTTTGGAAGCACAGGAAAGAATTAAAAATGGATATAATCAATGATAAACTTATTTTAACTGACTCACAAAAAAGAATCGTGGAAGCATATAATAGAGGATATCGAGTAACTCCCGAAGGAGTGTTTTTAAATCGGCATGGTGTAGCTTTGTCTATAGAGCTTAAAAGTAAACAAAGATACCCGTCTCGTCAAATTTCTATTAATGGAAAGAAAAAGAATTATTATATACATCGCCTGGCAGCATATTGTTTTTATGGCGATGAAGTGTTTAAAGAATACATACAAGTAAGACATCTTAATGGTAATGTCCTGGACATATCCAAAAGTAATTTAGCGCTAGGAACTTGCTCTGAGAATCATCATGATAAAAGTCCCGAAGTCAGAAAATGTTCAGCAACTAAAGCATCGCATTCAAGAAAGAATGTAACAATGAGAACATTGAGAAAATTAACAGACGAACAGGCTTTAAATGTAAAGATGTTACTTCATCAAGGAGTAGACTGCGTGACAATCTCAAAAATGTATAAAGTTAGCGATGAGACGATTCGTCAAATTAAGAATGGATTAACTTATAAAGAAATTAAACTAAAGGAGATTTAAACATAATATATGAATAATAAAATTGAAGTATTGAATTGTGGGTACGTAAGACTGCTAGACTCTTTTGGAGACGACCTGATGGTTGTTAATAACGCTAGAGCATCTTATGATAAAGAAGTGTCAGAGCTTAGTGAGAAAGATATTCGACTCATCAAATTTTTAGCTCGTGAAGGACATATGTCTCCTTTTAGAACACCACGCTTACAATTTGAAGTGTATGCCCCTTTGTTTGTGGCTCGTCAGTGGTGGCGCTACACAGTTGATAGTTCACATATTGAAGATGGTACAACTTGGTCGGAATCGAGTAGACGATACATTACTGAAAATACAGAATTTTACCTGCCAGATAAAAACGAGTGGAGAAGTAAACCACTAAACAGTAAACAGGGGTCTGGAGATATTCTTCCGGAGGAAATCGGTCATATTCTTACAGAAAAATTAGCCCAACTTTACGATGAAGGCGAAAAGCTTTATCAAGTAGCAATGGATATGGGAGCCGCACCAGAGCAGGCCCGATTATTCCTACCTGCTTATGGATTGATGGTACGCTGGAGATATTCTGCATCACTACAATCTATTTGCCATTTTCTTTCTCAACGCCTAGAACACGATGCTCAGAAGGAAATCCAAGACTATGCGAAAGCTGTGCTTGAGCTAACCAAAGAAAAATTCCCAGTAAGTATTAAAGAATTAATAAAATAACTATATACATAATCAAAAAATCGTGGTATATTAAGTACAGGAAATCAATCCTGTACTTTTTTCTTTGATAACTAAATAAGGGGAGTGATAGTTAAGAGTGTACATGCTTCTGAATGTAGTACCAACATTGATTTTATTAGTGATCATCAAGTACCGGCATAAACTCTTCGAACAAGAGTGGGATGTTCTTAAGCAGCGCAAAACATGGGAATCCATCTTTTATTCATTCTGCATTTCATTTATGGGATACAGTTTACTTACCAGCATCTCATTCTACATGTTAGATCCACCAACGGTACATAAAACTCAGACACCAATTATGATTATATACTCGGTATTATTCAGTCCGATATTTGAGGAGTTGATATGTAGAAAGTTCTTACTGAACAAACTAAGTAAATATATAAATAATAATTTATCGATATTGGTCAGTTCTTGTGTATTTGCAACTCTTCATTTCGACGTTACAAGTTTTCTTGGATACACCTTCTTGGGAATTGTATGGAGCTTTTACTACAAAAAAACTAACAGCATCTTCGTACCAATTATAAGCCATTTTTTATTCAATTATTTCGTAATTCTAATTCAATCTGTAAAGGGATGATACATATTAAAGTTAACGATTTGATCAAACATATTGTTTCAATTTGCTGTGACGGAGAAGTGATCAAAGCAACGAATTTTGTAATGGGTGAAACTTATACATATGAGGGTAAGAAGTACGAATTAAATGAAGATTTCTATAATGAACTCGTTAAGTACCAGGAGTATTCGAGCAAACCTTTTAAAGTGGTTCGGTTAGGAAATAGCAAGGTTGTAAACGTAACTGGGAAAAGAGTGCTCTAAATGAAGGTTTTTAAAGATCTAATACATATGTTGTTTTGGAGTCGGATGTTTGAGGAAGTTAGAGAAGGACATAAAGAGATTTGCTACAACCTTGGAAAATCTGATGCAATAAAACAAATGAATAATCAATTTTATATTGAGTTCTCTAATAGCAAAGGAGAGATTAGATGAAGGTAAAATCAAAGGTTATTGAGCAATATAAGGAACTGTGCCCTTTTAGTTACGCTAAGTGTGAATCAATCACAGATGTTGAATATAAAATCAAACGTGCTGTACAACTTGGTACACACATAGCAACTTTTGAGGGTGAGAAGTACATTCAATACTACTATAACTGCTTCGTGGTTAAAGGAAATAAAGTAATACATATGTTTAAGAACATGGATAAATACATAGATATTCGAGAATCGGTTAAAACAGCATACGACAGGCTAGAAGGAAAGATATTAGTATGAATAAAGAAGGAGGAATGAATCTCATGTGTAAGGCCATTGAATATGGAACTTTTTTAACTGATACATTTAGCAAAATGAAAGAGGATTATGACAAAATAAAAAGCAAAATTTCTGAGTATGACAAAAAAGTTAATGGCATTTATCACGAAATCGAAACCAGCAACTTGAATGCTTCTGAAGGTTATAAGAAGTATAAAGAGCTCCGCCAAACACTTAGGATGAGAAGAGTTCTAAAGCAGGAGTTCTATACCTTAGAGAAACTCATGTATAAGACATTTGATGTCGATAGAATTAGCAGTCAAATACATAAAACTCTTCAGAGTGCGAAGGCATCTGAAGTTGGCAATCAACAGTATCGAAATGGTTGGGATATCGATGTAGACGTTATTATTGGCTAATCCATTGAGTTGATGAAAGCCGTCTTTTATCAGGATTTTAGGCTAGAAAACAAGAGAATAAGTGAGCAAAAGAGAGAAAATAGGAGAAAGTTAAATGAAGGAAATTAAATATTTGCAACATCCTCAAAATGGTGAATGGTATAAGGCAATTGGCAACAATCCAGATGGGACACTAATTCTTGAACCGGCCGCAGAAACCGAAGTCCATTTAATGAAAGAAAAAGAAAAATGGGCAGCATGGAATCGTAACATTAATGAATTTAAAGTTGGGGATATCGTTTGGGACGGAGATCGTATTGTTCAAATTACCAACCCTCCATTAGATGAATTTATCTCTCGATGTAAGATGATTTGTCCAGTCGAGTGGAGAGTTGATGAACTCAAGGAGGCAACCCATGGATAAACAAACTGAGCGCCTGATAAGCGCTGATGGAATATTGTCATGGATTAATGGAGTCCTTATAGAAACGGACAGTGAACCGATTAGATATATGTTTTCCTGCTTAAAGGAGAGATTGGAGAACGGAGCCTTCGACCAAGATCCCATCCCCTTACCCACCTTAAAACCTTGGGATAAGGTACGGCATAAGCAATACCGAACTTCCGGAATCATTAATGGAATAGATGAAAAGGGCATCGCTGCATATGTAAGTTGGGAAACCGGACAACAATCGTGGTATCCATTGAATCATTTGGAACTGGCGGAGGCGAGAGAAGATGTCAAATAAACCAATCAAGCCATCATTTGAAGAAATCAAAATCAAACTGGAACCTGATCAATGTTTCTTTTATCAACGTGAGTCTGACGGAGACATTGTTCTGGTGGATGAAATAGAAATATTCGCTTATGCCAAGCAGATTACATTGATTGGAACACATTTTTCAGTCGATTATGAAGATAAAACAATCAACAAGGCATCGGATCGGAGCTTCATGAACTTTGAAACCAACCTATTGGGCGAATATTCGGAAGGTGAGGGTTAAAGATGTCAGATAATCGGGACTGGCAAGCAGATATGGAACGGAAAATAGGAGAACTCGTTCAAGTAAAAGGAGATAACATGCGTTACGATTGGACAATTCGTCTCAAAAAGTGGCATGAGGAAACAGGACAAAGTATTTACTTTATAACCCGGCCTGGATATGAGGGATGGTTTAGCAACGCAGCTCTAATGGATAAGGAGGCTGAAGCATGACACCTAATTACTATATGATGTGGATTGAACTTGAAGAAGAAATCAGACGCTTAGAAGAAATAGGCCATACAGATATAGATTTAGGAGACCTGCAACGAATCATGCATGAACTATATCTAGACAATAGGGATTGAATATAAGGAGAATGAGGCACGATCAACTAGATCGTGGAACTTAAAAGATTAAATAAAAGTATAGTTTTATCAAAATAAAGGAGGAGCAAAATGAAGTTATTCAGAGTGAAAAACAAATTTTCTGGTTATGGTTTGGTAACTTATGTTGTATATGCCAAAGACGAATCAGAAGCAATAAACTTGGCGGGTGAAAAGTTAAGAGAGTATGCGCTTAAAACTAACTATAATGTTAATGAAGCAGCATATGCTCAGGTCGGAATAAAAGTTAATAATATCTTTGAATTAATTGATACAGAAGACTACCATACATATTTTAGTGCAAAATGTTTGTCGGAGGATATTGAGGAAGAACAGATTGTTGAGATGCATTATTTCTAATACATATTTAGAGGAGCGATTAAATAATTGAATATTGTTTTCTTTTGGATTTGGTTTGTATTTATGATCGTTCAACTCGTATATGTTGGCATTTATAAAACACTGAAATGGAAGCCATTGAAATGGAATCAATTAGGCTGGTTTTCCTTAGGATTACTCGATGCCTATCTCACTGGTTTGCTACTAAATTGGAGGTAATATGAAGAAAATTCTAAAGAACTTATGGAATGTTCACAGAGAACAATATCCCACTGACAAAGAAGAATGGATTGTCTTTATCTCTATCTATGTAATTATGCTGCTAATTTGTTTAATGGGATACTCGGCTACTTACCTATAACCAAATAAAAACCATATTTTATAGTGAAAGGAGTGTAATACATGTTTATCGGTTTCCCTTTAAGTGGAGCGTTATGGGGATTTGTAATTATGGTGGCCAGTATTATATTTTGGAACCTACAAACATTTGTTTTTTCTCTGTTATTGATGATCATATGCTTAATTACAACGTACAGACTGTATGAATATTCACAATGGAAAGGAATGCAGCATGATAAACAATTTAAAGGATTACATAACTCTGATTTGCAGTTTGATGATAATGATTCCACTATTAAAAGATAAAATACATAGCTGGCTGAAAAAGAGGAGAGAGTATTTTGAAAAATGAAATTGTTCAATACTTTGTAGTAAACAAAGAACTCAATATGTCACCAGGTAAAATAGCGGCACAAGTAGCGCATGTAGCAACTAACATTACCCACAATGATAACGAAACAAGATTGTGGAGTGAATGGTATGCAAATGACCAACCGAAAATCATCCTTCGAGGAAAAGAAAGGGATTTACTTAAACTCATCGAGCAGGGATGGTATTACATACGAGATAATGGAAGGACAGAGATTCCAGAGAATTCTTTGACAGTCGTAGGTTGTGCTCCAAATTATAAGTCTGAGCTTCATAAGCAGGTAAAAAGGTTTCAGCTTCTTTAGTAATAGAGGTGTTGAACAATGCATTTTAAGAGGAGTGATTATTATTTATCTTAGTGAAGCCATCAAAAAAAGACAGCAACTACTAGAAAAAGCTCAAGCAATGGAAAAATGGGCATTAGATCAGGAGCATGGAACTAAGCAGTTAGTTTGGTTCGAGATGAAAAAAGCAATTAATCAAGTCATCGAAGATACATATGAGGAATGGCAGAGGTACAACGAAGCCGTTGAAAAGGATATTAATCAACTGCAAATAGAAATCAGATGAAACATAAACTTGTAGGAAGTGATAAAAATGCTTGTACTGGGTAAGACCGAATTGATGCAACTTCTAACCGATCAATTGACAATCATGCTCAGACGAAAACCGAAGAGTGTTGACTTGCATGTTGATTGGACTTATATCGACTACGATAAGAAAAATAGAGAGTACTATTTTGATACAAAGAAGAAAGATTGGAAATATATAATTAAACTTCATGATGGATATACATATAGATATCTCGATACGGTTTGTGTTAGACAATTGATTAGGCATGAGTATTTGGACGCTAAGGACATACATATCGATATTCGTATTAAAGACAATTTTGATTTATTGAACACCAAGACAATTGAAGAGGTTGTTAAATTAATGGATATTACGGCAAATATAGAACTTGATAATGAAGTATTATTAAGCAAAGAGGAAATTAAAAACCTAATTGATCTTTCTCTGGACATGGGGAACAAAGAAATGTTTATGGAGTATACGGCACAATACAATAGTTATATATAAAATAAAAATACATATACTATTACTTTATAATGTGATATAATCTCTAATATAAGATGTAGCACAAAAGGGAACAGGGCGCCACGCTGTGTCTCTCTTTATATTGGGAGGTTAATCATGAGTTCAGAATTATGTGTGTTTGATCTTGGATTCAGTTGGTCTAAAGGTAAGAAGAAGAATAAACTATATCTGCAGCCTTCTATTTATGGTGAAGGAAAGCCGATCTTTGAAGGAAGTATTAAGCAAGATGATTTTATCTTCAACGAAGATCTGTTTGTGGGCAAACTAGCTTTAAGACATAGTGACATCAAATATTTCTCACTTAATGACAATAAAACCGAAGCAATGACATCCGATGTTCTTATGAAGACCGGATTAGGATATCTAAATGGTAACAATCCATTTAACCTGGTTACTGGTTTGCCTGTTAAATTCTACTTCTCACAGAAAGACCATATGAAAGATATGATCGAGAGACTTGGGACATCAGAGAAATATGAAGTTAAAAAGGGAAATGGAAAGCCTCACATCATTAAGCTAAATATAGATAAATACAAAATTGTACCACAGGGATATGGTATTGCAATGGACTTTCTTCTTACCTCAGATGGTAGAATTAAAAATAGTGGAATAGCTAAGAAAAAGATACTCGTTATTGACCTTGGTTTCTATACATTAAATCTTCTTGGTTTAGACAAGATGGAAATTATGAAGGAGTCAACTAGCATTATATTAGGTGTTGAAAAGGCATATAGACTCCTTCAGACATATCTCCAAAAAGTAGTGGGCAAGTCTCCATCAATTTATGAAATGGATGCCTGCGTTATAGAGGGAAAGTATGAGGGGTATGATATCAGACCATTAATTCAAAAAGCCTTTAAACCTTTATCAAAACAGATTCAAAATGAAGTCGAAAGCCTGAATATTAATTTTGATTATCATCTGATTGGAGGAGGTGCAGCCCATAATGTATTTGAACAAATTAACCTACCCAACAAAATTCTCTTTGATCAACTAGCACAAATAAGAGGCTATGAAAATGTAGGTGTTCGGTTATGGAAATGAAAATCTTGAGAGCACGATTACGAAAACATAAAGACAAAGATCTGCAAGAAGCAATGAGCAAAATACCTATATATTATGATCAAAGCGATATTATAAGAGAAGCCTTAAGACAGTTTTTATTTGGTCATCAAGGAAGAGAACCGCAATTACTTGGTAGTGAAATCATGAAGGATATTGGTAAAGTAGAAGAGGAAGAATTAGTTGAATTAGAAGAAATTGAGGTAACTGATGAAGATTTAGAGGCGAAGTTAGATGAGTTTATTTTAAAGTAGGCATTTGCCTACTTTAATACATAAATATAACTATATAAGGAGGTTAAAGTGAGTCGACATAAAAAGTTCATTGCATTTTGTCTTAAGAAAGCTAGGAAGAATCGTATCGATAATTACCGACTTGCAGCGACGATAATCAAGGGAGGCAGAGTTATTGCTGTAGGAGTCAACTCAAATAAGGCCGGTTGTCTAATTGACCCATTGTACGAAAACAAGGGAGTTCATGCTGAATTGGATGCACTTTGCAAACTCTCTGAGAAGCAAATAAAGGGATCAATTATGTATGTAGCAGGTTGGAGTAAGGCAAACAATATGATCACCTCAAAACCCTGTCCAAAGTGTCAGGAATACATGAAAAAGTTTGATTTGAAAGCAGTATACTATTCGATGCCGAATGGTGAATATGAGGAGTTAACTATTTAGAGGAGGTGGTTAATTGAATTTAGAGTTATTCACTAAATACTATGTAGATTGCGGAGGTAGTGATGAGTTTCAAGGTTGGAATTTGATTGTGCTGCGAACAAAACCATTTCAATTTAGATGGTTCACGGATTGTGGTTATCATTTCTTATACATTAATTTGGGTAAGAAGTGTTGGAGAGTTGTTTGATGGCATTTAATTTTATACAGATAACTATTATGAAAGGAGTAAACATTGATAGTGAAGCTATGTGAGATTTGCGGTTCCGGTGAAAGAGTGAGCTTTGTTAAGAAATCTAGGAACGAAAAGTATTTAGGAATGAATATATGTCATAAACATCGTCAGCAAATTTATAGAAATGGCAAAATAACTGATAATATGCGTTCACGAAGAAATGATGAAAGGATCTGCGATATTTGCAAAGACGGATTTGACGTAAGGCAATGTGGATTAAATGGGAACTATAATGGTTTTTTATTGTGTCGAAAGCATTATCACCAAGTAAGAGCGACTGGTAGCATAGTTGATGCAAATAAAAGCCACCGTGATAGAGATAGGATTTGCGAGGTGTGCAATAAGGAAGATGCTATTTATTGCAGCGAGTTAGATAAGATGCTTTGCAGAAGACACTATGATCAAGTTTGGAATTATGGAAAGATTTTCGAAAGGACTGTTTTCGATTCGAATGATATCGTTAAATATGATACATATGCAGAAGTGATTTTGTATAATTCTAAGCACATTGAAAAAGGAAGGGTAAAAATAGATTTAGAAGATGTGGAGCATCTTTCAAAATATAAATGGTATCTTGATACATGGGGTTATGCTTCTACTGGCAATGGAAATGGAGGCACAAAGTCAGTGATGATGCAAAGGTTAATCATGGATGTAGAGAAAGGAGAGATTGTTGATCATATAAATAGAGACACGCTAGATAATCGGAAAGAGAACTTGAGAATTGCCGATAAATCATTGAATGCTGTAAATGCAGGTTTGCGTACCAATAATACAAGTGGCGTTACGGGAGTATCTTTCAACAAACATGCAAACTGTTGGCGAATTTATATTAACTACCAGGGAAAGCGTATAGAGTTAGGTTATAAAAAGGACTATTGCGATGCAGTTGTAGCGAGATTATTAGCTGAAAAGGAATACTATCCAGAACATCCACCACAAAAACATCTATTCGAAGAATATGGGGTATTATACGATGAGTGATAACTACGTCTTATACCATCTGCACTCCGATGCAAGTAATCCATCGAGTTCAATGTCTATGGACTCAATAACTAAATTTGAAGAATATATTAATGCCGCCGAAAAAAACGAGATGACTGCTATCTGCTTCTCGGAACATGGGAATATCTTCAACTGGGTTAACAAGAAGAAAACAGTTGAATCCAAAGGATTAAAATACATACATGCGAACGAAGTTTATCTTACCGAACACAATGATAGAGAGCGTGGTTTAATAAGAGATAATTATCACTATATGCTTATTGCAAAAAATTGGGATGGGGTCAAGGAGTTAAACAAACTAACATCCATTTCGAATGATAAGCTTGATGGTCATTATTACTATAATCCTCGCGTAACGTTTGAGGAACTATTCAATACTTCAGATAACATAATTATGACCTCAGCCTGTCTTGCTTCGCCATTATGGAGAGCACTAAAAAATGATAATAAGCAGATGCTAAACATGTTTATGGATTTCTTTGTGAAAAATAAGCATCGTATGTTTTTTGAAATTCAGTATCACTCACACCCAGAACAAAAATTATTCAACCAACATCTATACGAACTATCTAAGGAGACAGGTATTCCTTTGATTGCTGGCACTGACACTCATGCTTTGAATAGAGATCAGGCAGAGGCAAGAAAGATACTTATGAAGGCAAAGGGTGCTACGTATGGAGACGAAGATTCTTTTGATTTAACATTTAAAACTTATCCCGAACTAGTGAGAATGTTTGAAGAGCAAAGTGCAATCCCACGAAGCGCTTATCTGGAGGCTATTTACAACACCAATGTAATGGCGAATATGGTTGAAGAGTTCACTTTAGATAAGTCAGCTAAATATCCTAAGATTCACGAAGATTCAGAGAAGGTGTTTAAAGAAAAAATTAATATCGGTGTAAAAGAGCATGGAATTAATAAATTCCAAACTGAGAAGCGACAAGAGTATTTCAAGAGAATACGTGAAGAGTTTGATACATATAAAGCCGTAGGTGCAATAGACTACATGCTGCTGCAGAAAGATGTTGTTGATTGGGCACATAGCAACGGAATATATCAAGGATATGGTAGGGGATCGGTAAACGGAAGTTTAATTGCGTACCTGTTGAAGATCACTGAAATGGACAGTATTAAGCACAAATTGAACTTCTTCAGATTCCTTAATCCAGAACGCATCTCTCTAGCTGATATTGATCTGGATTGGCCACCAAGTAAAAGACAGGATGTTATTGATTATGTAGCATCAATACCAGGGATTCATTTTTCTGAGATAATCACATTTAACACTATCGCACTAAAAGGAGCCATTAGAGAAGTTGGGCGAGCTTTAGGTATGGAATTATCCTTAGTCGATGAGATAGCAAAATCCGTATTCAAAGATGAGAAAAAGAAGGATACCGTAGATCGTCGGTATAGAGAACAGTACCCAGAACTATTCAAATATGTGGATTTGGTACAGGGAGTAATAATGAGTATTGGTTCTCACCCATCTGGATATGTTGTATCGCCAATTAGCTTGGACGATAATATTGGGTTGTGCTTCACCAAGGAGAGTAAATATCCTGTTAGTCAAATCAATATGAAAGAGCTAGATGGATTAAACTATGTAAAGCTTGATATCCTTGGACTTGATAACATCGAAATCATTAACGAAACGTGTAAACTAGCAGGAATTGATAGATTGGTTCCAGACAACATGGACGTTAATGATGAGAATGTTTGGAACTCAATTAGAGAATCGGGCTTAGGGATATTTCAATGGGAAAGCGTTAGCGCTCAAGCCTACCTCAAAGACCTGTTGAGTCCTGAAACAATACATAAAATCAAACAGCAACACCCGAACTTTAGTTACATTGAGTTATTTTCAATTGGAAATGGTGCAATCCGACCATCAGGTGACTCATATAGACAGGCGTTGGCAAACGGAATATTTAAAGATCACGGTCACTCTGCACTAAATAAGTTCTTGGAAAATACAATCGGATATCTCGTTTATCAAGAACAAATCATGAATTTCCTGGTTGAGTTCTGCGATTTCTCAATGGCTGAAAGCGATAGTGTAAGGCGGGGATTGTCAAAAAAAGAAGGCACTGAAAAGTTTTTGCCAGAGATTCGAAAAAGATTTATTAATAAAATGATAAAAGAATATCAAGAGACTGAAGAAGCTGCCATTTCAGTACTTGAACCATTTTTGCAAGTTATTGATGATGCCCAGCGCTATGGATTTTCTGATAACCATTCGAATCCTTATTCTCATATCGGTTACGGAAATGGATACTTACGCTATTATTATCCGTTGGCCTTCTTAACGGTAATGCTGAATATAAATAAGGACGACATCGAGAAGACAGGTCAGATAATTGAATATGCAAAGACAAGAGGAATTGAAATATCGCCAATCAAGTTTGGTAAATCTGGATCATCTTATTCTTATAACGAAACTGATAATATGATTTACAAAGGATTAGAATCTATAAAGTTCCTTAATGCTAATATTGCAAACGAGCTGCTCCAATTAAGCAAAAATAAATATAGTGATTTCATGTCCTTGCTAGCCGATGTAACAGAAAAAACATCGGTAAATTCAAAACAGTTAAAGATTCTAATCAGACTCAACTTTTTTTCCGAGTTCGGTAATAGCAGTCTCCTTCTTAAACTACATGAAGAGTTCTCTGAAGGAAAGATAAAATACGGTAAAAACTTAAAGTCAAAACTGCAAAGGTTAGAGAGTTTGATTGAATATGAGCATAAGATCAGAAAAGAAGACTCTATTCCTGATACATTGCCAAATGACGAAGTGATGTTTCACAAGGAGATGTTAGGTTATGCCGATATTAAATATCCTCATGTCTCTCCTGGATGGTGTGTTCTTACTGAATTGGATACCAAGTATTCTCCCAAATTAACACTATACAACCTAAAAACCGGACAAGAACGAATATTTAAGATGGACAAGAAAACATTTAACGTAAAAGATAATTCTTTGAAAATTAATAAGGGCGATTTGATTAGGATTGATAGCTTCATAAAGAAACAGAGGCAAGTACCTGACGGCAAGGGCGGTTTTAAACCAACTGATCAAACAGATGTATGGATAACAGGTTACACAAAATACAGCGACAAGGAGACTTTAAATGGAATTAAGTAAAAAGCAAATTGAAAAAATATTAGGAAAGAATATCTCGGATTCAGATTATATTGAATATTTAATTTATACGTATCAGCAGCTCAAAAAGGACGAAGAAAATGGGCAGTCTTGATAGATTTGAAAATCCATACTACCAAAAACGATTCCCTGATCCACAAGAAAAGGAAGTGATGGAATACTCAACTTGTTCGGGGTGCAGAAAGATTGTAACCAATCAAGAAGTTGATGATGGTGAGGTTTTAGATGTCTACGGAATGGTCGTTCATGATGATTATTCATGTTTGAAAAAAGCAGTAGAAGCAAGAACAATTTATTTAGATAAGGAATGA